TAAGAAGTATTCAGAGGATAATTTGGATTTATCTGGGTGCGTAGACAAGACTTGTTTTTTTGCCCGTTTCAAATCTTCAGTTGATATGTCATAATCTAAATGAAACAACTCCAGAATTTCTTTCAATGAATACATGTTTACGTCCAAATTATGTGATTTCATCGTGTCCATTGTTGATATACATAGTTGCCGACAAATATTTTTACATTGTTTTTTCAAAAAGAAAATAAACATGTTCTCGTATACTATATATACGATGACTCTTCCTATTATTCACCAAATAGATAACAGACAGGCATTGATAGGCGTTCTTCAAAGCAATCCTGGGTTGATCTTTATCAAGTTCGGTGCGGAATGGTGTGGACCTTGTAAACTCATCGAAAAGGATTTAGATGAACATTTTAAAAATATGTCTGACGATATACAGTGCATTATTTTGGACATAGACGAAAGTTTCGACATATATGCTTATATGAAAAGTAAAAAAATTGTACAGAGTATTCCTAGTGTGATCTGCTATCAGAAAGGAAACCATAGTTATGTTCCAGATGACGTGTATTCTGGTTCCGATAAGAATAAACTTAGTTCTTTTTTTGACCGTTGTAAGGAAGAATTATTGTAAATCTTCGTAAACATGAACGATTAACATAGACTCGTGCAACCCACTCGTTTTGGTAATATCTATCATAAATCTACAAAAGTCTCTTACCTCAATGTTGTCTATTTTTGCTTGATAGATACGATTGAACGGTTCATTATGTAATATATTTTTCAATATGCGATAACCATTATTACTTTGCATATTGAAAGAGTGTTTGTAATTGTATAGAATATGAAACATCAATTGGTCGTATCCAAACCATTCATACAGAGAATATTTATAGTCGTGAGTTTTGTCCAATAATTTGTCGATCAAAGAAGATATGAAATAACTCTCTTCTTTTTCTTGTTTGTTCGGTGCAGTTATGAATTTCACGTAGTTACAGATAAGCAAATTTTGCGATGAGATGTGATACTTATTACACATATGAGTCAAATAAGGTATGAAATGATATATCAACTTGTTGGTACACAGAGTATTGAATATGACTATATGAGTATTGTTTGTTTTTTTTAAATGCGAGACAAGAAGGGTTTCATTTTTATTATACTGGACCAAAGTAAAATGATCAATAACAATAATGAGTGTAGCATCCGCTGAATGATAGGATGTAGTAGAATCATTGCGTAGAAAGACAGGAAACATTTGTTCTACTGCGTTTGAATACCATTCAACGCCTAATGAGTTGGGTACATGTTGTTCATTAAACTTACTACCGATGGATACATACACTCTTGATAGTGTGTGACTGTTGGATATTTCAAATATAGTTTGTTCTAAATTTTCTATGAAATTCGTTTTAAATTCATGTATTTTATTCATGCTGATATTGATTACTTATACGATGTCGTAGTAATAATCAATTAATTAATTTTCAATTTTTTGTGTCTGGTGCGTGTGATTTTTTTCTGCTTGCGACGACCTTTTTTGGTACCTTTGCGCTTGCGTCCACCAGGCATAATACTAGGTTGTTCTTCGACCCTTGTCGGTTTCTCTTCTGTATTCGTGGGTGTTTTATCGGTATTTATCGTATTGTCTTCTGTAGTAGTAGGTATTTCTTCATTCTTGATCATATTGTCTTCTGTAGTAGTAGGTATTTCAGTCACCATCTCAGGATGATCTTGATGTAGTTCTGCCCACGTAACATACGATAATATTGCGGTAGTGATACCGACAAAAATATAGCTAATCGGTGGGATGTTAGTATACGTCATATTATAGTATAATTAGATAATATGATGAAATATATTTATTTTTAAACGTTCAAAATAGAATTGACGTGAGCATATTTCTCAGACCAGGTCTTTTTGATGTCGTCGTTAACCTGGGTCAATGTATGTCTCTCATACTCCTCAGGACTGGAATAGTAATAGGTCTTCACTCCATCCTTGGTCATAGTATTTCTTACTTTGAAAAACAAATTCTCACCAAAACTTCCAACAGTGATATTCGTGTAGATAATACCATCTGTTGCACTACGAATAGGTGCACCCATCACATCCGACGTAGGGAACATCTCAATAATAATCTTTTTATCCTTATAATATTTAATTGTCTTGTCGCCCTTTCGGTCGCCTTTATTATATTTTTTTTTATTACCACCTGCAATACTTGAAACAGTAGTCTCAGACTCACTTACACATGTAAATTCATCATCTGAATATGTCTGACGAGGTGGGTCGTCATTCATCATCTCCTCGAAAGTAAGCTCTTCTTGTGGTTGGGAATTATCATTAATGTCCATAACAACAGTAAACGAAACTGGGTAAATGCAATAAGTCAATTTATTGTATACAATATATTAGCAGTAGTCTTTAAATAACTTTATAAATCTTATATGCATATACACATATGAAAAAATAATCTACATACATTGTAAATGGACGCAAGAAAGTCAATTGTCGAGAAGTTTATGAAAAATTCGGAAACAAATGCATCTGATATAAATACGCAACACGATCGAGAACTTCAATCACTAGAAACCGACAATATTCCCGATGAGTTTACCCAAAAGTTGGTTTCTGATACGGTACAAACGTTCCCCTCTATTCATAATATTCAACAAGAAGAACAGAAAGTCTATTCTTATTTAGACGATGACGAACTATCCCGTGATTTTCTTTTGAATAGAGATTTAACAAAACAATATTCGCTACAATTAGTCTTGTATCATATGAACAATACATTGGACACGCCATTTTTGGAGTTTTATTTAGAAAATTCCAACGAACACTATGGTTTTCCCGAACGACTGTTAGACAATGAACAATTAAATGAAACAATTGAACAGCACGAAAAAACACAACAAGGTGGCATGGACATACAAACCGTCGAACATGGAGATATTGAAATTGGAACCAAGACCACTATTTATGAACCTGAATTTATCAGTCCATTTGAGCAACAAGTATTTGCATTGTATAACGATAAAACAGGTTATTCGGACATCATTGCAGAAGGTGCATATAAGGGATTTGTCGAGAGAGACGAAATTATTTATGTTCTATTCGAGAACAAAGATAAGATGACCACGACTCAAGATGTAGATTACATATGGAGTATAGTAGATGAAATGATCATGAAAAAACAAGTATTGGGAATGCCTATACATGAAATGACTATTTCAATGTTTGAAGACCATGCGAATCTTGCATACATAAAGGCAGACAATACACCAGTTGATATGCCTCTCATTGGATATCCTATAGACAAAATAAACGACATCTATGAGAACATATATTATAGCAGAGAAGACTCGCAACCTGAACAACCTGAACAACCTGAACAACCTGAACAACCTGAACAAACTTATTTAATCACATTACCAAACGAAAATGACGATCTTGGTCATGTATTTTTATTTAGTAACTCGGTGTTGCCGTCAAATCATGAGATCCAATCGATCAAACGCGTTGTATTTTTTTCACAAGATGCATTGTATACATTGACGAAACCTACCAAAGAATTGTTTGAAAAACACCCCATGGTTCGTTTCAAAGACCAAGACCTGACTATATGGGGCATATCCAATTATTTGTTATTTACAGAATTGTTGTAAATATACCAGAACGTATATTGAATAATCATTTATCATCTATTATTCAATACAAAACATCTTGATTATGCGCAATAAGTAGACAAAAATTCTTTCATGTATTTTTCTTCTACATCCACATTGTTATCAATTTCATCAGGAATTGGATCGCGGTCATACATATTCTTGAATTCAATGATATACGTATTAATCTTATCAAATGCTTCTTTTGATTTCAAGAGTCGTTCTTGTGTTTTCCGTGATTCATGTTCAATCTTACGTTTTTTCTCAGCAAGTTCTTGTTCTTTTTCTTGTTTTTGTGATTCAATGAAACGCGTTAACTCGTCGATTTTCTGTGTTTGTTGCGAAATCATCTCATTTTTCTTCGCATCAGCTAATTCAAGTAGGTCGGTGCTATCATCAAATTCATCACTTTCTAATAATTCACTCACACTAATAATGGTGCTGCATATATCTGGTTTTCTAATTTTGTCGAAATGTTTACGTTTTGCGCTTCCTTCCCTACCACGGAATTTCTCATTGAACTCTTGCACAATTTTATCGGGAATAATGGGACTGGATTCCATCAAACGGTCATATTCATTGCGACATATTTTTAAGAATTGTCCTGCTTCCACACGTTCTTCGCTCCTCTTAGCAAGTTCAATGCGAATATTTCTGGAAAATTTGTCCCAGGAAATCATAGACACACGATGAGCTTCATTCAACTCGGATACTTTCAAATATTGTTGAATAGTCGTTAAAATACCGATAAAGATATTCACTGCTCCAATCACCATTGGGGCATAAGTACTGTAAGGCATAGGTAAACTGGTTTGTGCAAATGAAGCAGTACCTGTGATAGTAGAAAGCGTAATAGCGGGAATGGTAAACCATGCATGTAAATACGAATACTTTGTATGAGCGCGTAAATTTAACCACTTATAACACTGCGCTACATCACACCACTCAACTAAGATCTGTTCGTTTTCTTTTGACCACTCAGCAGGGGCAATTGTGCTTTCAGTTAGACTCTTATTATCATTTTGGTCAACAACAATAGTAGGTTCGCTAGTATCTTTATTGTCCATTGTATATGTGTGTTCTTATATTCTATATGCAAAAAAATATAGAATAAAAAAATTTATGCTTCATTGGAACTCGTTTCATCAGTGACGTCTGTTGTATCTGTTTGTAATTGATTCGCAGCATTTTCCATACCAATCTCTATTATTTCTGATGCAATTTGTTCACTTGTAATTTCCTTTATACTATCACTTTCTATATCCGACAAATCATTTTCTAAATCATCTTGTAAATAGTTGTCTTGACCAACATTTTCATCTTCAATGTCTTCAATTGAAAAACTTAAATTTGTGTGTAAGTTATACTCCATTTCATTTGTGAAATCTTCTAACTTGGACAATACACGTTTTAGTTGTTTTTTTTGCGATATGTGAAAAAATGCTAAATAATTCAAAAACAAATTATTTTGTTCCCGAAGAACATAGTTCTCGTATTGAAGTGTATTCAAAAAGTTTGAAATAGAGTATCCAATTTGACTCTCATCTGTATAACTAGTTATGGTGTTTCGCTGACCTTCACATTTTGTATGCAATGTGTTAATCAAATACAGTATACTTGCGTGAATGCCTTTTACATCTTCTAATTTATATTCTTGCGATGGTTCTAATTCTTTGTATGGTGGAAAACTCTTTGAATTCACATCATCATTCTCAATCTCAATCGAATGATCTTTAAAATATTGCATAATTAGGGTGTATAATTTATAATAATCGCAATACATACGATTGTTCAAAAGGATACGGAATTTTTCAATATTTTCGATTTCAAGCATAAACGACTTATATTGGAAATAAAACGCATCTAAACAAAAAAGCATAACTTTCTTGGTATTTTGTTTCATTAGTTCGGTATAACTTTTTTTTACTTGTTGCAATTTTTCGTTAATTTCACTCTTTATCTGAAATACTTTACGTTTTAATGCTAATATACTTTCAAAATTATTTTTTAGTTTGTCTATTTTAAAAGCGTGATCATCGGACATTATATATATATTCTCTTGGTAGAAATAAATCTACGTTCCGTATAATTCATATGCGTAATTACTAATAGTCATGCCGATTTCTCTCGATAAATTTTCAAACGATATAACGTCGTTCAAGTAATCTTGAAAAGTATTTGATATTTTCGCAACGGGTACTTCATTCACTGTAAACGATGACGGTAGAGAGGAAAAGTCACATGGAATCTTGTAACTATTTACAGGAGTTATATCGTCGTCGTTTCGGCGTTGAATTGTATTTTTATCATATAATCTTATCAACCAATAATATCCTGCTTCTTCGTCGTAAACAAATTTATAGTATCCGTCTAACTTTACTTTAGTATAAAAGTCCATTGCTCTTTTGGTATTGTATAATCTAACTTTCAACAAAGCAATTGAATATGTCTGTTCACCGTTTGTTTTGGTAAGCATATGCGTATTTACAATGTCTCCAATATCTTCATTTCGAAAATAATAAGCAATGATAGAGCGAGTTATATTATCCGGAATATACGGAATATACAATGATAGTTGAGCCATGATTTGTTGAATGCTAATTTGTTGAATAGATCAATAAATATAAAAAACTAATCAATTTTATATACAGCAAAATTATAGGATGAACGAGAAAAAAATAGAAAAGAATCAAGATTATTATATACCGAAATGCAATCCCGGTTTACCCATCATCACCTACATGGCGCCATATATAGAAGTTGAAATAGATATCAAAACCATTACCAGACCAAAATTGATACGTCAAACAAACTACCGAATTTCTTCACCCAGAAGTCGGTATTATAATAGGACAAACAATATTATGAATATTTTGGAAAATTCATACAAATAAATATTCCGCCAAAACATAATAAACAAACACAACTATTGTATATATTATAAAAGGCATGGAAAATAGTGATACGAATCAAGTACTTCCCCGTTTTGGCTCAATTATCGGAGATTTAATAAATGATTTGAATAGTACCTTTCCTGAGTTCAGTGAGAAATTTGAACAATATCAGCAAGCAGATTTCGCATCGAACCATTTAGATGGTGTATATCAGCACGCAATTAAGGTATTTCCTGAGAGATTTTTTGATATTTTGTATCAAAATGTAGAGATTTTTCAAGATGATACAAACACTGAGTTTCTTCCTGGAATCGATTTTAAGTTGTTCTTCACGTGTGAAGGTGTATCTGAAGACACCAAAAAAACATTGTGGAAATATTTGCAATTGATGTTGTTTATGGTAGTTGAAAATGTGCAAGACAAGTCCATGTTCGGTGAAGCATCGACTATGTTTGAGGGAATTAACGAGGACGAATTGCAAACGAAGTTGAGTGAGGCAATGAATGGTTTGGGCGATTTGTTTAAAAACATTGGTAAAATGGGTGAGACGTCTACTGACGGTGAAACCAAAGAGGAAGATGAGGAAGACGAAGCATCTAAGAAATTCAAAGAGGGATTTGAGGAGAAGATGGGAAGTCTGCCTAACCTGAAGGGTATTCAGGAGAAATTAAACAAACTGTTCGAAGGAAAAATTGGTGCACTTGCAAAGGAAATGGCGGAAGAGTTGACTAATGATTTTACCGAGGTATTTGGTGCAGATATGGAGAGTCAGCATTCCAATCCACAAGACGTAATGAAGCAGTTGATGAAAGATCCCAAGAAGTTGATGGATTTGATGAAGAAAGTCTCTGGTAAGTTGAATGCAAAGATGGAGAGCGGTGAAATTTCCAAAGAAGAGTTGATGAAGGAAGCAGGAGATATTTTAGGTAGCATGGGCAATGGGGAAGGAGGACAGGATTTGAATGAAATGTTGAAAAACATGGCGAAGTCGATGGGCGGAAAACTCGGAAAGAACATGCGCGTAGATACCAATGCAATCGATCGTATGACGAAAATGCAAGGTCAACGCACCGCCATTATGAAACAACACGAAGCAAAAAAGAAGAAAATGGCGGAGGAAGCAAGAATGAGAGAGCAACAGAGACAAGAGCAGATCCGTATTCAGGAATCTTTTGCACAAGCGTATTCTTTAGAGAACAATGGGAATACTGAAGATTTAGTATTTCGTATTCCTGGTCAACAAGGTCACGAGAGGTCGTTTATCCATCCTGATTTGTTGAAAGAAATGGAGGAAGAAGAGAAGAATGAACAATCGGGCAAGAAATCTTCTAAGAAGAAGAAAAAGAAGACCAAGAAATAAACAAGATAGAACGTTTTGGTGATAAATTAATCTGGTGGTAATATATACATGTTATCCAGATACATTAACATCCCTATATTTCTGATTGCACTGAGCATAGGTATTTTTGCAGTATACATTACTGTTCCTGAGAAAAGGAATATCTATGTATTCCCTACGCATGAGAATGTAGAGATTATGCAATACAAGGACAAAGCCGACAATTGTTTTCAATACAAAGAAATCGAGGTAACATGCCCAACGGACGAAAAAAAAATTACACAAGTAAAACCACAATATTAGTATAATGCAAATAAAATATAGTAATATTGTAAAATGATAAATGATACAAGTTTGAACCGATTACTATCAATATTAAAGACCCGATAGACAATGTATCCTATACCTATGACCAAACAGACAAAGTATAATTATTTATAGTATAAATATATAAATGTCTTCCAATCAAGAACAAACACTGATTTCTCATGAGACAACCATGGATTTAATTCGTTTAACTATGCTTATTTACAACTATGGAAAGGAGTTTGTATTTGAAACTTCTATGGATTCCGATTTTAAAGAGTTTATCACCCGCATTGTAGATACATATATGGACTCAGACGAATTGTCTCTTTTGCGTAAAACTGCAATTCGTGATATACAAGAAAGTAATGAACACATGGAATTATGCGAATTTATAAGCGATTCCGAAACTGATATACAAGCAGGCATTGTATTAAACCATAATAAAAAACAACTCTGTGTCGTATTTCGAGGAAGTGAATCAATAAAAGATTGGTATTATGATTTCCAAATATCCAAACACATGTTGCATAACGATATTAAGGTTCATTCAGGATTTTACAATCAATTACACGATACAAGTGTGTATGAAAAAATTGTAAACAAAGTAAAATCTATATTAACAACATATACAGACTATCATATCTACATTACGGGTCACAGTTTAGGAGGTGCTTTATGCACGTTATTTGGATATTTGTTATCTCACGAATTTGAATATCAAGTCACAGTGGTATCTTTTGCTAGTCCTCGCGTAGGAAATTCTTATTGGAAAGCGGCATTTGAAGAAAAATCTAATTTGTCGCATTATCGCATTACCAATAATCGAGATATAGTTACTGCTACTCCGTCGTATAACTACAGACATGTAGGTACAGATATTCATGTATATAAAGATTCTTACAAAGTTGCCTCTACAGAGGTTAAATACTGCTGTAATTTTTCGTGTATTTTTGCGAATCATTGGAGTGTGAGTGATCATAATTGTGATTTATATTATAGTCACATCAAGGATAATAAATGGTAAACTGATTAAATTATTCAAACAAATCAATGAAACGCTTGTAGTAAAGTAATGAAATGAATTACAAAATATATACTCATATAGTATATATTATGAACTTTAAACGATTATTAAACACAGAAACAGGTAAGGCATTTGTGTCCATATTGCTCGGATTAGGTTTAGCATCATTATTTAGAAGGGTCTGCAATGAAGACAAATGCCTGAATTTCAATGGACCTATTTTAGATGAAGTGGAAGGCAAAATATTCAAATCCGGTGATAAATGTTACAAGTATGAGGCGACTCATGCGAAATGTGAACCAACCAAAAAAACGGTAGACATTCACCGCAAAGAAGAATGAACAAATAATATAATTCGTTGAAAACTATACAATCAAACATACTTATTATTGTATAGTTCATGGAAACCACTACCACACGTATTATGGATTTACCCATCCAACCCATTCAACCGGAGAAAAATACACCCAAAATTCCTGATGGGGTTCCGACCAATTATGTACCCATCAATAATCATCCCAATCCATATGGAGTACAAAATACACAACATACAATGGACCATCCTGAAATGACTCAATCCCCGAATAACCAACACATTGAAAATATGCATGTTCGACCGGATCCACCTGGCGCACAATACCTGGACGAGGAACAACAGAATGCAATTATTGCATCGCAATCGCAACAACGACTTCCGTCGCGCGACATCCCAATGGATACCACGCAATATTCCAATGACGAGCAAATACACACAAATTATGTGCCCAAGTCAATCTTGAAAAAAGACTATGTGAGAGACGAATATGATATATCCGAACGCGAAATACAAAATCAAGAGCGTGCGAAGAAACAGCAATCCCGATTTGAAACGATGATTCATGAGTTTCAAGTTCCCATCATACTTAGTTTGTTATATTTTCTGTTTCAGTTACCGATTGTGAATGCGCAAATCTTTAAAAAGTTCTCCTTTTTAAGCATTTATGATGCAGACGGTAATTTCAATATTTATGGACTGGGATTTAAAAGTATGTTGTTCGGTTCAATCTATTACATGTTTATGAACTTCTTTTATTTTTTGATGGAAATTTAAAACAAGAAAAATTTAGACTTCTTTTTCGTCTTATTCTGTTTCTCCTCTTCCTTCTTCTCTTTCGTTTTGCTTTTTTCTTTCTTTTCTAATTTCAATCGCTCAATGTTTGCGGGATTGTAATTCAAAAACCATTCTTCGTACTGTTTCGACCCCTTCTTTATTTCTCTGTATTTGGATGCCTTTTCTGCACGAATAGATTCTTTGGTTGGTTGTTTTCCGTAACATTCAATATTGAAACGCTTTAATAAACCTTTTTGACTTAATCGGTTTTTTTCCTGTATATGGAATAAATACGAAGACATACACAGAAGTCGATCCACGTTATATTCTGGGAGGTTCAAATAAACGAAACCAAGATAGAAGGATAAGATCGTATCCACTGTTGCAACTTTGACCTTATTTCCCTTTACATTGACGACGTTATAATTATGGCATGCAATTGGTTCATAAATAAACGCAATTGTTTCGTCATCTACGATAATTTGAATACGTTTTGGTAATATTTCGCCCAGCGCAGGATGTTCAATTGATTTTATGTTTTTCACACCTAGTTCTTGTAACTGTTCTTGGACAATAAGGGCAGTTTTCTGTATATCATCGCTTAACACATCGAAGTCCGGTGCATGTTTATTTATTTTGGAGGAAGATTCTTCGTTAGATACATATTGAGAATACAGACGATACGCATGTCCTCCAAAAAATACAACTCCACTGTTGATAAGTGTATCTCTGACCGTGAAATATATTTTGCTCTTCATATCATCGTTTATCGACATTTTGCGTTGAAAATCGACTTCTTCGCATTTTCCGGACTTCAAAGGATAGTGTTTATTCAACAAAGTTAATCGTTTCAGTACTTTTTCCCAGCGACTGATGTCACCAGCAGGACGGGATAATTCCAAATACATGCCCATACGTAAGAAATTCGCAGGGACATACCGTATACCGGCAACCAGTAAAGACTCTTTGAATAATGATTTATATAAAGATGGTTCCAATTGTGTGATGTCTGCAATAGGAATAAAGTTTACATACACTTTGTATGTTCCATAATGAACTCCTGCCTTTGCTTCGGCATCAGTATATCCATGTTTATAATAAATATCGGTCAGTTCTTTTGCATCTTTCAATGCATCAGGCGAATAAAAATCATAATCAGGTATTTCCGCGTCACGATTATAGAATTGGTCATAGGAAGGTAAGATATTATTGATCGCAGTTCCGCCATAACACATCAACTTCTTTTTAATAAGGAAATCTTCTACTATTTTCAAAATGCTTTTTATTTCGGCAGTATTTACTATTTTTTTACCTTTGGTTTCTTCGTTATCATCCACTGCTTGACGTAATATAGCGAGTTCGCAATCTTCAAACGTCATCTTATTATCGCATACGGCATGATTGTATTTATTGTATTTTTTTCTTGTTTGTTGTTTCCCCATAAATAATGTTATATAGTATGACATTATTTTATTTTTTAATGAATTATTCTTCAATTTCTTCTTGGTTCTTATAGTATTGAATCACAGAAGCGAGTGGAACGAAACTCGATTGAAAATTGTTGAAGAACTCTTCATACTCATCTAATTCTTCTCCCTTCAAATAAAAACGAAAAAGGTTAATTTGACTTGCATGTCCTAAAACAAGTTCTTTTAGTTCAGGGTTCTTCTCATTTTTAATACGTTTACTTGGAACGGAAAGTCTATATTTGTCTACATTTGTACATAAGTCACAACCATCTTTGATTGTTAAAGGATACGTACTTTCAGTTAGGATTTCCGTAAAGGTACTCGAAAACAAACTGGATGTTCCACTTTCAATGTTGATATATTTGGTCAAGTCGTAACACGCCTTTTCGTCTTTCTCGCATTTACTATAATCTGCGTAATTGCGTTCATATGATTTATCAAATACCAATACCACTTTCCCCATAATCTCGCTCAACTTAGTATTTCCATCCACCGGTTTCTTATACAACTTTGTTCGCAAACTGTAATCAACCGACTTCGCAATCATCTTGTAAATGGAATGGTCTTTCGATTTTACGCGTAATTGGATAAATAACGGATCTTCGTAGTTAGGGGATGGACGTGCAAATGCCGCAGATACAGCACTAATCAAAGCATTGTCTAATAATACGGAATTTTCAGTTTCTCGTGTTTCAAATGTTTTGTCTACACTGTACGATACCTGGGGTTTGTTATCAATCAGAAACACCTCAAAATCAAGAAAACGACACCCGCGCTCTAAAACATATTTAATCATCTCGGTGTTTGCGTAATTTCCAGTAATTGCACTGTTGTATGATCCTTTGATCGCATAATCTCGCAATATTTCATTAGATTGTTCTTTGTTTGTAGACGACACTTGAACTGGAACGCTCTTGTTGTTCAATGATGATAATTCGCTATCTGGACTACCAAAAAACCCTTCGGTTGCGCCTTCACATGCATCGATACTACACTTCTTATTTTCAAATGATTCGCGAACATTTAACCATTGTCTTGCATGGATAAACAAGAACTTTGAAAACAAATAAAATAGAATGCATATACTGATGACGATTAGAATTGTTTGTAACTTCATGTTATTTATAATATACACATAATATATTTTTATCCAACAACAATATAATACTTTCTATTATATATATATCATATTCGATGGCTGGAGGATTACTAAATATCGTATCTACAGGAAACAATAACTTAATTTTAACAGGCAATCCTACAAAAACATTCTTCAAAGTAACATATAGCAAATATAGTAACTTCGGATTACAAAAATTTCGTATTGATTATAATGGATTAAGAGAACTACGTGCGAACGAACCATCCACATTCACATTCAAAATACCACGTTATGCTGAATTGTTAATGGATACGTATATTGTGGTGACTATACCCGATATTTGGAGTCCGATACATCATCCTGCATCGGGCACTGATGGAAACGGAACAAACAATAATTGGGTTCCCTATGATTTTCGTTGGATAAAAAATTTGGGTGCAATGATGATCAAAGAAGTCGAGATCAATTGTGGTTCCATGAATTTACAAAGATATAGTGGTGAGTATATTGCTTCGATGGTAGAAAGAGATTTTAGTGAGGAGAAGAAAACACTCTTCAACCAGATGACTGGAAATGTGAAAGAGATGCACGACCCAGCAAGTTCACATCAACGCTTGAATACGTATCCGTCTGCGTATTATACAAGCAGTGCAACGGGTGCGGAACCATCTATCCGAGGAAGAAACTTATATATTCCATTGAACAGTTGGTTTTGTCTAAACAATGGTGCTGCTTTTCCACTAGTTGCATTACAATATAATGAATTGACTATCAATGTTACAATGCGACCAATAAAAGAGTTGTTTCAAGCAAGAGATGTATACGATGTTGCGTATAATTTCCCCTATGTTCAACCCGATTTCAATGAATCTCGTTTTCAGATGTATCGTTTCCTACAAACACCTCCTTCACCCGATATCAGTCCATCAAATTATGAGAATAAAGTATCCACGTGGAATGCGGATGTGCATTTACTTTCGACATATTGTTTCTTATCAAAAGAAGAAGCCAAGACATTTGCTGCGAAAGACCATGTATATTTAGTCAAAGATATACATCAATATCAATTTGAAAATATCACTGGAACGAAAAAGGTGAAATTAGAAACGAGTGGAATGATTGCGAATTGGATGTGGTATTTTCAACGCAATGATGTAAATCTACGAAATGAATGGGATAATTTAACGAATTGGCCTTACGAGCATTTGCCTGTAAACATAACGAATTATACTCAGAATAGTAGCAGTGTTGGTATACTACAAGATGATGGTTCTACCGTCTATCCAAATATCAATCCATCAAATTCGATTAATACCGGCATTAATACTACAGGAGATTATGCAAGCGACAATCGGCGACATATATTAGAGACCATGGGCATTGTGCTAGACGGCGAATATCGTGAAAACATATTAACACACGGCGTATATGAATATGTAGAAAAGTATACGCGCACCAAGGGAAATGCGAAAGAAGGGTTGTATTGTTATAACTTCTGCTTGAACACCAATCCTTTTGATTATCAACCTTCTGGTGCTATCAATCTAAGTAAATTCAAAAATATTGAATTGGAATTAGCAACATATATACCACCCGTGAGTGCGAACTCCAGTTTTGATATCATTTGTGATATATGCGGTAATCCGGTTGGTGTTCGTAAGGCAAATTGGCGATTATTTGATTATAATTACAATCTGACGTTGTTTGAAGAGCGATACAACGTTTTGTCTTTCGTTGGCGGAAATTGTGGATTGCTATATGCAAAATAATGAGTATCTATTGACTGCTTTTTTATAAGAGTGTATATTATAAAAAAGAAATTTTACATATGGAAAAGATGAATACTACAGAAAAGACATCAAATAAGAAAACATTTAGTAAAGAACCTATACATAATACATCTGAATTCCAAGTAGAAAATATGAAACACAAGATAAAGACAGTCAAAAAGAAGAGAAAACTATATAATTACAAAAATATTGAACAATTGAAAAATATACACGATGATGTGGTAGTAGACCATTCGACCAATACGGTCATAGAAGGTTTACCCAAAAGTCCGATTGCAAAGTTTCGAGAGGACGAGTATGAAGGCGGAAAAGATGATATTTACGAAAGAGAAGAACCTGCTCCTACTAAGGATGAGGAAGATGAAGACGAAGACGAAGGAGATTCTGAAAGCATGAAAAGTAAATGGACACGATTTAAAGCATCATTCGCGAATATAGATACATTCGGAGATGAAGTGGTAGAAACCCTTATTCGATCATTTTCGATTGAAAAGGTGTACGAAAAAGATAAAAAGATGATAAAGGGTTACATTACTGGGTTTTTTTCTATTCTTATCGCATTTTTCTTGACTGCGAACTTATGTGTAATGATGTTTTTGCGAATTGATGGAAAACGATTAGGATTTGTTGAATATGACCCATATGCAGACAAAGACGAAGCAACTAAAAACTCTGCTGATGGATATCCAATTTTTTATCGATATACGGAACAGTATATGAGACGAATGTTGTCTCCACCAGAAGGTGTTGCTCCTCGTCCTGAATTCGAAATTCTGTATTTCTTTTTAAGTGTACCACTTGCCTTATCTGAGTTATTCGGTTCGTTTTTGGAATCCAGTCCTGAATTTTTAACCAATTATTTCAATCTAAATGCACTCTATCTACTCGTGTTTGGCGTTATGTTTAGTTCCGTATTTTTCTTACCCAAATTGGTGAAACACATTGTACAAAATGCATCCAATCCAACTAAGATGGGTGTGGGATATGGTAGTCTTGCATTGTTCATAACCATTAGTTATATCAGTATGATTTATAAATATATTTCCGTAAGTAGCGACCGTCGCATAGGAAAACGCTTTGATTCATTATCACAAAGCACGCCCGCAATGGTCGTCTGGTTCTTGGTTGCAGTATTACAACTACTTTTTTTTATATTTATGGGTCCACCTCTAGCAACCTTGTTATTCGTAGGTTTGTTTCTGTTTGTAACATGTTTTTCTTTACTCTTTTATTCGAATTACAATTTTGGAGATGCATTCGATTTATTCGATAAATTGCACAAAATGGCGGTAAGTGAAATGACCGACTATGAAATACCTGCCGACAACAATTGTAGAAAAACTGGATTTATGGACGATTTCAAATATTATTTGCATCGCATTTTCCATTTTGGTTATAAAAATCTACACACTTTGTCGTTTGTAATCTTGTTTGGTATTGCTTCTCTGGATTATCATAAGCATATGAGAAGTGAGCGTTTAAAGAATATGTTGATTCCCTTTACAGTTGCTCTGATGGTTGGATTTGCGACAATGATGGATAACCCATTCCATTATATTTTCCAAACAGCAGACTCACCATAATCAATTTATTATAATTACATTGAAAATGAAATAAAAACCTTTCAATGTAAATACTATTTAAGATTGCGATGGGTAAAAAGAAGTCAACTACACTACCAATGGTAAGTGTATGTACACCCACATTTAATCGCAGACCGTTTATTAAAAACATGTTCGAATGTTTTCGCAATCAAGATTATCCCAAATCACGGATTGAGTGGATTATTGTGGATGATGGAACCGACAAAATCCAGGACATGGTGAAGGAAGCAGATATTCCTCAAATTAAATACTATGAGGTGGATGATAAAATGCCTCTAGGCGCAAAGCGTAACTTCATGCACCAACAAGTGCAAGGCGATATTATTGTCTATATGGATGATGATGATTATTATCCTCCAGAGCGTATTTCTCATGCAGTTGAGAGACTGACTGCAAACCCGGAAGCAATGTGCGCTGGGTCAAGTGAGATTTACATTTATTTCAAGGGCATGAACAAAATGATCCAGTGTGGACCTTATGGTCCCAATCATGCAACTGCCGGAACATTCGCTTTCCGGAAAGAATTGATTCAGCAAACAAAGTATGAGGATCATGCGGCATTGGCCGAGGAACGTGCATTTTTGAAGGATTATACTGTCCCGTTTGTCCAGTTGGATCCAATGAAAACAATTCTTGTTTTTTCGCACGAACACAATACGTTTGATAAACGTAAAATGTTTCAGCAACAACAAGACCCGCGTTACTTTAAAGAATCCGGCAAAGTCGTCAATAATTTCATTCGTAGAAAGAATGAAAAAACAATCAAGAAATTCTTTATGGATGATATTGATAACATGTTAACATTTTATGAACCAGGGCGTCCGACAATGAAACCTGATGTATTGAAACAGATCAAGGAAATCGAGGATAAGCGTGAGCAAATGAAGCAAGACATGATCGAGAAGCAAAAGGAAAATGGTCCCATTATCATGAACACTCCCGAAGGTCAGATGCAACTATCGAACAAGCAAGTTGTCGAAATCATCAAGCGGCAGCAAAATGAAATTGAACAACTGAAGAAAGGTGGTCTCGAAACTATCGAGCAACAGAAAAATGAAATTGAACAAATGAAGAAAGACCGAGAAGAAATGGACCGTTTGTCTCACTTAATGAAACATAAGTTGATTCAATTGCATAATACAACAGTGAGTCTACGTAAAGAAAATGAAATTCTGCAGCAAGAAAATACAAATCGTCAACAAATCCCCTCAACACCGTCTTCTTTCGTCGAACCAACCGGCAGTGTGCCTGTAAATAAATCAGAACCTGTTCTGAATGCTTAATAAATATATAAGTTATTCTAATATGTATATTTATTCGTCTAATTCGTCAACCAATGCATCTTTTTTTACATTCTTATCTAAAAATCGATACATACGTTTGATATCCAACTTTGTGATGTTCGTATCTTGAAACATTTTTTCGACTGAATTCAATATTTCATTTTTTTCGTAGAAATCATTACCTTTGAATATGCGTAATTCCTGAAACATGGCGAGCACGTCTTTTTTGTCTAAGTCCAAATTCTGACATAAATTAATTAGGAACATCATATTGTTATATTCTGTAGAATATTTGGTTAGTACCTTTGTAAATCGCACCTCAACTGGGTTAAATTTAGGTTTCTTATCAAAATATTCGTGGTACAGTTTGTTATTATAAAACGTTTTTATCAGCGAACTCATTTCATTGAATTGCCATATTTGACTTTGAAATGTAATTCGGTCAATGTAATCCGCATAGCAAATATTGTTCAGCAGTTGTAAATACAATGGAAAACTACGCTCTTTCGGTTGTTGTTCCAATACGTCTACTATATTCTCATGCCATAACAGTGATATAATGGTTCTGTCGGTTTCGTTCATAATTCGTGCATGGTCTTCCAATTTGTATTGATTGTTAATTAATTGTTGTGTCGTTTTTTTCGCATCTTCATTCACAGATTTACGTTTGAAAATGATATTCAACTTATCCATGTTGATCAAACCTGGTTTATTCAATAAGAGTTTGGTTACAAATTCCAATTTTCGTAGGTCTCCTTGAATATAGTTCAAAATCACTTGTTGTTCTCGTTGATTGATATGATTGTAGGGTTGAATATTATGCGTGAACAATGTATGTATTTGGTTCTGTGTAGGTAATTTCAATTCAAATGTATTGCATACTTTCATTAATTCTTTCAGTTTTTTGTCTATGCTGTAATTTCCGACACATATGATTGGATTTTTGGTACAACTTTCCAGTTTTTGTTTCTTTGTTTTCTTTTGGCGTATTAATTTTATCAATGCATTAATCCCACCTTTGTCACCATTGTTCATACCATCAATCTCATCCATCAATATGACTATACGTTTCTTCTTCTTTTCCATCATTTGCAATACATTTTGAGACGCTATATTACTGCTTGTAATCGTATCTATTAGATTTTTATTGCGAACATCTCCAGCATCATACTTGATTACATCATATCCAATTTCACGAATTGCATCCAATACAAATTTGGTCTTTCCAGAACCAGGTGACCCATAAATATAAAATCCCCTTTTATATGAAATATCATTCATTGAATTGTCGAAATTTAATAACAATGTTTTTAATTCATTCGCAATCTGTGTTCTTTCTAGGTGCATATTCGCATCATTCATTACTAATGCATTCGCCATTTATGAAGTATTCTTTGTAATTTATTATATATGTTTTCAAGAATATAATAAATGTTCTTATGATTTACATGTTTCCTTACCTAGCGAACGCACTAAAGTCTGCGGTAATCGGCATGTATTGTGATGGTTTCTTTTGGGGGACCGCTCCCATGTAATCAAACTCAGCAGTTCTGTGATTCTTGCTGGGAAGAGCAGTGTTTTGAGTGCGTGTTCCTAGACCATTTTGTAGTCCAGGAACAATATCCTGCTTTTCCTTCTTTTCCTTCACTCCAGTAGGGTTCATTCTAAACAAACCAGCAATACCGGATGCAGTATCTTTCACAAGACCACTTGCTGTTCCAGCAGTATCGCGAATCAAATCATCTGCCGTATCAATGGTTTTTCCTGCAACATCTCCAACTGTACCAATGGTTTTTCCTGCAACATCTCCAACTGTACCAACGGTTTTTCCTGCAACATCTCCAACTGCACCAACGGTTTTTCCTGCAACATCTCCTGCACCACTAACAATGCCTCCCGCTGATTTTTGAATGGTTGAACCAAAATCCTTCTTATCTTCTTTTACTAAAGATTTACCGTCTGTTCCCATGGTTCCTGAACCTCCTTGTCCGCCACAATTTGTGCAAGTAATTTCCTTCGGACACGAAGGGCAAGTAGGACAAACGGGGGGAACGATTTGAGTTTTGAGAATATAATCTTCAGATGTTACATCTGGGGTTGTCTCTTTCGCCTCAGCATCAATTTCGGTTGCAGATCCAGATTGACTCTTTAACTCCAATATTGGTTTTCCGTCAGGACCTTCTGTACCCTTTTCAGAAAACTTGGTGATCGATTTGATAACCAACACCTCGCTAGCAGAACCTTCAAATCCAAGTAGCACCACCATGGTGTTTTGCTTGTATGGTAAATAGACCACGATATTCTGACCACGCTCATCCAGCGCATAAATCGGTTCAAACTCCGACATGGACAAATTGGTACGCTGTTTGATGATTTCAGCGTCTGTGGTGATAAGACCTTCGCCGCGCCTGTAAATATTAATTTCATCGGAACCCGTTTTCACAATCAAGTCACCCGTTTTGAAATCATATTTCACGTTCTCGGCAATCTGATATACATCACGATCTTCACTATACAATGGTTCACTTACCAGGGAATTATTAGAAGAGTTCGACAAGGCACGATAATGGGATAACATAATGGGCGTCTCGGTTTTGTCGGATGCATTTTTTTTCTTTCCGTCGAATAAATAAGCACCCGTTAACTTATTCTCGTCCTTGTTGAGAACCATCAAATATGTTTGTTCTCCCCATCCGATATAATATACGTTCTTATCGCTCATATTCGTTGTTTGACTAGGGTATTCCCAAGAAGCGTGAGAAGGACTCACGGTTCCCATAGTAACACTTGCGTTACTGGTCTCATCAGTACCATCCGTATAATATGTAACGGAACCAGACCTAGGAGTGATGAAAATGTCTCCAGATACGTCATTTCCAGATGCATCTTGACCTTGCACCTCTACTAAATTTCCGTTTGTATTATCAAATAGAATATTCTCATTTAATATGTGCAACTCCTTTGTAGTCGAGTATTCATTTACCTTCTTTTTCATAAGTCCATTGGAGTGTCCCTCTCTAATGGAACTTCCAATAAACATTGAAAGGACTAATACGATTAATAATATCATAAATACAACCAATGGGGTCATCTTAAATTTCATGTTCAGTTTCATATTATTCAATATATCTTATAACCCGAAAAAAATAGTCTGTATGAAAATTGATTTTGTTTTATTTTTCTACGTATATTCAAATAAAACCAAATATGTTAGCTAGATGTTATGAACCCACTCAACACAAGTATGAGATATGTATAGACGAGGCTGGACGTGGATGCCTATTCGGTCATGTCTATATAGCATGTGTAGTTTTACCTAAAGATGAAAATATGTTTCCTGGAGAAAACATCAAAGATAGTAAAAAATTCACTTCCAAAAAGAAAATACAAGAAGTAGCCAATAGCATCAAACAACACGCATTGTATTATCATACAACCCATATTGACGCTAGACAAATCGACAAGGTTAATATATTGCAAGCAGTCATGATAGGTATGCATGCATGCATTCGTGAAACCATCTCTCATTTTCAATCCAACGATAGTTCACTAACAATAGACGACTTCGCAGCATTGATTGATGGAAATTATTTTAAACCGTACAATGTATTTGATCCAAAAAAAGAAATGATGATCTCGTTAGAATCGTATACATTTGAAAAAGGTGATGGACGGTTCATGGGAATTGCAGCAGCAGGCATATTAGCAAAAACCTCTCGCGATGCGTATGTTGTTGAATTATGTGAAGAGTATCCTGAACTCGTCACCAAATATGGATTACATACCAATATGGGTTACGCAACTAAGACTCACCGAGAAGGTATTCAAGAACATGGAATTACACAATGGCATCGCAAGTCTTATGCTCCATGCAAAGGTCATAACGAAAAATTTATCCTATAAACAGATTATTCACGTTCTCTTTGCTTATATCTACAAAGTTCGTTGTACAGTCATTTGTACTGTAACCAATTAAAAAACTGTTTTTCTTCGCATCGTATACAAATCCGGTTGTATATTCGACTGGTTGTTTATCGAAAGTAAATAATTTGCTGTATCTTTTTAATTTGTAATCGTTATCAGGGTCCAATACAACAAATATATGGTAATAATGTCTCTTGTTCTCGTAGTTTACTAGGTGACATACAAACCATAACTCATTATCTATCAATACACCGTTTGTCGACCCTCTTATGCGCTGAAATAATCGTGGAGTCGCATGTGTTTTTGAAATAACTGTATTGTAGGTTCTCGAGTCGTCTGTTTCTATATTGTCTAAGAAGTTTCCTATCTGCAAAGGACACCAGTTGTAAACAAATTGTAAAGCATCTTCTTTTTTGTTATGAAAGAGAACCCAATTTTTTTCTATTGTTTTTTGATTTTCGAGATCCAACAACCTCGACGAGCAAACTCCAGAAGCACCGATAGAACCGTATTCCACTTGTATTTTATTAGATTGTACACCACGGTTGCATATATACGTCAATTCCCCAAAATTATTTAATAATTTAATATCTTCCAAACCAACATATAATCCATCGTATTGATCATCATGTTGAATATCGAATGATGTTCTCACGTTGTAGTTCGCATTATCGAGAACATACACGACATTCTTACTGATTATTTGATCCTTGTTAAGATATTCGCCCTTCTCGTTTATTTTATAATTCACATATCGAACGTTCGCCGCTAGTTCTCCTGTTTCGAGTAGAGTAATAGAAGGAGTGGACATACAAAATTCAGGGTTGGTGTTTACAAACTCGCGGCATACCTGTTGTATTGTATGTTGTGGATGGTTTCCGCTGTCTACATCACGTAAACGGGGGGTGTAAAATTTGTAATTAGACAGAATATTATTGAATATAGTATCGTCAATCGTGTTGTTAGACAACAATCTATGAATTTTATCATGAATCTCGTTATGGTTAACATCTACATAATACGCCATAATGGACAATTCATAATCTAATTTATGATCGTATATTGCTTTTTCATGAAACAAATGATCATCGCTATAATGATGTTTCCGTTGATAGTCTGCCATTAAATAAAACTGATAAGCTAGAATATGTTTACCTTGTTCTCGATATATTTTTACGATTTCATATAGGTTCTCGATACGCTCTGGATAATAATTGTATGCTTCCATCCAATAGTAGATTGCATGAAAGATATAATTCGCATTATGCATATTTTCGGATGTAAATAACAATTTATATGCTCTACCGATAGAATAATAGCAATACCATACTTCTTCTTTCCAACCGCCTACTTGAATCCGCTGTTTATATGTATCAATTGCACCTTGGTATTGTCCGGCATCCAGATAACTATTTGCGAGATAGAACAAATATCGCTCGTTGTTTGGGTGAATTTCCAAACCTTTTCTTAATAGTCTGATGTCACGTGCAAATTTGTCGTCTTTCGCACCACCGTCTCCAATATCATGAATAAATAAGTCCTTTTTTTGAATGGTATAATGTGTACATCCATTGGGGGTACTCATATACTCATGTGTAACTCCCCAGTATTTGTATTCAGGACGATTTCTAACAATACGCACGTTTTTATAGAAAAAATGGTCATTGCCTTGAAATAGAAAATAAGTATCATCACGCATATTCTGTTTGAATTCAGAAACATTCATATCCCCGACACATAGTTTCATATCTGCATCTAACAGCAATATATAGTCCATGTCGGTCATTGATTTACACGCGGATAGGGCGTAATTTCGATTTGTAGCAAAATCAACGAACTCTTTTTCCACGATCTTGCCAGGTATATTCTTTTCTTGAAAATAGGAATGGATGATGTCTTGAGTATTATCTGTACTTCCTGTATCACAGATACAGTAGCCATCAATAAATGGAAGAACTGAATCAAAAAATCGTGTGATAATTTTACTCTCGTTCTTTACTATCATATTCAGGCATATTTTAGGCATTAGTATATGTAGTGATTAAAAAAGACTCTTTAACTTTATTTTTTCTAACTATATAGTAGTTTATAAATATGTCATTTACTCGGTTTCATGATGACCCTTACCGTATAAAAAAACAACTGGAAGAAACTACCCACACCGGAAGATATATGTTGAATACTCCAGGACAAGGTGTGGACCTTCCATTTGTCCAGGATCCACAGTTAAGACTACAAAAATGGGGTGCAAACCTTAGAAACAATACCATTAATGTCGAGAGTGACTTACTTGGTCTAACCCGACCACTGAACCGTGATTTAGTGAACCAGAACAATCACCATTTACAATCTGCATCATCTTCTGCGATGAGTTATCGTGAATCTGCACCGATTGTAGATGAATCGAGAGCAACCCATCCTGCTTGGAAATACAGAGATTTAGAACAAATGCGATGGGAAGAACCTATTCTGAATCCACAAGCAAATCTCGAGAAAAAATTTCCTAATAATCTTCAATCGCGAATTTTAGAGAAAGACAATTTCAAACCCAGAGTTCCAGTTGTTCAGAACAGCAACTCATTTTATTTAACCGGTTCCTCCATATGCACAAACGGTAAAATCGACAAGTGTGTATAAAGATACAATGTATCAAACGAAAAGTAATGTTTTGTAAATATCATATATAAATTTATATTTACATAATATAAATGGAAGTTGTTGTACCATTATTTGCTTTAACAGGTTTGTATTTAGTGGATAAACAAACAAAACAAGGAAAAGAACAAGAAAATTTCGAAAATAATAAGGACTTACCCAATACAAATATTCCTGATGCAAACTATTTGCAAGAAGATCGCGTTGAGTCGTCGGATTTGGACAATACTGCCGAATTAACTGTATTGAACAAGTTCAATAACCAATCTGGAGTATACACGGATAAATATTTTCAACCAAGTCAATCTAAATCCAATGAAACAACCAACCTAGACTATGTTTCCCTAAGTGGACAACGTGTATCGGGAAACTATTTTGAACATAACAATATGACCCCTTATTTTGGAGGTAATATTCGTGGTACAGTGAAAGATGCGAATTCCTACGAAGGTTTGCTGGATTCTTATACCGGAAGTGGTTCCCAAGACATTTCCAAAAAAGAACAGTCTCCTCTTTTTACGCCAGAAGACAATTTGCAATGGGCACATGGTGCACCGAATCAAACTGATTTTGTGAAATCTCGCATCAATCCCAGCATGAAGATGGCAAATGTAAACCCTTTTGAGGAAAAACAAGTTGCACCTGGATTAGGTTTAGGATATACAACGGAAGGTGCTGATGGTTTTAATTCGGGTATGATGAACCGCGAAGCATGGCAACCCAAGACCGTGGACGAACTTCGAGTGGATAGTAATCCAAGAGCATCCGGTGTGTCTCTTATGGGACACGAGGGACCTGCGAATAGTCATATCAAACACATTGCTACTGCAGAACAAATGGGTGTAATGGAAAAACACCGACCAGAGCGTTCATTTGCGTTGGATGAACGTAACGTCGGAGGAAACGACATTGGTCGACTGTTCGTAACCGGGGGTTTAGAAAAAGGACATTCTCTTCGTTCTATTCCAGTGGAAAGTCACGTGACTCGTCCCGAAACAAGTACTGATTATGCAGGTATTGCTGGTGCTCAACATGATGCTGCGTATGTTCCAGGTGAATACATGCCTTCGCATAATCAACAATTGGGTGCTGTCCCAGTTGGTGTTGCGAATGCGAGAGGTCGCAGTAGAGCAGGTGAGAATGATTATAGCATTCGCTCCAATAAGGCATATACGAACAATCGCTCAGCCAACCAACAAGATAGTTATTTTGGAGCAGTTGGTAACAGTCTAGGAGCAGCGGTCGCACCATTATTAGATATATTGAAACCTTCACGCAAGGAAAATATGATTGGAACAATGCGTCCTTATCAAAACCCTGGATCTTCCGTTTCGCAAAGTTACGTGTTTAATCCTGCTGATAAACCCGCTCCTACTATTCGTGAAACTACTGAAAATTCCAAATATCACTTGAACGTAAACGCAAATCAGCGCGGAGGAGCATATAATGTTACCGAACATCAAGTTGCAGATACTACAAGAAACGAAACTGGTAACTTCTACTACGCTGGTAATGCCGGAGCGGGTGCAGGTGCTCGTCAGACTACTTCGTATGAAGCTGGTTACAATCAACGCAATAATGATATCAAGTCTAGTACCATTGATGGTTATATGGTAAAGGGAAATATGTCTTTGTTGAATAGCGATGTGAACGTGAGACAGAAAGAGCGTGATGGAATGTTAAAGAATGAGCGTTCAATTAGCGGAAATATGCCTTATAGAGCACCTGACGTGTCTGGTATGGGCGTATTGTCTGGAAATGTAAAAGAATATAACACAAACATCCAGATGGAGCGCACTGCACCTGAAATGATGTTGAATCTTCAGTCGAATCCTTACGTAGTTGATTACAAAAAAGGTCTATAATAGCGAATATGTAATATAATAATGTTGTTTAATAATAACATTATTATTGAATGGAAACAGGTGCACCAATATAAATAAGCAATCCAGTGATATTCTCTCCTTTATCACAGTTAATCAGGATGTCATTATTCAAACTATCCACATTTCCAATAATATTGAAATTTTCATCAAAAATATTTCCAATAGATACGATATTCAATGCCTTGTTGCCGATTTCAATATTACCAATCACCATATTCGTGCCTTTTATCGTATACAAATCGCTCGGGTAAGGCATAGATTTGATACTATCACTCGTCAATATCCCGTTTGACGGCGCGCCTTCAATCCCCGGACTAGTTCCCCACAACTCATAATTATATTTGTTTACGTCTACTTTGTTGATAATTTTTAATTGAAAATTGCTGGGAAAATATATACCATCTTTGGGAGAAAGAGCGATATAACTGTTTAGTTTATTTGTTTCCATAGGTAATTTTACATTCGTCACTTCTTCTTTTTTTATAACGGACGGTTCTTGAACAACGGATTCTGTTTCTTTTTCCAATACACAACCCATATTATAAAGTATATCATTATTTTTTTTTCTAAACTCATTATTATCTTCTGTCGCACTACTATTATTTTTTTGGTTAACTTGTAATAATACTTCGAACTCGGCAATCTTGGGAGAAGACTGTACTTCACCCTTCTTAAATTCGTTTTTCGCATCGTATGTCATTGCTTGTTCCATTTCTTTGTCGGTCAGAGGTTCTTGAATATTTGCATTATATATCAGACTTATACATAAAACAACCCCGAGTATAGCAATAATCCAACCCAATCTCATCTTTAACATAAGAATATAAAAAAATATACTCTGAATTATACTTTGGTTACAGTTACATCTTTGATTACATTTCGAATAATTTTATCGCGGAACTGTTTTGATTCCATTTCTCCAAATCCACCTAATACTGTATCTGATAATCGCATGAATTCTTGATTTTCGGGCGAGTCCATCTCAGTATAATTCGGGTGTTCTTCCGTCCATTGTTTCATGGTTTTGCAATTTTTATTCGCCACTTTATCTACGAATTGCTTGATCCGTTCCTTGGAGTTGTCTTCTTTTAACCAAGAATCGTTTTCGCGAATGTATAATGTTTCGCGCTTTAAATCAGTACAGTGAAGAGGACGCTTATGTGTATCGATTTCTCGCAGTTTGTTTACTAAAATGCGAGATATACCATTTACATATCCCAAACGACCAGTTTCTGTTAAATCTTCTATATCTAGGGTCATATTCTCTAAAAATTCAGACATGTTCATCGCATCTTTACATTGTTCATTTAAAAAGAAATTCAGATTGAATTTCTGATTGTTATTAATAGTATTGTTTGTAATCGTCTGACCACTGTATTTTACGTTTTCCAACAACTGTTTCTGAAGTTCTTGATTCTCTTTTTGCTGTTCAACCATTAATTCTTTGAATTCTTGGTTGCTCGTCATTAACTCCTGATTTTGTTTGACCAACTCTAATAATATATGCGTATTCTCAGGTGGTTTTTCAATGTCTATATCCATACCAGGTACATGGTTGATATTTATCTCAGTATTTGCAGTACATTTATTTTCATGACGCCATACACCCATTCGTGATTTATATTCTTTATCGCAAAAACGACAATTATGCAGGTTGGGGATTTTTGGGGATTTTTCTGTAACATTTGTAACTTTTAAATGTTTTGCTGTGGTCAAATGTTTTGTATAATCTTTTTTGTTACCGGTTCTGTAGTCACATTCTTCGCATATATACTTGGGGATTTTTTGGGGATTTTTTTGTAACATTTGTAACTATATTATGTTACAAGAAAAATCCCCTAAACCGTTTTTTGCAAAATTTATAAAAAAAAGTATGCAGTCAAACATTTCAATGAAAAATCAAAATCACTGCATTATGCTGTGAACCCGTTTTTTTACTTTTTCTTTTCAGAAACTATTTCTCAAAAATGAAAATTGGACATTTTTAAAAATGTCCAAAAGTTCAAAAAATTCTAGAGAGTTTGAAAACAAAAAGACACCTTTTTATATTTTTTCATTGACACTGTTTTTTCAAAATATTAGTTTTTTATAATTATTGTAGATGATATTTGCTAAGGACCCCTCGTTTATCCATTTGTTCGCACTTTATTTTTATAGGTAACATGCCTATCATTCAGAGTCGCGTTTCGTATTCAATTATTGTAATTTTTTATTTTGTATCTTCAATATAACAAATATTCATGATACAAATTGCTCATCGCGGATATTCCAATAAATGCGGAGATAATAATATTCCATCGTTTTTAGAAGCAATCTATTATGGGTTTGATATGGTGGAAATGGATATACAGTTATGCAAAACTGGCGAAATAGTTGTATTCCATGATACCTATTTGCATAACAAACCTATACAAAATTATACACGAACAGAATTACAGAATGAACACATAGTGACGTTAGACACAGTATTCGACATGGTAAAAATCGATGTAATCAAGATATACTTGGATATAAAAGGGAATGAAAATGTAATTCATCCGCTGATAGATATGCTTCGTACTCGATTTTCCAGCAGACAGTTACGTCGTATTTACATAAGTAGTTTTAACTGCAAATTTGTAGATCCGTTATTGAAATCCCAATTACCTGTAAAAATAGGGTTCTCTACTGCGAATTTATACGATAAAAATCAACTGGAACTATTATGTAATAACGTGAACTTTGTCTGCGTAGAATGGAGTGCGTTAGATCATGATTGTATTGAAATGTTACATGAAAAAGGTATTTATGTATATGCTTATACATGTACGGATGAATACGTATTGAATTATATGAAACAATATAAATTGGACGGCATTGTAACGAACTATTTGTTATAGCATTTTAGAGGATAAAATTGATCAATTTGCATCGGTTATTGTGAAAAATACCAACATGAGCAATACACAAAGATACCAACTACACAAAACCTACGATCTTCTCTATCATTCAAATGTAGAGTATGAATCCAATATAAATAGTATGCAAACGCCAATTCGATTGCACATTGAAGAACAGAAAACACGCAATATGTTAAGTGAATTAGAAAACAAGATAGCAACATGGACGCATGCTGCACAAGATAGCAACAGACGACGTGATGAAGAATGTCCGATTTGTTATGAAGGTATTCGTAGCAGCAATTACATTGTTCCGTCATGTGGGCATAAAATTTGTCTAGGATGTTATAAAAGTTGTATTTTATCCAAAAGTCCTTGTGCGAACAACTGTTGCTTGTGCAAAGGAACCATTCTATAATAGAAAGACAGAATGCAGTTATTGGATACAAATCTAAAAATATTTATTTACAAATAATACATATAAATATTTTTATTGGTCTATATAATATGTCTTTAAACACAACAACATTACACACACAGCAAGATCTATTGCTAGATAGTTTGAAAGAGTTTTATACAAATACTGAAAATTTACAAAAGATAATTAATATAGTGAATGGGGAGTCAAAGATTTCATTGCGCATTGTTGATTGGTTTGTAACAAATTATGCGAAAAAGTACTTTACAGTGTATGAAGTGCCTATGTTATTTGGAACGAAAGAACAAGATGTTCGGTTCAAGGTATACAATGACTACAAGTTGAAACTGAAAGCATATTCTAAGAAAAGATTTGACCCCTTTTGTAGATGGGAACGCATTTCAATTCCATACAACGACAATATGTATATGGAGACCACGTTAGGTCAATTAAATTTCTTCAAGTGGGCGTTACAACATAAAGTGATTGATTACATCGACCAACATTATCAACATATCGAGCAAGATATGAATAATCGCAACAGCACATCAAAAAGAAAAGATAGTATTGACGAGACAAAGCAAAGCGACAAGTCGAAGACAAGAAAAAAACGGGAAGAATTATCCATATCTGCGTGCAAGTGCATAAAAAAGGAGAGTGTGAAAATAATAGTAAAATTTAGTTAATAGAATGTTGGTTATTTATGGGAAAGCAATTGCCCAACTTTGAAACTTTTCAAAGATAGATTCTTCTTCCTTATACTTTGAGCGATTTAGATAATATTTATTGGTCAACTCTGTTATAAAGTCACTAATTTTGGTTACCCATTCGTCCCCTTCATCATCGTTGTCATAATTCACATCTTTATTAGTATCGAGTATTAATACAGGTGTATCTAACTCCTTATTTTTCAACCAAACATCGTGATACTGCTGACAGCGTTGCAAGTATTCGAGTGCAATGCCCGCTTCCCCGTCGCGGGAACGTTTTTGGATTCGCCCTAAACAAACATCCGCATTTGTATCTAAATATACGTACCCAGTAGGTTGATACAATTCTTTGTGTTCATCGTAAAATAAGTTGTAAATTTTGTATTCCATTTCATTCATGACCCCATCATCATATAACATTTTAGCAAATATATTGGCGTCGGCTTCGATGGACCGTTCGCAGATAATAACAGTGCATTGTGGATTTTTGTTTATAGCGTTTTTCAAATTTGCAATCCGTGTGCAACAAGCCATGATTTGAAAGGGAAAGGCATATTTTTCGGAATCTTGGTAAAAGTGCTTCAATATCGTAGTATCTTCACTGTCTTTGATGGTATCCCATTTATCCACCGGTTCTTTTAGAAACAATACTTTATCTTTATGGTGAATCTCCAGAACCTCCTTTAATTTTTGTAAAATGGTTGACTTACCTGTCCCAATATTCCCCTCAATATTAATAATCAGTGGAAGTGTCATGTTGCGTCGTTGGTCTATACATTAAACAAACAAAAATTTTTCGTTTCAATTTTATATTGTTATGTAGTCATCAACAATTTTTTATTCTTTATTAAATATATAATAGATGTCCGAAAACGAGACTACTCAAATGGTAAAACGCAACTCAATCAAAGAGTTATCTGAAAATATTCAGACGATCGTGTCTGATCAGGATTTCAAACAAAAATCCGCAGTATATGTAAGTTTCGTACTTGAACTCTATCGTGTTCTCATGGGGTCCATGTTATTGATGTTTGTTCCTCAAAAGTGTGACGACCATATCTGTGATATGTTTGAAAACACGATAGTAGTCCCCGAAGTCTACACTACCGCCATTGCTCTTAATGCATATTCACTTCTTTGTTTTCTTATCATGTATGTGGTCGAAATTAAACGTGAAAACAAATTGATAACCTATTTGGAAGTAGACAAGCATCTCGCATTCGATAACGAATCTATCGGTGAAGCGCTAGTCAAACTCCCTACGAATAAAAAGGACACAATCTTGGCGTATGATAGTTATTATTTACATTCTGGATACCTTGCATTAACGGCATTTGTGTTGAACGCAGGTGTGAGTGGATATGTAGTATTTACCAATTATTTAGATGATAAGACATTTACTGTGTACCTGACCAATATTTTATTCATGGCTCTGAAAGTGAAGGAAACCTACGATATTGTGAACACGAAGAAAAATATTTTCTATTCTGCTTATTTAACGGATAGAATACAGTTTAATGCCGTGGACAAAGACAAAATGATCGAAACTGTGGAAGAGGAGAGTTCATTAAACACGTTAGAAAGTCAGTCATCGGATGTAAAAATCGAAGTAGATGATGAAAGTGACTAATGTGCCTGCAACGAAGATATTTTATAGAGGAGACAAAAGTCATATAAACGCGTTTTCTATGATAATATAATGACTTCTTTGAGTCGACCAAATTGGAATGAATATTTTAAAGAAATAGTTCAAGTCACTTCTCGACGATCACCTTGTAATAGACTGCAAGTCGGTTGTTTGTTTGTGAAAGACAACCGCATAGTAAGTCAGGGTTATAATGGATTTTTACCGGATTGTTCACATATAAGTATTGTTCGTGATAATCATGAACAAGCAACGATTCATGCAGAACAAAATGCACTATGCGACTGTGCTAACCGAGGAGTATCTTGCAAAGATTGCGTTGTATATATAACACATTACCCCTGCTTGGTGTGTACTCGTCTATTATTAGCAGCAGGAGTTTCCGAAATTCGGTATATAGACGATTATAAAAATGATGATTTAGTCCAATATTTTGCATCACAGAAAAATGTAAAAATTACAAAGATATAGGGTCTGAAAAAATATAGAAACAATCACTTAACATTAATATCAAATGAATGTTAAGTCAAATATTTAAAAAAGAAATACAAACAGCGTCCTTTGAAGATATCCAGCATGCAATTCAGCATCCAGACGATTTCCTTTTGATAAATACACTGAAAGAAAATGATCAGGAATATCTTATCACCTCTACAATGTATTACAAACATGAAGAAGAAAAGATAAATACACTAATGAACCAATATGATTTCTCTGGTAAAAAAATAATTATTTACGGAGAAAATACCAACGACCGGACAGTTGAAAAGAAATATCATCAAATAACTTCGCTGGGGTTTCAATATGTATTTATTTATCAAGGAGGATTGTTTGAATGGTTGTGTCTGCAAGATATTTATGGAGATGAACATTTTCCAACCACAAAACCACTATTGGATATTTTGAAATATAAACCCAAATCTCGTTTTTAATCCCAACTGGTGGGTCTGTGTTTCTTTCCTCCATCATAAACTACGGCGAAGTTTTCGTCTACCAACCATCCGTTGATATGTTCTTCGCCCAAGTACACATCAGCCAAAATTCGACCATACTTTTCGTTAGCAACGTTGCGCAGTTCAACGATTTTCCCCATAATCTTTTCTGTAAGTGCATCTCTTACAAAATACGCCAACTCTTTTTCTGCTTCGGACTTTCCGCGAATTTCGGGTGTATCAATACCATTCAATCGAACAGAGAAACGATATGTTGGACCATCTGTGTTAGGTAGGCGTGCAGCAATGGTGATGGTATCGCCATCATATACTTTGATAACCTTCCCATACTGAATTGGATAAACAAACGGAATGGTATCATTGTAACTGATTGAATTCAGATAAGACGTATCCATAATATATATATTTATAATGCGTGTAATATTTAAACCGTTTTCTCGACCTATAAAATTGATTTAAACAATTCGGGGGAAGATATTAGTAGTAAGCAATTATTATATTCAACCGTTAAAATGGATCTTCGTCAAAACAAGTTATCAAAGAGTGAATGGGAATCGATTGAGGTCCCTTCTTCTTCAGAAGAAAAGGCGATTTTGAAAATGATGATAAACGGGTTTCATCATGTGGATATACATACCAATAAAAATCAATCCTTGTTTTCTTTTACTAAGATCGAACAAACAGAAGAAGTCGAGATGTTACTGTATGAACGCTATTTCAAAGAAACAATGGACAAAACAATGAAAAAATATGGAAAAAATATGAATGTACAAATCGAAAAATTGCAAGGAAGTCAACTAAAAAAACTAAAAAGTGCGGATATGATCCGTATTACAAATTTGGAGGTGAATATCAAAGAAAACAAACAATATATTTATGAGTTTGTTCTATTGGATTTGTTTCATGAATTATTAAAAAATCTACATAAGGATAAACCGCAATTCGCGTTGTATTTGTATACGATTCGACAACTAGAAAAAAATAGTATTCAGCATATAAACAAGCACGTATTGAATAACATTGAACAGTATTTGGTATATGCACAAAGAAAAACGAGTGCAGATGATATAATGAAAAACGCCTATAATTTCATTGAACGAAACGCCTATTTACTAAAATACCAAGATTTAACTCTATTTGAACATCAAAAACAACTCTTTCAACTATTTAGTTCTAATGAACAACCTTCTTCCAAACTTGTATTGTATACTGCTCCAACAGGAACTGGTAAAACCATATCACCAGTAGGGTTATCAGAAGGAAAGCGAATTATTTTCGTATGTGTAGCTCGACACATTGGTTTGGCGCTAGCAAAGGCGTGCATAACAGTAGAAAAAAAGGTAGCATTTGCATTTGGATGCAAAGATGAAACAGATATTCGTTTGCATTATTTCTCGGCGGTAAACTACACCAAAAATAGGCGTTCAGGTGGTATCGGAAAGGTAGATAACAGTGTGGGAACCAATGTAGAGATTATGATATGTGATGTGCAGTCTTATCTAGTTTCGATGAATTACATGCTAAATTTCAATTCGGTAGACAATTTGGTAACTTATTGGGATGAACCAACCATTACAATGGATTATAGTGAACACGAATTGCATAGCATCATTCACAACAATTGGAAAGAAAACAAAATCCCGAATATGGTGTTATCGTGTGCAACTTTGCCGAGTGAACAAGAGTTGTCTGGAGTATTCTCTGATTTTCAAAGTAAGTTTGAAAATGCAGAAATCCATACAATCAATAGTTATGATTGTCGAAAATCAATCCCCATATTAAACAAAAGTGGTTTCGCAGTGCTCCCTCATTTGTTGTATGAAAATTATGTCGATATTATGGATTGTGTTGAGTATTGCAAAGATCATTTGACCTTGTTGCGGTATTTTGATTTGCAGGAAATTATCCGGTTTATTGATTATGTATCTTCAAATAACTATGTACTGGTGTCTGTTGATTTTAAATCCCACTTTAAAAATATTGTGGATGTGACTATGAATTCAATTAAATTATACTATTTGGAAATATTGTCTCATTGCAAACCTGAATACTGGCAAACAATTTATCATCATATGAAAAATACGCAACTATCGAACCTGGATAGTGTTACACAAAATGGATTGGGAAAGACCAAAAGTGTATCCTCGTATTCGGGTGGTTCATCATTGAAACGAACAAGCAGTACGTATGGTGAACCAACGCAAAAGGCACAAGTAAATCCAAATAGCAAGGGGATCCTACTCACTACGTCGGACGCCCATACATTAACGGATGGTCCGACAATCTTCTTGTCTGAGGATGTGAAGAAGATCGGAAACTTCTATATTCAACAATCGAATATTCCAACAGTGATGTTCCAAAGTATATTGCATAATATTTCCAAAAATGACGAAATTATTAACAAAATCACGTATCTGGAAGGAGAAATCGCAAACAAGGAGACCAAAATGGGAGCAGACAACGAATCGACAAGTGCACGCGAAAGTGGACGATTATGTCATGAATCGCAACATTGGATGAACCAAATCGAAAAAATGCGTAAAGAAATCAAGTTGATTTCACTCGACCCGACATATGTACCGAATTCAGTTGCGCATCAAAAGTTATGGACACCGGACAAAGAAGTGCGGGAAAATGCTTTCACTGCATCATTGGACGAAGAACATACACGCGATATTATGTCGTTGAACATTGATAATCATTTGAAGGTATTGTTGCTTTTGGGAATCGGCATGTTCATCGAAAATGTGGATGTGAAATACATGGAATTGATGAAACGGTTGGCTTCTGAACAGAGACTCTTTATTATCATTGCCTCATCTGATTATATATATGGAACGAATTATCAGTTTTGTCATGGATTTATTGGGAAAGACTTGACCAATATGACTCAACAGAAAACCCTTCAGGCATTGGGTAGAATTGGTCGCAACAATATCCAACAAGATTACAGTGTTCGTTTCAGAGATGATAATATGATCATTCAATTGTTCAAGACACCTGAGCACAATGTGGAAGCAACAAATATGATACGTTTATTCTCAAGCAAAGATTAGAAAAATACAAAAATAGAATTGTGAATACTGTAATAATCTTATTACATTTTTATTTACAAAATGTGAGCATTTATCGTGTGGGAATTATTTTTTTGTAATATAAAATAGTATTAGGTAAATGTATAAGTATGCATAGACGGGGATATTACGGAAGACCATTTTATGGCGGATTTGGATACCCTTATTGGGGTAGATGGGGTTATCGTCCTTATTGGGGCGGATACCCTTATTACAACCCTGTTCTTTGGAGATAGGTATGTTGGTAAAACAATATCATCACAATGAAACTATATAAATGTTTCATTGTGAACAATAGTATATTCAACTATTATGAATAAAATCGAGTCGGGTGAAAAATTGGATTTCGGACACGTATTGATCCGCCCTAAACGCTCTACAATTAATAGTCGTTCGTTGGTTTCTTTGGAACGCGAATTTAAATTCAAATATGCTGAATGCAATTGGAACGGTGTACCGATTATTTCTGCAAATATGGATACGACAGGAACCTTTGGTGTATACGAATGTTTGAAACAACATAATATCATTACTGCCATGCACAAATTCTATACTGCACAAGATTATCTGGATTATCAGGAAGCAAATGGCGGACTTAACGCAGATTATTTTATGGTATCGACTGGAATATCTGATGCGAACTTTGATAATTTATGCTCCATACTTGATAGCATTCAGTGCAAATGGATATGTATCGATATTGCGAATGGATACATTGATTCTTTGGTGAAATTTTGCAAGAAAGTACGCGAAACGTATCCGGATAAGATTATTGTTGCGGGTAATGTGGTTACACGTGAGATGGTAGAAGAGTTGATTTTATCCGGTGGGGTAGATGTGGTAAAAGTAGGTATTGGACCTGGAAGTGCTTGTACCACACGTTTGAAAACTGGAGTTGGAATGCCACAATTATCTGCTGTATTGGAATGTGCCGATGCAGCACACGGTGTAGGTGGACACATTATTTCGGATGGCGGTATTACATGTCCAGGTGATATGGCAAAAGCGTTTGGAGCAGGTGGCGATTTTGTGATGGTTGGAGGACAATTTGCTGGACACGAACAGAATCCAGGTGAAGTTATGGAAGATCAAAGTGGTAAAAAATATAAGGCATTTCACGGTATGAGTTCAGACAAGGCACAAACCACTCACTTTGGTAAGATGAACTCATATAGAGCATCTGAAGGACGTGTTTTGAAAATTCCTTACAAGGGGGATTTGAACAATACGGTGTTAGATTATTTGGGCGGATTGCGTAGCACGTGTACCTATATCAATGCACCTACTATCAAGCAAATGCCGAAATGCACAACTTTTGTTCGAGTATCACAACAAGTGAATAATTACTTTGGAAACTAAAAAAAATACAATCACCAAGAAGATGATTGTATTTTTATTTTTGTTGATTATTTACCATAGAGACAACATTCTTTTGGTTGATTGGATAAATCCCTCCGCATGGTTTGTTTTGATTTCTCTTCTCGCATGATGACTATGTTGAACAGTAGTATCTACTGGTGGATCAATTCGTTCTCTATACATTCGATCAATCGCGTACAACGTATATGTATTTTTCGTATCTGGAGAAAACGGAAAGAAATCTCGATTCATTGGAATAAAATCTTTTACTAATTCGTTGGTATTTGATATAGACAACGTTTCGACTGATTGTGTATTCGGTATAAAGATGTCCAATATGTCGTCTTCTGTAAATACAGTATTTATTTTTATTTCTTCAAATAACAATTCTCGCAAGTGTTTCATTGTAGTATTTCCGTTGCAAGTAACACTTAACGGTTTACACGCAGTGGTGTTCAGGTTAAATGTGTAGTTCATGGTTCGTTCTATGTTTGGTGCCTACATATGAATTTGGACAATTTTGTTCAATTTTATCAAGAAATCTTCCCGATAAAGCATACGTAATGTTCATACCATTTTCTTGTTTTTGGTGGTTCGCATAGTCGCTCAAGAGACGACATCATTCTATCTTGACTATAAGACCATTCCATTTTCTTGACTTGTTGTGTATATTATATAGTATGATAATTGTATCCTTTCAATTTTACTTTTGAAAAATGGGATAAAGTATACATCAGATATATAATAATTATGGAAGAACTGCAAGTATACCAAGTATCTCCATTAGATAGATCATCAATATATACAACGGAACATTGGACGAATCAATTATCCAATGGTAAGAGTGTGACTGTTCTATACACACTGCAATGCGATGACGGTGTATTTCAGTTTGAAATAACGGATGAAGAAAAAGAACAATTATTACAAAAAGACCACATTATAGTAAATGATTGGAATGCATCAGTAGAAGAAGTAGAGATGGGATGGGATTTTGAACATAAAATACAAAACGAAGAATCGTATACAGTTGAAGAAATAGAGGAAATTAAACAATTGATGTATGTTTGTAATGGATATGATAATGAAGATAATGATTTCAATCAAGATATTATGGAAGAAAATAACTGGAGTATGAACGATACTATATATGAAATATATTCAAAGTGCGAATTTGAATGTATGTCTTGATTTACTTTTTGAAAATGGGATAAACATAACACGTCATATACAGTAAAGATGTCTGAAGGTGAACTGCGATTGCGTATTGTTGAATTGGAAAAACTAAACCAACAACTTCAAAATCAATTAACAGAAGCGAATGTATATTTGAAAATATATACACCAAATAAGACAAAATTAAGTGAAACAAATGTTATGTTCAAAAGTAAATTGTGAAAGATGTAGGTCATAGAAGCATAGTGTTTATTCGTTTTAACCCAGACCATTATGTAAATTCAGAAGGTAAGAAAATAACGTCTTGTTGGAGATTAAATGGATATGGCGTGTTACAAATATCCAAAAATAAACGCGAAGAGTGGTCAGAACGTTTGACTGTTTTGAATAACCAAATTCAATGTTGGGTAGATAATTCTACTGAAAAAACAGTTGAGATTATTGAATTGTTCTATTAAAAAATAATTAATCTGTATGATTTTTAATTATTTTTAACGGTTAAAAATTAATGATGATAAATTTGAATTAACAGTAAACTTAGTTACTGTACGCGATCCCAGCCATGCCAGACATCACACGGAGCACATTGTAGTTAACAGCGTACACTCTGACCTTGGCGGTGTTGGTGCCGGAGACGGTGTTGGAGGAAAGGACAAGCTGGAGGACAGCGTTATCGATGCGGGAGAAGTTGCAACTTCCAGAAGGCTGGTGCTCCTCAGGGCGGAGGGCGAAGGAGTACACGTTGATACCAGCGTCAGGGGCGCGGGTGTGGTGCTGGAAGGGCTGGACAGTGTCGAAGTAGGAACCCTCACGCTCGGAGAAGCGGTCCTGGCCGTTAAGCTGAAGCTTGGCGGTCACAACGGGATTCTCACCCCAGCAATGCATGTCGAGGGCGGTCTCAGCAAGCACGAAGGTGCCGGCATCGGAGAGAGAAGAACCATTAGCAGCGCCAGCGCCGGAGACATCCTTGGAGTCGTCCAGCTGGAACACACCACCAGAGATCACTCCGTTGTTGCCCTCAGTGGCGGCATCACTTCCGAAGGCCTGGATGGCGTTGGGAAGAGCATCAATGGCGTCAGTGTAGTTGAAAGGCTGAGCACCAAGGGTCTTGTAGAGGGTAGCACCGCCCTCAAGAGAAGTACAGTAATCGACGTTAGCATCGGGCTGCACAACCCAGATAAGCTCCTTACAGGGGTGGTTGAAGTTGAGCTTGATCTTGTTGGAAGAAGAACCGACAGACTCGTCACCAGTGAACTGAACCTGCTCGATCAGATACTCGTGGGGGTTCTGGGCCATCTTGCGGCGCTCATCGGTATCAAGGAAGATGTAGTCCACGTACAGAGAGGCGGCAACCAGAGACTGCTGGTAGGCAGCAGACACAGACTGGGACGCACCAGCGGCACCAGCAAGGTCCTTGACGGCCCACAGGCACTCACCGATGGGGCGGAAATCGATGTTGATCTTCACCTCGTGGTATTGCAGAGCAATGAGGGGAAGAGCAAGTCCGGGGTTGCGGCAGTACCAGAACTGAAGGGGCACGTAAAGGGTGGTCTCGGGGAGAGCGTCACGGGGAGCGCACACCTGGGAAGGGGCGGAATTGGAGGCACAGGGACCAGACACAGGGGCGAAGTTGGGGTCAGTGATGTAGGTAAGCTGGGTGGTGTTACCGATCATCTTGTAGTAACCAGACTGCTGCTCCTTGGAGAGGGTCAGCTGGTTCCAGATGTGCATCCAGTCACCGTATTGGCGATCGATGCGCTGGCCACCAACCTCAATCTCCACCTGGGCGATGAGCTGCTCGCCGATGAAATCCAACCAACGGGCATGCACGTCACCGGAGGCAACGTTCTGGTTGATCTCGGGGAGAGTCACCTGAAGGTAAGTGCGGTAAGCAAGATCACCATTACGGGAGATGGTGCAGGTAACGCGACGACCGAAATCGGCCTGTCCGGAGAAGGTCTGCTCGACAGACTCCATAGCGAAGTTAGTGTGGCGTCTGTAAGACACCTTCCAGAAAGTGATTTCAGGGGTTCCAGTAAGGAACACGTCTTGGGCGCCATAGGCGACAAGTTGCATAAGTCCTCCAGCCATTTTGGATTATATATACAATTATGAAAGAAAATAATTTTGGAAATAAACACATTAATTCATTTTATTCAAAAGTTGATTTTCCTAAATCAAAACTTATGTACACACCACACTTGTAGTTTCAATCAAAAAAAAACTATGTACACTGCTTACCTTAGATAATTGGGTTTTTGTAGTTTATAATTGTAAGCATATTGCATCACAGTTGTAAATTAAAAATATTGCTAAAATATCTGAATAAGATTATTCAAATAGAAACTATATGCATTTTTATTCGAATCGTAATCAGCGAGTTTCGAACAATGAATAGTCGGTTGAATTGCTCACTATAAAGCGTTCTAAATAATTCTCTTCAAAAATTTCTCGCTTGTTTTCATGTTTTTTTGTGAAAATATATTTGTCTTGTTGTTTCTTGACTGACCACCCCTTTTCCAAAGCATTCATTAAAAACATCATTTTCTGGAACTGCGTTTTCTCTATTTTTATTTCACTCGATTGTTCTATTGTAATCTTTGTTGCAATATCGGACATATACATATGAAAATGGTTTATATAGGTAAAACATACGAATTTTAATAATTTTGTTTATTTATTATCAAAAATTAACATAAAAACACACACACATGAATACATAAACAAATATATACATGGCATCAAAAACTACCAAAACATCAGTTCATAGTATTGATGAAAAGCATACGGAAATTATGAATGAAATCAATCATAATGAGCAGGTCATCATACCACAATTAATGGAAGAAAAGACACAACTAAAAGAATATATTCGTTCATTAAATAAACATCAAATCGAAGAGTACATGGAAACTCGCGATAAGATATATGCTCTGCAAGATGAGATTAAACAGATGAAACAACAAAAAAAAGATTATTATCTGAACAATTCAAAATATATATTCGACTATTTTGAACAGAAAAAACAAATTTCAACTAGTGAAACGTCAAGTCAGCACTCTAACGTAATCAATTCTTTTTTTAAAATAAAATCCACCACGCAAGATGCAGCGAATCCACAGAGCGCAAAGTATGTACAGTCGAAGAAATATTATCAAAATTATTGGAAAAATGTGAGTAATGATAATTATAACATGCAAGATTGTATTGTCGCATCTGATGTGTGTCAAGTATGCAATAAAGGTGAAATGATACCACAAGACGAAGAAGGTATATTAATTTGTAATAATCCTGAATGCGCCAAATTTATCACGTATATTATTGATGGCGCAAAACCGAACAACAAGGATCCCCCCAACGAAGTGTCCTATACTGCATACATACGTCTGAATCATTTCAAAGAAATCTTATCCCAATTCCAGGCAAAAGAAACTACTCAAATTCCGGATGAAGTCATTGACGCAATCAAAGCACGTATCAAAAAAGAACGAATTGAAGACGTATCCACACTTAATTATAATAAAATGCGTGATATATTACGAAAACTGGGATTAAACAAATATTTCGAACATATACAATATATCAATTCGTTGTTCGGTATTAAACCACCTGTCATGAACGAAGAATTACACGAGACCTTATGTGTGTTATTCATTGAAATCCAGAAACCTTGGGCGGTACATTGCCCTGCTAACAGAACCAACTTCTTTAACTATACCTATACTTTGTATCAACTGTGCAATTTGTTGGACCAGACTCAATATTTGCCGTACATACCTATGATGAAAGACCGAGAAAAGCAATTAGAACAAGATATGATATGGAAAAAAGTATGTGAAGATTTAGATTGGGTATTCTGTCCCACGGTGTAAGTTTATTTTCGAACATGTATTGGACGATAGAGTACCTGACTGTAGTATCTGGTTCGAAACCGGTAGTTCGGAAAAAAATTAACTAATAATCAATATATGCATTGGTTATTAATTGTCTGCATACATATAATGAACATAATTGTTTGTGGAGATAGTCATACTCGTGTATTCTCTTATTGTAATAAACAACAATCACAATTTATATTCAACGTATGTGAAGTAGGTGGAGCAACAGCACAGGGAGCAGTGAACCCAAATTCAAAAACCGACGCATTAGGTATATTTTCAACCAAACTACAAAATACACCAAAGGCAGACAAAGTGCTTATTATGTTGGGAGAAGTAGATTGTGGATTTGTGATTTGGGTAAGGTCAACACGTTATAACATTAGTGTAGATGAACAACTCCAGACATCTATTCACAACTTATTCCAGTTTATAGAGACGAAAGTGAAATCATATGGTTACGCATCCAAGGATATTATTGTAGCAGGAGCAATTTTACCAACTATCAAAGACAATACCAATAAAAAATATTTGCATGGAGCGCGAAGTGAAGTAGATGTAGACCAATATACAAGGACACAGAAAACGTTAGAATATAACAATATGCTAAAAACCAGATGTAATGACTATGGATATCATTATATAGACATTACAGACAATATTGTAGGTGAAGATGGATTGGTTCAAGACAAATATTTAAGTGAAAATCATACCGACCATCATCTAAATAGTCCAAATACGCATCAATATTGGATTCGTAGTCTGGAAGAGTTGAGATAACATATACATATATCCAAACCAATTTAGAATCATAAGTATATTTTACACTAATAGTATGTTGTATTGTGAAGACAAAGAATTTGTTCAACAAACTTACAGTAACACCAATGAATATCGCAAGGAAATGAGACGCATCTTTTGTATGAATTCCTCTAATTATCCACACATAGACAATTCAATTGATAGTGAGAGTAGAGATGAATTGGAATATGATGAGAAAACGATGTCTGCTGCGTTAGACCGAATTTATACCAAAACACGGGACCATCCACTATTCAAAGACATCTATGAAAAAGCAGCCGGATGCATGCTATCTACCGATCCAGAAATTGGATTAGCTGTTTTATGTAGTTACGATTATTTAGATGTGTTTATTCCGTGTTATAGAGAATATATGCTTACTAGCGTATTTGATACAACAAGCATATATTATGTAAGTTTATTTAACAAAGTGTATGGTTGAGTAATTGTATTGTTTACTCATCTGCCTTCTTCTTTGCCTCGGCATCTGCCTTCTTCTTTGCCTCCTCATCTGCCTTCTTCTTTGCCTCCTCATCTGCCTTCTTCTTTGCCTCCTCATCTGCCTTCTTCTTTGCCTCCTCTTCTGCCTTCTTCTTTGCCTCCTCATCTGCCTTCTTCTTTGCCTCCTCATCTGCCTTCTTCTTTGCCTCCTCATCTGCCTTCTTCTTTGCCTCCTCATCTGCCTTCTTCTTTGCATCAACTTCTGCTGCCTTCTTTGCTTCAGCTTCTGCTGCCTGTTTAGCAAGAGCAACTTGTTGAGCTGCCGCCTGTGCTTTCAGATTTGGTCTGGGACGCATTAAAAAATTCATGATTATACATAATTATTACATAATAATTCATTTCTAAATAAAATATTGATTTAGTGTTTACATAAAATGACTTTCTTATGTAAATAAAATATATACACTATATAAATAATGGCATCAACAAGAAATAAAAATTCGATTGGTGATTATCAAAATGAAATTCATAGTTATACCCACGCATCTAATTACATGACTTACGATAACGCAGGTAAAGTAGAAAATAACTATTTTGCAGGAGATGGATTACTAATGGGAAGAATGGCTTCTGAAAATCTAGCAAGCAACGCATGTGATATAGAATCACAATTATTTGGTATTGGGTCGACAAATTTAGTCACTCCTCAAAAGCAAATTCAACCAAAAATACACAATATTAAATCATTAAACGTGAGTGACCGTATTTCCATGATTATACCAGCACCCCTTGTTGTGGAGAAAGACCAGCGTCCTAATCTTATGAAATAATTCGTCTTTTCATTGAAATATTGTGCATATGTTTAGGATATTTTCTAAATGTAGAATGTTTATGGTGAAGTGCCTTCTTTTTTTTTGATAATTCTTCTAAAGTAATGTACAAAGAAGCATTATCTGGTGTTTCTTCGTGTGTCTGTATTTTTTCCTCTTCATAATAGGTTGGTTCATCTGCTTCTTGTGATTGTTCAATAACTTTATTTTGTTGTTGCAGATATTCTTCGATTTTATCAGATAAAGCAGTTTGCAGATCACAATTGGTTCGTTCAGGTAACTCATCACATGGGGTGAATGATATATGTAAATAATCTTGTAGAGGTTCGATCATATTATCAATAATTTGGATAGGCAGTTGTATATGCGCCATAATAAGTTTATTTTCATTCATGTTGGTTTATTTCATAAAAAGTATTTAATTGTTTTTATGAAAAAATATTATTTATGTTTAGATTTGTTGTCGCCTATCTTCACGTCGCCTATCTTCACGTCGCCTATCGCCTTGCTGTACATCTTTCATATTCGCAAGTTGGGCATTAAAATCATCACTATTTTCTTCATATTCACGAAGGAGCACCTTTGAATTATTGGGATTTTGCTTATCTATCACCACAACTGACCTGTATGGGTCAGCACTTACATCAACTCCATATTTATCCTTAAATTCTTTCTCAACTGCTAATATGTCGTCAAGTTCGATCTCAGTATGGAATACATTGTCTTTGAAGTTGTAATATAAATGAGTGATTTGTTTGAATGGTTGTTCGCCAAATTCCATATCCATTGCAAATTTACCAAGGTATTTGTAATTTTCTATTTGTGATTCTGATAATTGTTCTGGTGGTCGGTGAATAGCGAATTCTTCATTGTAAGGTTCAAATACGTCTTGGTAGATATTATTTAAATAAGCAGATAAACCCGACAATGCGTTCGATGCTGATCCGGTGATATTTACGTCACACATATTCGGCATAGAAGGTAACATACCCTTCGCATTACTGAACATTTGTTGTAGATTCTCCCCCATTTTTTCCATAGTCATCTTGGGATGCAATTCATTGTATAATTGTTCCCTTCGCACTAACAATGGTAAAATAGGAAGGAGTTTCTGTATCATATCGTATTGTTGATTGTCTTTTTGAATTTGTAATAATTCATTATTTAATTTTGTATATCGAGCGTTTATCTCTTTGGTGTGTTTATTTATCTCCGTGTTCTCTTTCTCTATATCTTGATCTAATTGTTGCTTTTGTAATAACAAAGGAAGAATAGACGAAAGATTGCTGATAGTATTATTTTCTTGTATTTCTGTATCTATTTTTTTGATTTCTTGTCCGAGTGTTTGTTCTTTGCTAGTATTATCTCGTTTTATCGAGGTTATGGTGTTGTCTTGTTCCTTTATTTGATTTTGAAGTTGCAGTTGTTTTAATAACGAAGGAAGAATGGACGAAAGATTGCTGATAGTATTATTTTCTTGTATTTGCGAATCTAATTGACCTTGTTCTAAATTGGTTTTGTTGATGAGCGTTGACAATAATGCATCTGCTTTACTTGCATCTGGTTTTTGGTCTAATTTAGAAGATATAACTGCATCTAGTTCACTCGCATCTGTTTCCTTCGCTATTTCTTCTGTTTCCTTCGCTACTTGTTGTGTACGTTTAAACAATTTCTGTATTTTCAATGCCGCTGCTTCTGCTGATACTTTCGCTGCCGCTGCTTCTGCTAGTACTTTTGCTGCTGTTTCTGCTGCTACTTTTGCTGCTGTTTCTGATTCTACTTTCGCGTCTGCTGCTAATTTTGCGTCTGCATCTGCTTTTACTTTCGCTGCTGTTTCTGCTGCTAATTTTGCGTCTGCTTCTAATTTTGCATCTGCTGCTAATTTTGCTTTTGCTTTTGCTTCTTCTGCTTGTGTTTTTTGTGCTAGCGCTTTGGCTTCTTCTTCTGCTGCCTTGGCTGCTTTGGCTTCTTCTTCTGCTTCTTCTTTTTCTTTTGCTGCTTGTTTTGATTTTGCATCTGCTTCTTCTTTTTCTTTTGCTGCTTGTTTTGCTGCTTCTTCTAATATTTTCGCTTCTTCTGCTGCTACTTTTGCTTCTTCTGCTACTTTTGCTGCTGCTTCTTCTGCTACTTTCGCTGCTGCTTCTTCTGCTACTTTCGCTGCTGCTGCTTCTGCTTGTTTTTCTTTTGCTGCATCAGAAGAAAAGACACTCGAACGCGAAACAGATGGCAGATGAGAAGCCATTGGTTCTGCTTCTTCTGAATTTTTTGTTCCTTTTCTTGAAGCAGTTGGACCCTCATCACCCGGTGCTGGTGCTGGTGGTGGTATTACTTTTTCTACTGCTTCTGCTTTTGCATTTTCATCTGCTTCTGCTTCTACTGCTTCTGCTACTGGTATTTCTGCTTCCGATTTCAACAAACTCATAATTTTGGAATTTTTTTTTGTATCATCTACTATTTTTTTATCATCTATCTTTTTTTTAGCATAGGCATACTGAATCGGTTTAAGTAGTTGTTCTTTAATCTGTTTTTCTAAATTAGATCTATCAAATTCATCTATTTTCTGCGATTGATTATTACTACTCATCGTTTATTATCTGATATAACATATACAAACAAATTACTTTATGTAGGTAATTTGTTTTCCAATTATTATGTTCTAGTTCGCTTCTTCGTTTTTCTCTGTTTGGTTTTACGTTTACTCTTGCGAGTTTTACGACCACCTACCGTTTTTGCATAATTATGCCGTCCTTCCAATTTTCCAAAATTTGTCAAATATCGTTCATCTGATGTTCTAAAAAAATTTTTTAGATTGGTCAATATTATTATGCTATCTAGAATTTTGTCTTTAAAATTACCTTCCCATGTTCCGAACATACTCGCATGTTTACCGACCATAAACAATCTTTCATAGTTATCTTTTAACACTCCCAATATAGTCTTCTTATATATTTCATCCATATTAATTTTTGGTATATGCTGTATCATGGTCTTATATTTACCATCAATAAGATCCAAAGGAATTTTATAGTCACTCTCATCTCTGTATTTTGACTTGCCCTTGTCTATCTTAGTTAATTGATCAATGGTATTTTGAATAATAGTGACCATATTGTCATATTGTGCTTTTTCATCATTAACTGTTTTAAAAATTTCATAATCGTCTTCATCCATCTCTTTCAGTGTAGCGTTTAAATCCATATCTAATGGTAGGTCTCCAGATTCATCTTCTTCTGCTTCTTCTCCAAATTTATCTTCTTCTTCTTCTTCTTCTTCTTCTTCTTCTCCAAATTTATCTTCTTCTGCTTCTTTCGCTTTTTGTTGTTTACGTTTAACAAATTTCTGTATTTTCAATGCTGCTTTTTCATTATCTTCTTCATTTTCTTCTTCATTTTCTTCTTCATTTTCTTCTGCTTCTTCTGCTTTTTGTTGTTTACGTTTAACAAATTTCTGTATTTTCAATGCTGCTTTTTCTTTTTCTTCTTCTTCTGCTCTTATACGTGCCTCGTGTGCAAGTTTATCTTTTAAATCTTTACTAACATCATACGGTTCAATCGCCATGCTTTGCGCAATATCAGTCGCATCTTCTAAGCTTTCCATTTGTTTCTCTTCTTCTCCTGGGCGTGCATTAATAACAGGAGTTAAATCAGTTTTACTTGCTATATTCTCTGGTGTAGTAATTTCATGAACACTATAAATTATTGGTAATTTATCAGTAGCACAACTTTGTTCATGATACGTTTGAGTATTTTGTCCTTTTGGTTTCTTTGTATTTCCTTGTATACGGGTTCCATACATGATGGGTCCTTCTTCACTTGCATACATTACAATTTCTAATTGTTTTCCAACTTGTAAATCATCTGGTATAGTGAAGTCGTCCATATTTTTGAATTCCATATTGGTATCTGTCGGTGAGAATCCTTGAAAATCGTAAGGCGTATCAAATAGTTTATTTGTATTCACTACAAAATTATTGTCTGAACAATATTCTATTTGAATCGAATGTAATTTATTGGGATGTTCAACTAAATTTTCAATAAATTCTGATGTAAGTTTTTCTCCTAATGCATCACCTAATGATTTTCTTTTTCCTCCTTTGAACACTTTGTTTTTGAAAGTAGTATTTTTCGTTCTTCTTCCAGTCGGGCGTTTTTTTACTTTTTGGGTATTATTCTTTCTCCTTGTTTTTGGTGGCATAGGTTCTTATATTATACACATACATAAGTTGTGGTTTATCTAACAACTTATTTATGAAAAATTACTAAACTTACTTTTTGGAAGTATTTCTCTTGTTCTTGCGATTGCGTCTGGTTCTACGCTTCTTTTGGGTCTTGCGTTTCTTTTTGCCGCCTTCCATCGAGTTTTGGTTACCTTGCTGTGCTGTTTGCTGTGCTGTTTGATCTGCTGTTTGCTCTGCTGTTTGCTCTGCCGTTTGCTCTGCCGTTTGCTCTGCTACTACAGCGGCCTTAGCAGTCTTAGCAGCCTCTACAGCTGCCTCTTTGGCGGTTTTTTGTTCTTCTAGTTTCTTAACTTCCTCTTCAAAAAACTTCTTAATATCGTCAATATTTGTATCAACCTTCAAGTCTTTTGGAACGTTGGTTATGTTCGCTTTCGGGGTTTTAACTTGTGCGATCGAAGAATCTTGGTTTAAAATGAAAGTGAAATGGGGTTTAGTCACGTCGCTAATATTCGGCATATATGACGCCATATCTAATGAATTCGTATTATATAATACTTCCATATTTTATTGCAGTTGAAATGTATGCGTAAAAATAACTTTCTCCATATCCAACTTCAACATCAAGGGTTCACGGTCCATACGCGAAATCCAACACACATATTCTGCATCTATAATCGCTAAACTCAAACAAAATTCAATGCCGTTGCGAAAGAAAACAAAGTCATCTGTATATGAGACGGGTTTCAGAGTTTCTTTATCCAAAGCAACAAAACGATGGAAATATTTTCGAGGTTCACCGTTAATCGAATAATGTACTATTCCCACTAAATAGTTCCTATATTCTACAAAATTAGATGACCCCCGAGTGTCGCGAAATGCCGGTTCTTGAATAGGAAAAGTTTTGTCTATCACTAATGTGTGTTTTTCATCCAATTTCCCGATTTCCAATGGAAACCATTTATAAATAAAATACAATTCCTCTTTCCATACAAGCGGTATCCAATTTTTCTGCATCGTACGTCTGTATGGGGAATATAAAAAATGATTGTCTCGATATATACGGTTTTCTGGATCATATTCCCCCATGATCAGAGTATTCACCGAATCGTGTGTATAATTTACATTGGTCGCTAAATAATATAATTTTGCGTTAAACACAAACAACCGAATATCTTCCAATCCAAAACATCTGTTCCATTTGGATTCAAATTCGATTAACGTTTCGTCCATTTCTTGATAATCGATTGGAACAAGCGTGGAATTCAATTCACTTACCACATTTTTGGTTTTGATGCTTCCAATCAAGTCGTTGGTTCCAAATAAACCTTCTGACGTGTACCAATAATTTACGTATCGAGTATTCAAGTAATATTTTCCATTGAAATATGCTACACTCGCTGAACTCGGTTCATAAGAGCGTATCAATGGATATGGATAAGTTATTGTCTCATATATTGCTTGTAGAGGAGACGCTCCAATGGACGTCATCCAGTTTCTTACATTCATGTAGAAAAGAATCTTTATTTGATTTTCGGACAGACCAATAATATTGCGTAAAATTGATTGAATATTCCATTTCTTCTAATAGTAACAACAACAGAACAACAACTATGGAAAAGAGTAATCGCGTACTGGTATTTGATACGGAAACCACTGGTTTGCCTCCTCGTGGAGAAGATGCCGGTCATATCAAAAATTATCCTTACATCACACAACTGAGTTATATCGTGTATGATTGTGAAGCAAAAGAGATAGTGTATAAATTCGATTCGTATATCAATATTGATGCAAGCATTCCTTTGTCGGAGGAAGTCAAGAAACTGACTGGCGTATCGCGAGAAAAACTGGACAATGGAGTGGATATGCTTTCCGCGCTAAAAACATTTTATAAACATTATTCTACTTCGAGTAAAATCATTGCTCACAATATCGGGTTTGATAAACAGATGATGATGGTTGAAATGGAACGTCATCGCGAGTCCATTCAAACGGATCATCCGGAATGTTTGGCTCTTTTCAATACTTATTTTGAGAAGAGCAAGAACATTCGGACTTATTGCACAATGGCGAATGGTAAAGACGTGTGCAACATTACACTCCCCTCTAAATTTGAAGGTGGACGACCTTACAAAAAGAACCCCAAGTTGATTGAATTGTACAAGCACTTGTTCGATAACAAAGAGGTGGAAGGATTGCACAATTCGATGATGGACGTATTGGTGTGTTTGCAATGCTATTTGAAAATGGTCCACGATTACGTGGATACCAATCTTGGTGTTTGATAAATACGTATACAAAGTGATTATGTAGTTATCAAAAGAGAAACGTGTGTATTATGTATATTTTTTATGCTTGCGTGTTTTGTTCTTGGACGATATCTTCTTGTATTGTCTGGTTGCTTTCTTCTTATTTTTTCTTCCTCCCTTTTTTTGCAAAGGACAAGTAGACATTTCCTTCTTCAAATATTCGAAGAATTGGTTTTTGTCCATAGATTCGTAGTGCTTTACACTTTCCAACTGTGTGGTTATATTCTCATTGTCTCCACCATTCATTGCTACTGGAGCAAATTCACCTACAGGGCAAAAACCACGGCAAGCAAATATTTTTATTTCAACATTTTCAAATGAAACCTCGTTTTCGTTACAATAGACATATATGATTTGCATCAAATTGTCCAAATGAATTACCTGCTCGTTGTCCTTACCAAATAACTCTACGTTTTCTTTGATACGACGTTTCATGTTACAATCATACAAACCGATGAAATTTTCCCTACTTTTAGGATCATCTTTTTTGAAACCGTGAAAAATCATCGGCATAGTAGACACAATCTGATTTGTAGGTTCGTCTTTATAATTTGAAACAACTGTATCATAACACACGTCGTAAATCGCGTTAGTTTCATCAACTTGCGACATTAATGATACGCCGCCGCCCAATTTCGCATAATATTGCATATTTTTAAATGGAAATAAATATTGTTTGTAGTGGTCAAGCATATTAAATTTCTCTTCAAAAACCATAGTAGGGTCTAAATCAACTGCACCATGAGCAATCAGTGAAATCCGGTAAGAACCAATCGGCATCAATTCATATTCAATCGTATTATCGTCGCCGTTGATAAAAGACAATTTCATCGCTTGTTTATTACGACACATGTAAATATCGTTCTTACCCTGCGTCTTGACCCCGACTGGACGTCCGTCTCTACCTGAAAAGATATCTTCCACTTTTTGAAATTGATTTTTAGTATAACAATTCATCGCTGCTTTGTTCTCACTGTCCACAAATAAAAACAATGGTTTTTCTGCATATTCACTGTTCGAAAATATATTCAACATATGGGTACAGATACCCTTTTTATTGATTTTATGACTTTTGCACACATTGTAAATAAAATAGTGATCGGTTGGTTCCCATGCGGCATTGGGGTTTTGTTTTGTTTTCACTATCTCACTTGCGTTTTGTTTTTCAATACTCATAAATGAATAAGGATAAAGCATTTCATCTTCAGATGAAGAACTGTTCAGACCAATGATTAAATAACGCAAATAATTCAAACAACTTTTGTATGAAAACAAACCATAGTGGGTGAATCTGAGATTATCCAAATTTGCTTCTGCATTGATTTCTGGAAAACAGGTAGATAATTGGTCAATCAATAATGTCTGAAAATCGATTTGATACAATTTATTTTTGAATTCGTTTAATACATCATTTATGCTCTCGATCGCACCTATTTTTAATTTGCCTATATCAAAATGTTGTACATCAGGTTCATTGCCCAACTTCTCAATCAATTTATCGACTAATGCATTTGTATCTTGGTTGTCCTGGTTCAATACAAATTGTTCAAGTTCATTTTTGTGTAAAGAAAACAACATATATGTGTCGCTGTCTGTTTCTTTCATCAATAATGATTGTCGCTGTATCAATTCAGTCATATTAAGTATATAATCGTATATACTAAATATATATTTTGTTTTTATGCGGAACACATTTCACATATCTCGTCTTCCACGTCTTCAACTGGATTCACGATTTGTGCCTTTTCGGGTTCAATTGTGAATTGTTGTGCCTGGTGTCTAGCGCGACGACGCAGATAATAAATGCCGGTCTTCAATCCCTTTGACCAAGAGTAAAAATGCATAGACGTCAAGTTGGAATAATTCGGGTCTTCCAACCACAAATTCAGACTTTGACTCTGGCAAATATACGCCCCTCGGTCTGCCGCCATATCAATCAAATGGCGCATCGGCATTTCCCAAACCGTCTTGTATTTGTCGCGAATTTCCTGTGGAATAGCATCTAAATGTTGTATTGAGCCTTTGTTTGCAACAATGTTGTTCTTCATCTTCTCGTTCCACAATTCGAGTTTGATCAAGTCATTCATTAGATATTTGTTTGCGAGGACAAATTCACCGGCGATTGTGCGGCGACTATAAATGTTGCTAGTAATTGGTTCAATACATTCGTTGTATCCCAAAATCTGGGATGTAGATGCAGTCGGCATAGGAGCCATCAACAGTGAATTGCGAGTTCCATACTTCATAATGCTTTCTTTAAGAGCATCCCAATCATAGCGAGTGCTAGGGGTGACCTTCCACATATCAAATTGGAAAATACCCTTCGACATGGGTGAACCAACAAAACTGCTATAGCTTCCTACCGTGGTTGCATTGTCCTGGATAGCATCAAGTAGAGGTTGTTCGTATTCATTGAATAGATTGTCTGCAGAATTCTCCTTCACAGCATGGTATCTCTCAATCGCAATTTCATTGGATTGTTCCACTGCAGCATGATACATGGTCTCGAAAATGTCCTTATTGAGTTGCTTTGCCTCGTCGCTATGAAATGGTAGGTTCATCTTGAAGAATACATCTGCTAGACCTTGCACACCGATACCAATTGGACGATGACGCATATTGCTTCTGCGGGTCTTATCGGTGGGATAGAAATTCACATCAATAATATTATTCAGGTTGTTCGTCACAACCTTGGTCACCTTATGCAATTCCTCAAAATCAAATTTTATCTTGTTTTCATCTTCCAATTTCACGAATGCAGGCAAGGCGATACTCGCAAGATTGCATACGGCAGTTTCTTCGGAATTCGAATATTCGGTGATCTCACAACACAAATTCGACGACTTAATCGTACCCAAATTCGCCTGGTTGCTCTTCCTGTTGACTGAATCTTTGTATAACAGATAAGGAGTACCGGTCTCCATTTGTGCATCCAATACTTGGAACCAGAGGTCACGTGCCTTCATCGTTTTGCGACCCTTTCCTTCGCTTTCGTATTTTTCATACAGTTCTTTGAAGTCCTCTCCATAAACATCAGACAATCCGGGACATTCGTCTGGACACATCAATGTCCAATCCCCTCCACTCTTCACACGTTCCATAAAGAGATCCGGTGTCCAAAGAGCATAGAACAAGTCACGTGCACGCAAATCTTCTTCTCCGTGGTTCTTTCTCATTTCCAAGAATGCCTCGATGTCTGCATGCCATGGTTCCAAGTACATAGCGAAACTGCCGTTTCTTTTTCCACCCCCTTGGTCGACATATTTGGCGGTATGATTAAATACACGAAGCATGGGAACAATACCATTCGATGATCCGTTTGTACCCCGGATGTGACTTCCAGATGCACGAATGTTATGAATATGTAGACCGATACCACCGGCCCACTTCGAAATGAGCGCACAGTCTTTCAATGTGTTATAGATACCATCGATACTGTCGTTTTCCATCGAAATCAAATAACAAGACGATAGTTGCGGGTGAGGGGTGCCCGCATTAAAAAGAGTCGGCGTAGCGTGGGTGAAATACTTACTTGACATGTAGTTATACGTTTCTTTGATTTTTTCTAGATTGTTTCCGTGAATACCAATACTTACACGCAACCACATATGCTGTGGACGCTCAATAATCTTACCATTGAGTTTCATTAAATATGCTCGCTCCAGAGTCTTAAACCCGAAATAATCAATCAAATAATCGTTGTTGTAATCGATCATATTTTCAAATGCTTCTCCATGTTCATTCACAATATCATGCAATTCCTTGGATACAAGGGGTGATGTTACACCATGTTTGTCTTTGAACGTATATAGTTGGTTCATAACTTCTACAAAAGAAGCGCTCGTGTTTTTATGATGATTGGATACGACAATGCGTCCTGCGAGTACGTTATAATCGGGGTGAATGGTGGACATGGACGCACACTGTTCCGCAGACAATTCGTCAATTTTTGTGGTTGAAATATTGTTGTATATCTGGTCAATGACTTTCATCACCAGTGAAGTATAATTAATTTTTATATTCGCCTCATTTCCAAGAGTACGTATTCTTTTCAAGATTTTATCAAATGCAATTACTTCTGTATTACCATCACGCTTTGTTACCAGCATCTCTTCATCTTTTTCCATGTTGGGCGTGGATTCGTTCGCAATATTCGACATATATAATGAATATTCTATGAATATACATTATATAAAAAAACATGTCTATATCATTTTTTATATCAACTTGCCTACTTATCAAAATCTTCAATATTTTCCAACTTGACTAAACACACTCTTTTTGTTGGTTCGCCATTCTCGTTCAGCACTTGACTTTCACCCGTCTCAGTGTCGACTACGATACTTGGTGAACGCTTTTTGGGAGCACGATGGTCATATCCGTCTACGCGCTCTTTCAAAATCGTTTCCCATACCTCTTTTATCTTTGGGAGCACTGCTTCGTACCATTTTCGGTTTCGTTCAATAATTACACATGAATATTCGTCTAAGTACCAATAAATAATATTGGTTAGAACATTATCTTCCTTCGATTGCGTCTTTTTCTGATCGTCTATCCATTCCTGAATAGACTCTTTGGTCAAATCATGAGACAACGGCATATACGTATAAACAGGAAAACCATCCGCCATCTGGGTATTCATAAATTGCAACATCACACCCTTATACTCGTGGGTATTGTCTTCGTAAAATGCTACGTCACTCTCGTATTCTTTGAAACGAGTTTCTACAAAATCGCACTTGTCTAATTCGCACACCTCCATCTGCATTTGTGTCTGTATCCAGTATTCTTTCTTTGGTATTCCAGTAATTTCTCGGTTTACAATATTTTTAATTTCAACCATATGTCCAAAACGAGCATTTGTGTGTTCTACATTAATCCCATCGGGGGATGCTCCGATAAACTTGTGTTCCTTGTGTTGCAAACAACCGAACTCGCCCACTTTCGTCTGATACATATCTTCGTAAATCATCATAGTCACCGATTCATACTTAATTCCCCATTGTAGAGAATTTGACATACTTACACACGAATAATCGCGGATAATCTCTTTTATCGGTTTGCATTTCTCATATATCAAACTGTTTACTTGTGCTTGGGTACCAAATGCTTTCCAAATGTTACTTGCACTCAACAAATTGTGTCTGAATTCATACCATTCTACTGTTTTCTGTGAAGGTTGTGACTGACTTTGAAGACCTGTAATTTTTCTGAGTAGTTGTAGTTTGTCGTCATAGGTCAATTCATCTAGTTTATATACATTATATGAATCGCAATAGTTTGGAATTTTCATGTAGTCGCTATAATTTTCATATGTTTGCTCCACCAAATCACGGACATCGTCATAATCGTCATCGTCGCATATGTCGCCTTCTTTCCAAGTATCCATCATCAGATCGGTTATTTCCGAGCATATATCAACTGCAAACGCGGAGGATTGCATATCTTCCGCATGTTCTTTGATATATTCATCAACACATTCACATACGGTTGTAGTAAGTTCAACTTGATCATCGTTTGAAAATCGGTCAAACCAGTTCAATGCCTCTGTCTTTGGTACATCACTATCGAACCAGTTTCGAATATCAGCGTTGAACTGAATGTTGATTTTGTTGTCGGCGTTATCATTATTATCGTTATTATCGTTATTCGTCATATTAGGGGGGGAACTCATTACAATATGATAGTATATTCCTATTATATTGTTTATACAAATAATATTTACTTATTCAATTTTCTGCTTCCCATTTTTAGACGGTAATGATTTTAATGTGGATACGTGTTTTGGATCCATATTTCTCAATGTGAAGTTTTTGGTAGTTTGATTAAAAAATAATCCTGGTATCGATAGAATATCCTGCGTTTCGACCGAATAGTTGACTTCCTTTATTTTATTTAATTTTCCCTTTTCAAGTGTTTTCAGAAAAAACATTTTTAACATTTTCAATTCACTTGCGTTGTACTTGTTTTCGAGAGCAAACTTTTCAGCGTAACAGAATAGTTTGTTTTTTTTTGTAATCTTATCCAGTTTATTCCACGATGGTGGAGGTTTCAACTTCATTGCATTATTTGCATCCTCTTCCAGCGTCTTAATAAAATTCTTTGAAATATCTTCATTTGAAGATGTATAGTTCGACATCTTCTTCTATATAATATAGGTAGGTATGTTTATTTAGTTTTTTTAATATAACTTCTTTGTGTATGGAGTCTCAATTAAAGCGTATCATTTTACCTGAAACTGGATCGAATTTTCAGAATAATCAATCCACAGGCAAAAAGAAAATTGAGAACAAAGAGAAAGAGAAAAGGAAAGTGACTCAACGCAAACAATGGAATTTTGATGAAACCGAATTAACAAATGAAATGCAACGTGGATATATAGATACTCTCTATGATACATCACAACCTTGCGATGCTATACGAACCAGGCATATTCACGCAGTTATTGAGAACCAAATCAAAGCAAAAATACAAGGATATTACCAGCAAGATATCAAAAAAAAATTGTATGACGAAAATAAATTCATTACATTGCCCAAGGTCATTGAATTATTGCACACATGTAAGAACACTTGCTATTATTGCAGAGAACCCGTACTGATATTATATGAATATGTACGAGATAACAAACAATGGTCGCTAGAGAGACGGGACAATTCGCACGGACATAATCACGATAATGTAGAAATTGCTTGTTTGCATTGCAATATTTGTAGAAAAACCATGAATGAAGAACGATATTTATTTACCAAGCAATTAAATATAATTAAACAAAGTTAAATAAACAATTCGACCAATGTTATCTAATGAACCCACATCATAAAATATACGAAAAATTAGACTATTTTCAAAAAACCAAGAAAATCCCTCATATTATTTTTCATGGAAATAGTGGTACAGGCAAGAAAACCATTTTGAAAAATTTCATTCAGAATATTTATGACAATGATAAGAAAAAGATACGCAAAAATGTCTTATATGTGAATTGTGCGCACGGTAAAGGCATAAAATTCATACGCGAGGACTTGAAATTTTTCGCCAAAACGAATATTCAATTGAATGAAAATATATATTTCAAATCGATTGTATTATTCAATGCCGAATTTCTTACAAGCGATGCTCAATCCGCTTTAAGAAGATGTATCGAACTTTTTAGTCATAATACACGTTTTTTCGTGGTGGTAGAAAACAAACAGCGACTAATGATCCCAATTTTATCGAGGTTTTGTGAGATATATGTACCAGAACCAATAGATGATAATGGACATATACAAAATTTGCATCAACTTCGTATTCAAACACACCAATTACAGACCAACAACCTTCATTATGAGTGGTTTCATGAAAAGATGCGACATATTTTTGATCACGAATATGAACATTCCCATTTTGCTTCTTTGTCCAATGAAATTTATGAACATGGTTTTTCTTGTTTAGATATTATGAACTGGTTATCTGAGTATTCGAGTTTAGACAAAGGTTCTTTAGCATCTGCGCAAATATGTTTTCATAAAATCAAATCAGAGTATCGATCTGAAAAACTATTGATGTTGTATGTATTTGATTATATATTTTTGCGTTCGAATAAAGATATAAAAAGTATTAGTTCAATATAATAATGGACGACTTCGTGATTTCCAATTTAAATGAGTCGAGGAATGAGTGGTGTAGTAGACTGGTGAGTATTTTTACACCCCTAGTAGCGGATGGGGTTCGCTCTATTTTCAGCGAGGCATGGAAAATATGCATTCAAAATGATGAAGCGAACAAATACTTGATGACTTTTCAGAATTTGCTTTCACGTGTTCCCAAATGGAACAATGAAATCATTGAGAAAGAACGCGTGCGCATTGTAGAGAAAAGTGGTTGTGATTATTTAGAAGATTTGATCACTTGTGTGCATATTATTCAACTTAAAATTTTGACCTGCATTCGTGTTGGAAACAAACAAAAGAAGATTGATATCACTATTCCCAAGTTAGATAATTTCATTCACAAAGTATACATCTCCGTTGCACGCAAACTGTATTCGAATGTGTATTTGTTTGAAAAAAATATTGCTCCTCTTCAGTTACAAAAGAACAATCGTGAACTAGAAATGATTGTTCAAGAATCTATTATGAATGTAATTCGCGAAAGTATTCCCACAGAAGAGATTATTCGTGCCTATATGGACGAAAGCATTGAACACGAGGAAGAAGTTATTGTAGAGACAATCGATACTCCAGAAGAAGACGATGATGCGGATGTTCAGAAGAATAATATTACCGCAAATATGGTCGACACTGTCGAGAGTGAGCGTGAACCTTTGCCTGAACCTGAGGAGGAGGCACCTGTGATGACCCAAACTATTCAAGATATAAACCCTGATGAAAAGGTAGTAACAACACTTTCATTTAACGACATCGATTCAGTTTTAGACGAAGTAAACCACGTAAACGAAGTGGATGCACCCAAATCCATTGAAAAATTAGAGGAGTTAAGTACTTCTCGTGCGATGGAAAATAGCATGTATGGGAGCGACGATGATGATGATGAAAAACTTAAGATTGATACGAAGAATTTGCAACTCACCGATTTTGATGTTTTAGACGAACAAGAAACTTCTCGCTTGGATCCCACAAAAATTGTTTTGAATGATGTGGAAGAATTGTATTAAGTGCGTTTTGAAATATAATTAATTATAAACTAACAAATTATATTTGCTATGGAAAAGTTATTGGTTCTTTCACTTGTTATATCTGTGTTGTATATCTTTACCAAGATAGTAGAGATGAAGTATGTAGACAAACAGATGAAACCGTTCAGAAATGTATTGCGTGAGTCGGTGGTTGTGTTTTTGTCTAGTTTTGTTGGTTTATTCGCAGGGTTTATGTTGCAAGGAAACGTATCGGATTTTATGAACGTTATGACGAATACCAAGTCGTTCAGTCCTAATGATACGCAGGTATTTACTGGAGAACCCGAGTTCTAAACACACTTAAACAATAATACAAATATATATAAATATTTCTATCGTATTTATATATTCTAGGTACTATCATGAGTCCTATTACACGTAATCGGTCATGGAATCAGGATTTTTCAAATGTATTAGGTAAATTATCTGATTTCACAGCAAGAACAGGTGACGTCATGAAAGCACGAGCATACAATCGTGCTCGCGATACCATTCAGAGTATAGGCGACGACATCAAAAGTGTTGAGCAATTGAAAAATACACCTACCATAGGTGCAACCATTTATGATAGACTAGAAGAGTATACCAAAACTGGTAAGGTTGCATTGTTAGAGCAGTATCAAAACGACCCGTTAATTCTTTTTACAAATGTCTATGGAATTGGACCGAAAAAGGCAGAAGAATTGGTGAAACAGCATCATATACGTTCGATTGAAGAACTTCGAGAGAAACAAGATCTCGTATTGAATAATATTCAACGTATTGGATTGAAATATTATGAAGATATTTTGGAACGTATTCCACGAAACGAAATCGCCAAATATGATTGTGAGTTGATGAAAACATTCAAAAAAGTGTCCGAGAATAGTCCTACTTATTATGAAGTTGTGGGAAGTTATCGCAGAGGCGCAACTAATTCTGGCGATATTGATATTATTATTACGTCTGATGACCGTTCCGTGTTTCATAGAGTACTCGACGAACTTATTTCGAAAAAAATGATTATTGAGGTCCTATCTAGAGGCGATACCAAATGTTTGGTTGTAGCAAAGTTAACCCCTCGCTCGAAAGCCCGACGCGTTGATTTTATGTTTACTACGAGAAAAGAATATCCTTTCGCAATTTTGTACTTCACCGGAAGTAAGGATTTTAACACAGCGATGCGTGCACATGCATTGAGGATGGGAATGTCTATGAATGAACATGGTTTTACAAATAAACTGAATCAGCAAAAAATAGTATATAATGATGTAGTCATGGAAAAGGATATATTCGACAAACTAAATTTGGTGTATGTGCCGCCAGATAAACGTATTGATGGTCGTTCTTTTGTTGAAAAGATCTCGAAAGATAACACAAGTACGTCCATGATAGATAAGAGTATTATCAATTATATTCAGGATTTTAAACAAAATGGAATGTCTGTTTTGAAGAAACTCAATGAAGAAACTATAATGGAAATTATTACACAAGCAAATGACGCGTATTATAATTCGAATAATCCATTGTTGTCTGATAACGAATTTGATATTGTCAAAGAGTATGCAGAAAGCAAATACGCAAAAAACACCGCCTTACAACAAATTGGTGCTCCTGTTGGTCGAAATAAAGTTGAACTTCCGTTCAATATGCCTTCTATGGACAAAATCAAACCAGATACGAATATTCTTGACAAATGGAAAAGGAAATATGGTGGTCCTTATGTATTGTCTTGCAAATTGGATGGTGTAAGTGGGTTGTATACTACACAAGGAAGCACTCCTAAGTTGTACACTCGAGGCGATGGTAAGATTGGTCAAGATATATCTCATTTGATTCCTTATTTGAAATTGCCCAAGGTGACCAATATTGCGGTTCGTGGTGAATTTATTATTAAAAAACAGACATTTGACCAAAAGTATAAACATTCGTTTGCAAATCCTCGCAATATGGTTTCTGGTATTATCAACAGCAAACAAGTCGATACTAAAATTCGCGATTTGGATTTTGTTGCGTATGAAATGATTGTTCCATCATTGAAACCCAGTTCACAAATGAAAAAGTTGGAAGAATTGTCTTTTCAGGTTGTTCAACATGTGTCGCAACCAACTATTACCAATGAATACTTATCGTCCGTATTAGTGGATTGGAGAACCAATCACATATACGAGATTGATGGAATCATTGTAGGTGATGATCATATCTATCCTCGCACAAACAAAAATCCAGAGCATGCATTCGCATTTAAAATGGTTATTTCTGACCAGGTTGCAGAGGCAAAGGTAGTTGACGTGGAATGGAATGTGAGTAAAACTGGTTATTTGAAACCCCGTGTAGAAATCGAACCGATCAAGTTAGGAGGGGTCACGATTAAACACGCAACTGGATTTAACGGTAACTTTATTGAATCGAACAAAATCGGTGTAGGGGCGATCATTGAGATCATACGTAGTGGTGATGTAATTCCATATATTAAATCTGTTATTACTCCTGCCGAAACACCGAAAATGCCGAACATCCCGTATACATGGAATAGTACTCATATTGATATCATGATTGATAATTTTGATACAAATGAGACACTGATCGAAAAGCGTATTACCAATTTCTTTACCACATTAGAAGTAGAAAGTTTATCCAGTGGAAATGTAAAGCGTATTATGAAATCTGGTTACAATACTATTCCCAAAATATTACGCATGACCAAACAAGATTTCGGAAAAGTAGAAGGGTTCAAAGAAAAGATGGCGGAAAAGGTATATACAAGTATCCGAGATAAGGTGAACAATGCTACTCTTGTTCAAATTATGGTGGCGTCTAATATGCTTGGGCGTGGATTAGGTGAACGAAAAATTGCACCCATTATGAATACTTTCCCTGATATTTTGACTTCATCTGAATCTAAACAATCCAAAGTATCCAAATTACAAACTATAAACGGCATTGGGAAAGAGAATGCAACTAGTTTTGTAGCAAATATGGATGCATTTATAAAATTCTTAAAAGATACGCAATTGGAATATAAATTACGTGAAAAGGTGTCTAGTCCTTCTCCTAAGAAAAGCGTCAATACAAGTCATCCACTATACAATCAACAAGTAGTCATGACGAAGGTTCGAGATGCGGAGATTATTGCTGCTCTAAAAAATAATGGTGGTGAATTGGTCGACAATGTTAAGAAAGGTATTTTAGCAGTGATTACCAAGAATACACAAGAAGTATCCAATAAAATCAACAAAGCGAAAGAAATGAATATTCCGATTATGAGTGTGGAAGAATTCAAACAAACATATATGACGTAAATTGTGTACTAATTATTGAATAGATTGATTATGAATTTATTCAATAATTTTCTTGTCCTTGAAATACAGCGGTCGTCCTGTGCGATAATATGTATCGATCTGTTTTTGACGCCATTCTTCTTGTTTCTGAATCGCATATACAAGTTTCTTATCTCTTTTTAGAAAATGACGTATGTATGACTGTTCCATTGTGTATACATAAATTACAATATTAAAATTTAAATAAATTATTATAATATTATTATGGATAATATCTCACCAATCGATGGACGATATGAAAAAACAACCTGTGTATTATCCAAATATTTTTCTGAATTTAGTTTTTTTAAATACAGATTATACGTTGAATTAATGTATTTCATTGCATTGATAGATATACTACCAGAATTACAAACAATAAGGGAACCAAATATTAAAAGTAATATTATCAAAATATGGGAAATTTTTAGTAAGGAAGATTACTTAAAAATAAAAACGTACGAAGAAATGTTAAAACACGACATTAAAGCTTTGGAGTACTTTATACGCGATAAATTTATTGAAATAGATTTACAAGATTATAGTACATTTATTCATTTTGGAATTACATCACAAGATATTAATACAAGTGCAAACATATTATCGTTGAAAAATGGATTGATATTTTGCATTATTCCTGAAATCAAAAAAATAGAACATGCGATTGCTACATTTACATATAATACAGAGGATGATGTTATGCTTGGTTTTACTCACGGACAACCAGCAGTTCCAACAACTATGAAAAAAGAATTATTCGTATTTTGTTACAGAATTAAAGAACAATTAACTATTCTTGAAAATATGAATTTTACCACCAAATTCGGTGGTGCGGTTGGAAATCTAAACGCACATTATGCTGCTTATCCAAATATAGATTGGGTATTGTTTTCAAATAATTTTATTGAAAATATTGGATTGAAAAGAGAGCAATATACCACACAGATTAGTAATTATGATAATTTATGTAATATTTTCAATCAAATAAAAACAATAAATAATATTGTAAATGACCTGAATATAGATTGTTGGTTGTATATTTCCAAGAATTATTTAAAATTACAAAAAATAGCAACAGAGATAGGTTCATCTACTATGCCACAAAAAGTAAACCCAATTAATTTTGAAAATAGCGAAGGAAACATATGTATTGCGAATTCTCTAATAGAAGGTATTACACGTAAAATATCAATATCAAGATTACAACGAGACCTAACAGATAGCACAATTTTAAGAAATATAGGGTCTGTGTTATCATATTCATTAATTTCGTATGACTCTACGTTAAAAGGATTATTAAAAATAGAAATAAATAAAGATGTAATAAAAAGTGAATTATATGATAATTTATCAGTTTTGTCTGAGGGATTACAGACTATCTTACGAAAACATAAAGTTCCAAATTCATATGAAATTTTACATCAATTATCAAGAGGACATAACTTAACACAAACAATATTAGATGAATTTATAGAAACAATGCCCAGTTATATACAAGAAGACTTGAGGAAAATTACATTAGAAACTTATATTGGGTTGGGAGAATAAAATTCAATATCACTTAATTTTTGAATTTTATCCATGATACACCATACCGTCTATATCAATAATTTCGCACGATTCACTCGGTTTCTCGCAAGCAAATTGTTTGAAATAGTCTTGTTTTAATTGTTCTTCTGGGGTATGTGTGTGCACACTACGAGCAATCATTTTATACAATTTAAAATTCGGATAACGGTCGTCTCCGTTCTTTTTATATAATACGTTCTTTCCGTTATCGTCCGTACACCATCGTTGAATGGTTTTTTGTAATTGATTGTAGTTTTTTTCGTCGTCGTCGTGTATAATAAAATCATAAATAGAGCATCCTAATCTACACAAATCAAAACTCATGTTTGGATCGATGCGCGGTTTGTCTTCGTTCATGTATGGTTCACAATTATATTGTGAAGATGCGTCTCCAGATGCGGCAAAACTGTCGCTACAAAATGTAGTACCTTCAAATTTATATATACTTCTTCCAAAATCAATTAGTTTGAATAATTTGCCGTGAGTGGGGACTTTGTAGTATTGATTTTTGTATTTATAGTACAAGTGGTTCTCCTCCGTTTCGTTGTACATAATGTTGTTTGTATGCAAATCATTGTGCGTGAAATGAAATACTTTCTGATAACACAATAGAATCATCACTATTTGGAATAATATACATGCCCCCTTTTCCTCATTTACTTGATTATTTTCAAAGAGATTATCTAGCGTATTGTTGCATTTTTCGAGACAGATTACTTGCACAGGATAGTCGTATATAATTGCATGCGTCTCTTCGATGGAAGAATATGATGAACTTTCATCTTCTTCTGTTTCATCTTCCGTTTCCCATTCGTCTTCATTCTCAACCTCACTTGTTCCACTACTATAATTTAAGGAACTGTTTGTTTCACTTGTCTCAGTACTTGCATCAGATGTCTGTGTTGTATTGTGCATATGTTCTGCATTCTCGTATATAAGTTCATTTTCATGTTCTTCACTATCGCTTGTCTGGTTCATTGAGATGTCTTCGAGCGAACACAAAGTCAAATTATGCTTCAATGTTTTTGCAATCTTCAATGGATCTTTGTTTTTACAAGTTCCCCCATATGTTTCATATTCACTATTTGTTAAAACAAACCGTCTATTCAGATTTTCGTTAAAAAACTGAGAACCACTTAAGTATTCCATGTCTTCTTCTACGTTGATTTTGTAATACTTTTGGATCGCCAAATAACTTCCATAATAATCAATACCGTGTGGAAAATAATATTGCTCTTGTACTCGACTCGATAAATAATAGAAAAATCCGTCGGTATATGCACAGTTGTTCATATCATCCAATTTACTGATCACATGCTTTTTGTCCATTGAAGGTAGAACGCGGGTTTGTTCTCCATAACTGTCGTATTTTCCGATCAGATATCTAAGTGGATCTAACAGCGGGGAATATTTCACAAAAAATTGTTGTTCTATTATCTGTTTGCCTTTGGTATCATACAGTTGATTGCCGTTTATTACGTGATACCTATGGTTTAGGGACATAGTTGAATGTACATTCAAGTTCGCATCCTTAAGAAATCGACCATAAATAGGTATAAATTCTTGTATGTTCTCCATTAAGTGTTGTGGATACTCTTTGTCACCTTTGTGAAAGTTAGAGGTATTCAAGTCTTGAAGGTTTCTACTGATGTCTTCAATTACATGCAACGAGAACTTAGACATATTATGAATTTATTTATAAGAGTTGAATATATTTATATTTATTATTGTGAACTAATAATAATTCCGTTCAAACAAACTTAATAATATGTTTCTATTTAGTATTATACTTATACTATGGCGTTAGAACTGAGAAAATTCAATATGCGTGAAATTACATTCAAACCAAATGAAAATAAGGGTCCTGTTATTGTAATGATTGGTCGACGTGATACAGGTAAATCTTTCTTGGTTAGAGATCTATTATTTTATCATCAAGATATCCCAATTGGAACTGTGATATCTGGAACAGAAGCAGGAAATGGGTTTTATTCAGAACATGTCCCTAAATTATTTATACACGAAGAATACAATACGGTGCTTATTGAAAATGTTCTCCGACGACAGAAAACAGTATTAAAACAAGTGAATAAAGAAATCGCTGCCTATAATCGATCAACGATTGACCCACGAGCGTTTGTAATTCTAGATGATTGTTTATACGATGCTTCGTGGTCTAGAGACAAAATGATGCGACTTTTATTCATGAATGGTCGTCACTGGAAGATCATGCTGATTATTACCATGCAATATCCGTTGGGTATCCCACCTAACTTGAGAACAAACATAGATTACGTATTCCTTTTAAGAGAACCTTATTTAACAAATAGAAAACGTATCTGGGAGAATTATGCTAGTATGTTTCCAACCCTAGAGTCTTTCTGCACCGTTATGGACCAAACAACTGAAAATTACGAATGTTTGGTGATTAACAACAATGCGAAATCGAACAAACTCAACGACCAAATTTTTTGGTACAAAGCAGAAGACCACCCGAAATTTCGTTTAGGTTCAAAGGAATTCTGGGACATATCGAAAAATATGGGTTCCGATGACGAAGAAGAATATGACCCTAACAAGAACAAGAAAAAAAGTGCAGTATCGATTAATGTTAAGAAAACAAAATGGTAAATAAAATTATACATACATCAGTATAGGATTGATATTAATTTTCGACGTCTTCTTCCAGCGACGACTCTAGTCTAAGACATAGATCGGTTGCTTGTTCAATAAGTTCATCAAGATCGGGTTGATTCACCTCATCTTGGTTCGCACTGGTATCGCCAGTAAAGTCCAATTCAAATCCGACTTCTACTTCTGATTCATCTTCCAATAATTCACCCTCCTCCAATTCAGATGAATGGTTTGCAATTGTTGAATCCGCAAGTCCTTCTGAAATTACACTCTCCTCATCATCTGAATCTGTCTCCGAAACTGAATTTTCATCATTTGATACATTCGCGTCTCTACTATGGAAGCGAATGTGTTGCATCGAAATCGCCTCAACCATTGGTGAACGATTAGACATATTGTAAGTATGCAATCGTGAAATACTGTCTTCACTTTCGTGTTGATATGGATAGTCTTCTTGGTCTACAAACGATACATCCAGATGCGTATCGGTATATTTACGTTTATCAAAAGTAAGGTTATTGGAAGGATGATCCAAATTATACTTAATTCGATAAGTAATTTTGTTTTCGAGTCCAGGATTACAGCGTGTTCGAATTTTTCTTCCGAATTGCGGGTTATGGTCCATTAACTGAAACAATTTATAACGCAATTCATAGAATGATTGTTTGATCTCATATTTGTTTATTGAATATTTATGGGTAAAATACAATTGCAAATAAGGTTTCATTATCTTCACAATACAACATTTACAGCATTCATCAGATATATTGAAGTTAAGTCGACGTCTCGTATAACTTTTCACGTAATCTAACATATCGAACACGTCTTCGTACAATTCGGATTCTTCCGTATTTTTTAAATAGTCAACTATACCCTTGTTTCGAATGATAGTTTGATTTTTCTCGTAAAATGTCTTCAAACTGAAATTACACGCAAAATAGTTGTAAAATATAATAGGCATTTTCGTTGTATACATTTTATCCATTCCAAAATACATTGTATATAGGTTCGCCTTTGTAAAAGGTAAATTATTAAATGGGTTTTTTACAGATTTTGGACTTGGAAACATATATTCAGTATTGCATATAGAATTCTCAACAATGCGGTTCACTTCACTGGTTCGAAATAGGAATACTGACCCAGATTGATATACTTCTACCACCCCACGGTCACCCTTTTTTATATCGTTCATCATCATATCTGTGGAATTACCTACTACTGCTCTCTTGTATTTCCATATGAACGCAAATCTATTCATCGCCATATACGCATGCTGTGTAACAATATGTAGTCGCGTATATTCATTTTTCTGTTCGGATGATAGAAAAGGATTGTTGTTTATTGCGAGTAGGTTCTCGTATTTAGATGAGTTTTTATTAGAAGTTAACAATATATCCATGATATTTGTGTTTCGAAATGCTGGTTCTTGGTTTTCTTTATGAAGATACATATTCATCATATACATAAATAAATTTTCATTATACACATTTGTACGTATATTCGACCATTTCGTCCAATTTTCCGCATAGTTGGTTTGTATGATACCGTTCGCTGAACCAAACATGTCGTTTTGCTATATTGAATATTACTATTTTGTGTATAATAAGAGATTATAATGTATATGCTTCAATTTTATAATAATTTTGCTTACAATGTATCCGTTTTATTTACTAAAATATATTTTGTAATAATATAGAATGCACAAACCACTTGCTATATTTATCTTCGTCGCACTTCTATCCTTCGCAAATGATAAATTCCATAGCGAATGTAACAATCCCAGCATCAAAGTAGACCTTGTAAGTGCATTGCATCACTTCGTCTCTATTTATTCATGGTTCGGTTCTCTCATATTGGGTTATCCTGAAGTCCATTTATTCTATGTTCTCGCCATTGTTGCGGGTTGGAAGATCTTCGGCAATTGCATCATTAGTGAATGGTATAACAATGCATGTGAATTGGATAAGAACAAGAATCACAAGGATATTCCATACTATATTATGTCGTATATCACAAACAAAGAGCGCCAATCTTATGATTACCTCATTTATGTAGTGGTGTTTATCGATATTGTAATGATTGTTCGAAAATATGGTTCTATGTAAATTGAGTCTTTTTGTTTTCAAACTCTCTAGAATTTTTTGCACTTTTGGACATTTTTAAAAATGTCCAATTTTCATTTTTGTGAGAAAGTTTCTGGAAAATAGTTTTCAAAAAACGGGTTCACTCCATAATGCAGTGATTTTGATTTTCATGTGAATTATTTGACTGCATACTTTTTTTTATTATTTTGTCGAAAATCAATTTAGGGGATTTTTATGTTGCTATATATCAGCAACATATGTCCACAAAAAAATCCCCAAAAATCCCCATAATTTTTGAATGCAAAGATTGTTACTATATTACGAGCAATAAAAAAGATTATAGTAAACATTTACTCACACGTAAGCATGCGGAAGCAACAGATCGGCAACATATATGTCCCCAAAAATCCCCACTGCATAAATGTAAATTATGTAATAAAATATACAAGGATCGAACTGGTTTATGGAGACATAATAAAAAGTGTAGTCAATTAGTGATTATAACAGATATTGATCAATCGAATGAAAAACAAGTAAAAGAAGTATCAAATGAGGTATCCAAAGACAATTTACTCGAAATATTGAAACAAAATCAGGAATTCAAAGAATTATTGACGGAACAACAACAAGAAATACAGGGATTACATAAACAACTTATTGATACGGTGAAACATACAGGGAATACAATCAATAACAATACGATTAATAACAACCAGAAGTTTAATTTGAATTTCTTTTTGAACGAACAATGCAAAGACGCCATCAATATGTCGGAATTTATTGAAAGCATGCAATTGGATATGGAAGATCTAACTGAAACAGGTCGACTGGGGTATGTCGGCGGCATTTCACGTATTTTGGTGAATAAATTACAAGAACTGGATGTATATAAACGCCCTCTTCACTGTACTGATGTAAAGCGAGAAACGCTATATATTCGAAACAATGACGAATGGTCAAAAGAAAATAATACCAAAGATACACTAAAAGGGTTGGTAGACAAAGTATCGAATAAAAACTGCAAAAATATAAAAAAATGGACAGATGAACATCCGGAATACCAAGTATTTGATTCACCGGAAAATATGGATTATGTGCAATTAACACAAGCGATATTAGGTGGTATGGGTGAATTGGAAACTCGCCAATTCAAAGATAAAATTATTAGAAGTGTCATCAAAGAAGTGATGATAAACAAATTATAAATGGATGGATTTGTTTTGTAAATATGAATAACTTACAAAACAAAATTAAGTATTATTTGATGACCAGAATGTGAATTTACTCTTTGTCGTCCTCATCGACATCCTCCACAATCATATCAATGCCGTTCTGTGCCTCCTGTTTCTTGGAAGCAACCAGCAGTTCATTGCGCAGTTGGGTAGTCTCTATATCAGACACTTCACGAGACTCAAAGTCAACATTATCAGTCACGCCAGACAAATTGCCGTCCTCGTCAATCGTCTGAGTAAGTTGATTACCACTCGCCTTGGCCTTCTCAATATTCTCCATGATCGCCTTCTTCTTGGTCTCACGAACGCGCTCCTCGAACTCCTTCTTCGCCATCTCCTCGTTCTTCATCTTCTCCTTGTGAAGGGCATTCAACTCCTCCTCCATGTGCTCTACACGACCAGTCTTATAAGCATCGGGGTCCCAAGGGATCCACGTGCCTACGGGACCAACGTAAATGTCGTGATTGGGGTCCTGCTCGCGTAGCTTCTTGCAACGCTCCTCGGCCTCCTCCTGACTGGGATAAACACCACGCACCTTTAGACCACGCACGGATGTCTGGAAAGCATGTTCACGACTGAACTTCTCATTCAACTTATCCTCCTGCTTGTCTAGGAAATTCTTGTAGTCGTCCTCAATTCCGCTCTTCTTCAACTTATCGGACTCCTCCTTTACAAACTCATTGAAATCCTCAATGAGTCCCTCCACCTTAATATTATATTTGTAGGCAATAAAATGAATAAATTCAAAATAACGTTCCATAGATTTAGAAAACTCCCAATTCTTGATAAACTGGTCAAACAGGTATACCTCGCGTTTCTTCAAAATCTTTTCAGGAGAAACGAAAGACATACAGGCAAATTTCTGACCTGCGATAGACTGGTCCTCATCGCACAAATCAATATATTTAGGATTTTCGGTCCCGTCGTCAAGGAGTTTCTTCTCGTAACTCATATTATACTATATCTTTAGATTAAGATGAACTATTTAAGTGTTTTTTCGATTAGTTGTTTTCATAATATTTAGAAATTCAAAATATTTTTTATATTGCATTATAATATAATACAATGTTCGACCTTACTGAGCTAGTTAAACGCGCTATCAAATATCTGATCGAGGGTCTTGTTGTCGCCCTTGCTGCCTTCGCTATCCCCAAGAAGCAGCCTAATGTGGAGGAGATTATCGTGATCGCCCTCACTGCTGCCGCCACTTTCGCTATCCTGGATGTGTTCATCCCTTCCATGGGTGAGTCTGCTCGCGGTGGTGCCGGTTTCGGTCTCGGCGCCAATCTGATTGGTGGTCTGAGACTTGCCGCATAAGTCCAATCCTAATTTCCTAACATAAAAAATAGAAAAGTTCTACTTTTTATGATGTTACAATGTTGTTTACAAGAATTCTTTGATATTGCCGCATATGTCCCTGCTCGCGATATACTGATCAGTCAACTTGCGAAGATGCAAGTGTGTTTCTATTGGCCATTGCTTGATTTGATTACATACTTGTTCCATATCGCACTGTGCTTTCATGTAATATGCCAGTCTCGCCTTATTTTTATCGTTTGGGTTAGTCATGACCGATATTGTTTCTATTTCATCTCCAATATCACTGATTAAACGATTGATGTGGGTAACAAATACTTTATACATCGCTTGTTGTCTTTTGCTGTAACCCAATATGGTTGAATATATGGTGTTTAGATGCATGATAGTTTCGTATACATGACGAATGCTGGATTCTTTGTGAACGCGTTGATACTCAAAATACACTTCATCACACAACCTATTGTATTCTGTGTGTGTTTCAGAAACAAATGTGAACAGGCGATGGAGTGAACTCCCCGATTTATATGGAATATCTTCGACAGCATCAATCGAATGGAAAGTGCCTATGTCGCCGGTGTTCAATTCATATGGAGTTTCATAGTACTTAGATACACTATAATACTCATTCGTCAAAAGGCAATAGAACCCTTTGTATACCCCTCCCTCCTTCCTAGGCGTGTCGTCATGAATGTCGCTCGTATTCGTCAACATGAGGTCCGAAATGTATTCCATTACGCTATCTGGTTCTTCCGTTATAACTCCAAATTGCACGGTGTAACCTGGGTCAGATAGTTCGAGAGGGAGATGATTCTTATTTTCTGTAATGTAATTGCGTATTTTCGTAAGAGCATCGTGCAAGATACTACTGCATTTGCTATCCATAGACTTCGACAATCGACTGCGACTAGGATTATTGCCTGTAGCGGTCATACGCTGTATGAAGTCGTTCTCGATATCTTTGACTAACATAGTGGAGTTTGTGAAAGTATTTGCTTATAGTTGGTATAGTTTTTACTGATATACACTGGTTGTCTATAACTTTTTCAATTTTATAGACAACATACACCCGTTTACGCATCATAATAGGGACTGTCTTGGATTTTCATACCACAATATTGTTGAGGTTCCTTTTTGTAATCAGTGGGATCGTGAATGCCCGCTTCCTTCGCACACTCTAATAAGAACTTGAAATTTTCCCAGAACTCACTCTTGTGTCCAATGGATTTGGTCATCACGTGAGACAATTCGTGAATCGCGACAAAAGTTAAGGTATGTTTATCAATCAAATGATCGTTGTTTTCTTTCGTTTGGTTCAAGCAAAATGCAACCTTTTCGCCTTTGTTTTCACTATAAGCAGTATACGTACTTGTAGGCAATGTTTCCGTTATTTTTTTGGGATTGAAGTTCTCTACTAGACGCTTCACATTTTCACGATCCGCATATTTTTCACCTACATATTCCACTAATTTTTTGCAATTCACAGTAACTTCTGCTAATAAATCTGCTGCTTTGTTGATATCATTTCGATCGCGTACGCAATATTTATTTCCATCTACACCAGAAACAATGCACTTCAACTGAAAACTTTCTATATTATCAGAGTAAACATAGTAACTTATAAATAAAACGAGGATTATCATAACCCATCCTAAAGTGTCCGACGACGCCATTATATATAATGCGTGTATATTTCTACTTACTAACAATAGTATTGAAATAATATTATTGTTAGTCTACAACGAGCATAATAAGATGCTTAACGCTCACCAAGTTCAAGGGGAGTGCGGGCAAGGTCGGGCTCGATGGTGCTGGCCATCCAAGGTCCAACATCCTTCTTGGCGATGACGGGATCGGAACGAAGTTGAAGATTGGCGTTTCTAAGAGTCTGTCCAACGCTGTCAAGACCAATGTGGTATCCAGCCTCAAGCATATCGCCACCGGCAACACCCTCAGCAGTCATCACGTTGGGGTTGAGTTCAGCGAACTTGCTGTTCTCGTCCTTAGGAAGAAGATCAGCGGGGTTAGCCACATTCTGCATCTCGTATCCAAGAACGGGAGCATCATTGGGTTTCACCTCACCCTCACCCTCCTTCTTGGGTTCCTCCACCTTGACCTTCTTCTCGTCGGCGACACCAGTTTCCATATTGTCGCGGACAAGAAGTTTGCCGTTATTGTAGGTATAAAGGGCACCAACCAGAATAATTAACAGAAGAGCCCACATAACGATGGTGGTCTTATCTTTGGTGAAGAACTTTGCGAGTCCAGATTGAATTTTTTTGAACATGCTTACTTATATATAAACGCTTGATAAAATTATTTGCTCTATAATTTTATAAATTCCTAAAATTATGGATCTGTATCAATAAATTATACTACAATTTTAAAACTCACTTATATTTTCATCACTATCACTTTCTTGAAGGTCGTTGAGCATATATGTATTTTTAATATTTTTTGCCTCTAAATAACAGTTCAGGGCCATCTCCTTCGCCATCTTCGCTTTTTTCCGTGCCTCGTAGTACATTTCATAATAAATATCATTACGTTCTTTTAATTGTATAGGCGTATCCTTTTCTAGAATATCCAATGGGAAAGATACCTCTTCCATTTCATTTGATGCGACATCAAATGCGTCTTCCATAATTTCTAATTGTTCTCCTAAATCCTGATGGTCCGTTGTATTTTCTAAAATAGGGGATGGTTCTTGCATATCTTCTTGTTCAGTTGTATTTTCTAAAATAGGGGATGGTTCTTGCATGTCTTCTTGTTCAGTTGTATTTCCTAAATTATATGAAATATCCACAGGAACTTCGGGTATATCTTCGGGGTCAGATGTTAGGATATCTTCCACTTTCTCTTCATCTTCAACTGTCTCGAGTATTACACTATCTTCCTTCTTCTCAACTGTCTCGAGTATCACACTATCTTCCTTCTTCTCAACTGTCTCGAGTATCACACTATCTTCCTTCTCCAGCGGTTGTGGTGCGATTTCGACCGCATTGTCTACAGATGGTTTGATTGTGATGGGAGCGTCAACTTTCGCATCAAATAAGCATTTATCAAATGGATTACTCGGTTTTACGATCATCAATTGTTTGGTTTCTAGTTCAATTTGAAAATTTCGAGTTCCACATTTGATACCTTTTATTTCTAAAATGCACATTACTTGCGTTGTATCGTTAATATCATCAATGGATACTTCATTTTGATCACTATCATACACCTTGACTGCAGGCATTCCTAGTGATGTAGCAATACTTACGCGTAAGATGTAGTACTTACCTGACCTAAAAATGCGAAATGGAGATGAAAAATAATTTTCAATGTCGTCTTTTTCCATATCTCCGTCAAACCATTTGGAACGATTTTTATAGATATATTCCACAGTATTTTCTTCTAATTTTTCCATCCACTGAATAAAATCCGCATCTTCATTCGTAAAGAGTAAATCAATGTAATACTTTTTAGATACATTCAGAATACCCTGTTTGGTTAAACATTGTGGCGGTTGTACATATAAAGATTGGTCATTCACTTTGTATTTCATGAAGTAATTTCCATTTCCAACTCGAATAGGTGAACTCAAAGATAATTTTTGAAAATCAAACTGTTGAAATGTCTTGTTTCCGCGATAAATCGACTGCATAATTCAAATATAATATATAAGGAAGCAGTTCTTTATTTACATTATTAGACGAATCTATTCGTTCAAATAGAAAATTAAAAATAACATTCTAAATAAATTATGGGAACAATCAAAGATTCATTTTTATCATTTTTCAAGGACAAAGAGATGAAGCAAAATATAAAGGAAATATTACGTCCAGTAACGGATATCGTTTACAATGAAATTTATATTTATGTGTGGTTTATATGCTTTTTCAACTTGTTTTTATTCATTATTATTTTGGTAAATTTGTTTCTATTAGTAAGGATATCTGGAAAAGTAATATTGTATGAAACCATTCATCCAGCGTAATTTGAATACATTATGTAAGGTATGTAGTACATAATGTGTTCAGTTATACATGCAATATAAAATATGCTTATTTAGTAAAGATACATGAACTCATCAAACCAACTTGTTGAAAAGTCCGATAAAAATAAACTAACTGAAAATGTTCAAAAATGGGTATTTATTGAAGGCAAATTGAAAGAAGTAAACGACAAAACAAAGAAAATGCGTGAAATGAAAACCCAACTCGGTAAAGAGATCTGCGAGTATATGACCGAGAACAATTTAAATAGTCACATCGAAATTAGTGATGGAGAATTACGTTTCTTTGAGAAAAAAGAATATACGCCTCTTTCATTCGGTTATATCGAAAAACGACTACACGAAATTATTGCAGAAGATGAACAAGTGGATTTTATTATCAAATACCTGAAAGAGAAACGCGAAACGAATACATCTTTAGATATTAAGCGTCATTACAACAAGTAATTTATCTACCCATATTATAAATGGAGTATCAATACAATGCTGAGAAAACAATGGGCGGATGTTCTTTGAAAAATTTTATTAACGAGAATATAACCAAATATGGAGGAGGAGCACCTTCCTATATTCCGCAGTCATTGGACAAATTCTCAGATTTGATCATACCCGCAGGATTAATCATGCAACCACAAGGCGCTAATTCGAGCATGAATGTAAAACCAGTCAAGGTGACGACTATTCCCGATCAATTATTTGACTCAATGTTTCAAAATGTTTCAAAACAACCCAAACATAACAAAACGCGAAAAATAAGAAAAAATCATTAAAACGAAACGACTAAGTTCTAATGATTTAATCCAAGTACAGTTATATAGGAGGCATATATTGCAAGTACTCAAAGAACTCATCCATGCGCAGTTCCATATATTTTCTAGGGATTTGAAATTCATTGTCTTTTTTCATTATTTTGTATTGTTGGTATCGGTTCGTCAGTTTCTGACGAGTATGAAGCAATGATTTTGATATACATTTATTTTGGTGATGGTAATCATACAACACACTCTTTGCCTGCGATAATAGTTCGTTATCATATTCTACCACATTTTCTGATATTTGCTTGGGTGTATCTTTTACAAATGTATTATATCCAGCAAAGCATGATGTAAACATGCAAATGCAAAGAGATAGCGTAACTAGAGTTTCGTTCATATTTTAGTAGTATATTTTGTTTGCAAATATATGAATACACGGTTTATAAATCAATTTTATATGCAATCTCTGTTGAGCAGCAATTGATTTATAAAAATATCTAGGCAACTGATTAATATTTTGACCAACGTTTTTTGTTGTATGCATTCACACGCAACATCTCATCGGCATTATCCTTCCATTTTTGAATTTTTTCTTGTCGTTCTTTTTCTTCCTTGCTAGGAGGCAATTCGGGAACCTCATTTGCTTTCATACGCTTCAAATCGTGTTCACTCGCCTTCGGTTTCTTACCATAGCAATTCACACCAAATTTGATATATGGATTCGCAATGTGTCCACCATTTACACCGGGGCGCCCACAATTGTTCTTGTGTTTTTCCGACTTTTGTAGTTTGTCCCATGTCTTCTTTTGAGTAGGGAAGAACGCCATTTGATTCGCAGACCATCCATAACTGCACCATTCTGCCCCGTTATTATACGCTTCTTCAACTTGATCATAGGTTGCTAATTCAGCGTCGTAAATACTACAGACTGCTTGTGCGTCTTCGTATGTGAACGAGTTGGTTGAAATATTGAAGACCTCATCTTGTTCTTCAGGCAGTTGCAGTTCTCCGCTTATATCAACTGGAATCGCAACTTCTTCCATTTCACCGAACATAGCTTTCTTGATCGCATCAATTGCATCCATAATCGAAATATCTAACACATGTTTGAAGAAACTAAGGAAAATCACCATCACGAATGCGGAAATTAAGAGCGTTTCAATAATCGAAATACTGATAGGTTTGTTTTGACTGGTCATTGGAATGCCGAATAAATAGACAACCAAATACAATCCAACTAGTGTGAAACCAGATGAAAATACTGAATTCACATCATCTAAATACTCAACAATCCAATTGTAAAAATTACTAAAATCTTCTTCATTCAAAATATCGCCGGATTTGCTCTGGTAGTAGAATAAACCCCATAGTATTAGCAAACCGAACAAGACAATGTCGACCATTTTACCAATAAATCCATTTACAGGTGTATCACCATTGGAACTACGTCCAAACAACCTTCCTAAAAGCAAATACAATACAATCACGATACCAGCAAATATCATTATCATTGTAGGTGTATCCATTGAAAACAGATTATCTAACACCCCACCCTCATTTTCGGGTGTTGGTTCAATTTGCACTTGACTGTATTCTGTATTCATAGTAGTATTTTCTTTGTCGGATATAACATTATTAGACATATCAACAGTTTCACTCATATGTTAAGTCTCAATATATAATAACGAACTATTTTTTTTATGATAAACTATTTTTTTGACGATAAAATAGACAATATGCGTAATGCGTTTTTAATAACGATTCACTCGATATTTGTTGAACCACTTCATCATCAAAATGATACCATTGATTTTGACTATTTTTTACACATGCCGTATAATGACCATTGTTTATACTACCCATATGATTTACTATTCCATACAACTCGTATGTGTATTTTTCAGGATTGTATCCACTCACATATGAACTCATATCCAAATGATCGACCGGAAAATCAATATTATGTTGTATTTTTTGACCAAACGGACTAAATCTGGAAAAGTTTACCGCGAAGATCCTGGGAATACTCCAAAACCCGGTCTCCATATACACATCTTCCTTCTCTTTCGTCTCCTCGTTGTACCACGCATTTTCACCAGTAAGAGGTTCGGGTAATAAATATGTTTGTAAACACTGATCAAGTGTCACCAGGGGTGTATTGTTATTGTGTGTGGTTGGAAGATTCAATAAAAAGAATTGTTCTGGATTGATACTATGTACTTTTTTAGTGGATATCGATACAATTCTGCGAAAGTATATACCGTAAAACAATTCCAACATTTCAGAATAATCTTTTTCGTAAATCTCTTTCTTTGCTTTGTAGCATTGCAGAGCCAACTTGTCTATATCGTTACTAGGATTTCCATTAATTGAAAACGACACTTTTCGACTTGCACTCTTATGAATAATTTCTAGAAAAAACATGATGAACTCGCAAGAATCATTCTGAGAGTACCCACTGAACAGTGTATATCCCTTTTTCTGCGATATAGTGCGGACAAAATGAATAAATCGTTGCGGACTCAATCTACCATTTTTGCTCCACATCACGGTTTGCAAATCATTCCATTCCTTCGTGATGACCCCGTCGTCATCGTTTTTCAAATGAGTCTGAAAAGACTTACTATGGAGAATATTATCCAATTCGTAAGTATTACTTAAAATCTGAATACAGGCATTGATATAACATGTATTTCCCAAATTATGTAAACCAATCAACCCTTTATCATTATATTTTGTTAAATCCATATAGATATTATTTTCTACACTAATAATATCTTTACGTTGTTTACATTAGTTATAAATGTCCCGTCAAAATAATACGAACAGTGCAGATACAACCCAAGGTATTGATGCCCTTTTAGAAAGCATTATAAATCTATATACTACGGAACAGACTAGACGCCCAACTACCCAGACTCGTTCCGCCGCATATCCTTTGTCTTTCAATATTCAAAGACCCAGACCCGCCACAACCACCCAGATTCCAACCCCCCCACCTACTACACCTCGTAATACAAATGAACATTATTCTACCTATTTATCGATTGTTCATGCATTGCGTGATATATCTACCCAATACAATAACAATATGCGAGATTATAACACGAATATACGTCAAATACTACATATTATAGGTGGTATACGAGAGGATATTCATACCCGTACGCCGTTTCATGAAACACAACCAACTATGCCTCGTCCAGAACATTCTCGTTTCTACGATGGTCTACACAGAAATAGTACACCTTCACCTATCTCTCAACCACCATTTACGAGTAGATTGCCTCAACATACACCCACGACAAATCAGTCATCCAACATTTTCGACTTGTTGTTTCAATCCATTCCATTGACATCCAATATGGAAAATGTAATTGTACGACCGACGCAGCAACAAATAAGAAGTGCAACGAGACCTATCATATACAATCCAGATAATGCACGTATTGCGAATAGTAGTTGCCCGATTACGCTCGAACCATTCGAAGAACAACAAATGTTAACCCAAATTATGTATTGTGGACATGTTTTTAGTCAAGAAGGCATTACTCGTTGGTTCGAAGGGAATGTCCGATGTCCAATATGCAGATATGATATACGTAATTATAACGCTCGCTGCAGACAATGTAGAAGACCATTACAAGAATATGGGACTAGTTGTTCTTACTGCGAGGAAGCACGCGCGAACTCCGACGAAAGCAGAGATATGGAAACCGACGACATTGCCCCCGAGAGTGAAGATGAAAATACAGACCAAGTCGAAGACGTAAGTTCAAATCCCTATGAAATCATCATGAACTATGAAATTCGTGCACCCGGATTTACATTCAATCGTTCGGATATGTCGTTCAATACATATAATTAAAAATACCGTTACTCCATTATTTGCATGTTCGCATCCCAATCATTCAATAATCCTCCTGCAAATATGTCTACTCCATAACTGCTATGGTCGGAATAATTTTGATTAAATTCGTCCAAAAACGTTTGTTTATTATATAGACTTTCATTTTCGTTCTGTAAAACCCTCAATAAATTATGTTTTTGAAGCGTCTCGTTGAATTTGTATACAAACATTGTATCGTTTTCGATATATGGATATCTGTGGTCGATACCAGACGTGTATTCCTTGCTGGTTGAACTCATAAATTGTTCATAATCACATGTATTAGATATAGGAACAGTTGCTGCCTGATACTTACCCAATTTGGGTGTATAATTCAAACTCAATACACAAACATAGCATTGAAAAAGTAAGGATAGAATAAAAAAATACATTACTATCAATCATATATATATATATATCTATATCTATATCTATATCTATATCTATATCTATATCTATATCTATATCTAATGTTATTTATATGATTAACATTATATATGTTGTTACGTGTTATGCTTTACATACTCATCTTTTCGAAGTGAAGAATACGTCTAGCGTTTGAATTTTGTGTTTGCGATTATGAATTGTTTCCAACATTTTATCAAATAACAACACCTTGATCTTTGCGCTACTTATCTTTTCTCTTTTTTTCATGAATAGTTCCAAATCACCTCCGCAATCTTGCTCTAGTTTCGCCACGTCTCTGCGATATGTTTTGATTGCCGACATTTTCTTTTGCATCGTCCATATATCCTCAACAGCCAATCCAAATAATTGTTGAAGTGGTTTCATCAACTGATTGGTAATGTAGTGTGTATAATCAATCTGTACATTGTTTTCAACGATATAATCCGGTGTCTCGATTTTATCACCCATCAATGCTTTTGGTTTATCATTCACCACGAACACAAATCGCATTCTGTCTCCTGGTCTGGGTTTGTTTCCTGGGTCGCGTTCACCAATCCGATCTGCCAGCACTCGATGACCAATTTGCTGTGGATTTTTGTAATCGCTACGAAGCGCCTTGGTAATCATTAATTTGTCCATCGATACTTTCCCATCAATCAAATTCAACAACGACTTATTCAAATAGTCAATTGCATCACGAAGATTGTTGCCTTCGCCTTCTCTCATCAGTATATTCAAAATGCCACCGTACACGTCTTTCAAATAATCACAAGAATCACGACGTTTCAGCGACAAACCCATGAATTTCAAATATCCCTTGTTTGGGTCTTCCTCATACAACATACCAACATACCTCTTCTTCGACAACAAGATAAACGGCATCAACGTCTTTTCATATTCCAATTTCATTGGAAGTTTCAAATATTTCGTACACAAATCTGCAGCATCTTGTGCAATTTCAATCGTGATTTCAAGCGCACGCTGTCCTGTAATTTTTTCACCAGTTTTCGCATCTTCTAGATTGAATGTAAAGAACACACTGTCTGTATCGCCATATACATATTCGGCCTTGGTACGAACCTTTCCGTGAGTTTCGGTATCATATTCCAAATCGCCATATACCTCTTCTACCATTCGTCGCGCGTAAATTATCATCATTCTGCCTGTAGCAGTAGTAGATGCGGCAACATCTTGTTCGTAGAATGTAGACGTTCGCGCACCACACTGACCATACAATGAATTCGCAGTTACCTTATAACCCAATTGTCGCTTATCCAGAATATTTTGCATAAAGGGATCCTTCTCTGTTTTGATCATCTTACGTGTATCTTTACGTGCTTTCAATAGTTCTTCCAAAATAGCGGGCATGATGGATTTTTGATTATCCGGCAATTGTGCCCATCTACAAATTTTACTTCCTACTTTGATTTTCTCAGCACGAGAAGTCGGACTCGCTCTTCTATATTCATATGTATCAAATTCGATGTCGATATATTGATACCCAGGCACATTATCATATATGAATGTTCCATCTTCGTCCCGTTCGCCGGTTGTTTTATCTGGTAGCATATTTCCATCTAGGTCAAACTCTTTTGACCATACTTTACTATCGTGTGAATAATTTTGACTAATCATAGAAGATGGGTAGAGAGACGAATAATCTACACACGCTACCGGATTGTCCATATACATTTTGCATTTGGGCGGCAATACGATCGCACCTTCATACCCACTCGCGAATTTCGGTTTTTCCAAATCAGGCATCAACGTATCCTTTTCTCTGCACTTTTTCGCAACATAACTCGTTAGTTTGATACCTTGACCACGAAATACGAGGAAACTAATCGGAACACTACAAATATTCGACATCTCCATATAACCAGTGATCACATCGATTTTGTTCATCAGATGATGCACCAGGTTACAATCTTGAATACAATATTTCGCTACAATAGCGCGACCTTTGGGACCTTCATCCGATAGTCGGAAAATATCTTGCGGGGTCACATCGTCTTTCGCCATACCCCATTTTAAATTTTTTGATTTGTCTATATCTTGGTGTTCGTTGATCACGATCACGTTGTATGTATTCATCTTGCCCTTTTCTTCAACTTCTACATCGCGTTCAATATCCAACACTCGGAACTTCTTACCATCTTTGAAATAATCTGATGTGAAACTACTCAACTCAATATGGATGAAATCATCTACATGGAGACCCATCAAATTCTTACTGTATAACTTGGTGATTTCTTTTCCGTTTGCGTCCGTTGTACATTCGACCTTTTTGATACTATCACTAATAAATTGACCAGCGACATCATCCAATTTGTATGATGATAAATTAAAATCGCGTCGGAAATAGGTATACATATCAATCTGTAGTCTCCCAACCATGTTGTAATAACGCAAATCATACTCACCACTCGCTAACATCACTTTTGTATTCATGATTTGAATTCCACTATCACGTGTCTCCTTTTTTGAAATATGTTCCTTGTCTAGGGACAATTTCAAGAATTCAGACACACAATCGTTTTCTTGTGACCGCTGAAACATAAACTCGTAATCAAAACCAAATATGTTGTAACCAATAATAATATCTGGATTTTCAACTTGAATTAGTTTTGTCCACTCCAGTAATACTTCTCTTTCTGTCTTCGCAGTAACAATTTCAACTCCTTTCACCTCATCGCAATCGCCCAGTACAATACAATGGTTCTTGTGAGGTTCCTTTTTTCCATAATGAAGAAACGTAGAACCAATAAACGTCACCTTATCACCTTCAAGGTGGGGCAATTTGGACATTAACAGTATATCCAGAGCATTCAATTGTTCTTCACGTGTATGTGTGTCTTCGAGAAGATATTCGATAATATTCACATTGTTTTTAATTTTTTTCTTATACGACAATTTCTTTTTCCAAGCCTGGACGTTGTCTCCAATCTCTTGACTTGCATGCACATCACTGTCCATGCTAGTACTTTCTTGTTGTTGTTGCGAATGTACATCCTCAAATATATCTTGTATGTTCAATAATTCTTGCGTTGCCTCGTCGGTTTCCATACATATTTTGTTCATAGGAACTTTCACATACATTTGGATGATTTTATCAAGTTCGTCTTTGGTAATCGATTTTTTTGGGTATACAACATCAACGTCTTCTGCAATATTATCGTACCCAAATGCCTTCATAATGCATCGACGGAATACTGGAGACATCAATTCGGCATTGCTGTATTTTCGCTGTTTCATAAATATATCTACAATATTCGATGCAAGTCGTTTGTACGTCTTCTTGGGTAGAGGAAAATCCCCATGACTACTACTTGCCTCAATATCAAAACTACATATATTGAATGGTACGATCGTCTCTTTGGTTGGTTCAGGAATGATGTTTTTGTAAGAAGCGCTGATTTCGTAATCGCAAGACGTTTTCTTATCTGCATCATTGATCTTGAGTACTCGATTTTGTTTATATGATATCCAACCAGAAGGCGAAATTTCATTCACATGAAAGTATCGCAACAAAGGAGGAATGTTGCTTTCATATAATTCAAGTTCTACATCTTTGTAGATCATGTTTTTTCGACATCGTTCACCTTCTGAATCGTTTGTAAACCATAAATTTTTGACTTGACTCATAGCAGAGGTGTTATCGAACTCCAAGCGAATGAACTTATGTTTCTTTCCTCCAGAAAATCCATACAATTTGTGATGCTCTACTAATTTTGTATTTGTAATGTATTTTTGAAATCTCTCGTCCAGAGAGCGATACCATTGAGTCATTTCTTTACTTTTCCAGTCATCATGCACTTTTATGTAAAAGAATGGTTTATAATCGTTTACATATACACATAGTTTTTGTCCATGTTCATTCACACCGAACATTTGAATAGTAAACGTTTTATCGGTAGCATACATCCCATCGTCGTATACATTATAATCGAATAAACGGAAATATTTCTTCACAACCAGTTTGGAACGTTCGCTCATAATTAGTCTAGTTACGTTGTATTTATCTTTGTTTATTATGTATATTTGATATTATACATAATCAATTTTTTCATTATTACTCAACTGTTCTATTTGAATAATGAAGGTTTACTTTTCCTCGATTTCGTTGCTGACTTATTTTTAGAATATGTCTTCACTTTACCAGTGATCGGAATTTTATATCCACCGTAATGCATTTGTTGAAAAATATTGCTAGATACTTCAGGTTGTTTCTTTGCTTCATTCAACCAGTTGATAAAATTCTCCTTGTTGCGTTCACCATTCTCGTAATATTCAATATGTTTATCTGGATGGATTTTTACCAAGGTAGGAAATCCTTGCACTTGAATAGGAGAGACTCCAAGTTCCTTTTCTAACATTTGTTTATCACTTTCAATGTTTCCGTGTTCCACTTCTCTTAGTACAAAATTATTATCGGATTCATACTCTTTCTTCAATTGTTCCCACTCAGGATACATCGATTGGCAATGTCCACACCAGTGAGCAAAAAATAGGACTACAGCAATTGGTTCCACTTTAGGTTCTTTTAATAACGCAGTCTTTCTTTTCGCAACTTGTTTCTTAGCAGTCTTTCTTTTCGCAACCCGTTTCTTTGCTGTCTTTTTATTTTCTTTCTTTTTCAAAGGTGGCATATATATTGTTTGTATATATATTTATGAATACTATTTTTTTCAGTATATACTATATATCAAAATATGAACTTTATTGCTATTACACTATTATTAATTGTATTTGTAACAGGCATTTACGTTATTATGACTTTTCCGTCGTGTGGTTGTAAGAAACAGGAAGGATTCTCCTCTCAAGAATGTCCTGATCTATTAGTTCAGAAAAATGATCGTCTGTTAATGTATTTCACGAATCAACCTAAAGAAGAAGGCAAAAATCCCTTACCGTTTTTTAGTTTAGATGATTATATCAACTATTTAGAAATACAACGCAATAAGGGTATCAAATGCCCAGTCTTATATTTGCGGCAGGAAAATGATGCCCAGGGGAATGATATTTACAGAATGCGTCCTAGTCCATTTGAATTGCAAGGAGGACTACCGTCTTCTTCTGATATTTTACCTAAAGATCATGAGATAGTTAAGTATTTAGATGCTAGTCGTGATAACGGTCCATATAACCAAAATAATTATCCTGGATTTGACCCACAAAACATGTTCGTTGGTGTATATACAGACTTGGATCAAGTACACGATTCTACGCAGGTAACCACAAAGAGCGACAATGCGATGGATGCTAACTGGGGTGGTGTGGAACATACAAACACTATGATTGAATCTGGAAAATACGAGGAAAATACCATTACACGACCTGTGTTGTCCACACCCAAGTCGTCATTTTACCCAAGTATTCCTAGCAATTTCGAAAATCCCATAGACGTTCTATAAATTATAAAGAATATGTAAATTCATACTATATGTCTTCCAAGAAACATATAGTAGACACAATGAGAAAATTGTATAACAATAAGTTGATCAGTATTCGCGACGGGAATGTGAGTTTCAAACCGAAAAACAAACCCTATTTTTATATATCTGCTGGGCAGGTAAAGAAAAATGAAATAACTGAAGACCAAGTAGTGCAAGTATTTTTCGAAAAAAGAGACCCTCAGATTTCAAATATACCAAACGGCAGTAAATATGATTTAGTATTTGATATTCAGTCTTCCTATATCCCTTCTAGAGAGATCTATATGCATTCATATTTACAGACGATGCAACAGTGTTTTCATATAGACAACTTTGTAGTGCATGCGCATCCTCCTAATATAATTGCCTACACTGGTATACACACTCATCGTGAACTATGTGACATCAAGTTGACCTTTCCAGAGTTGAATGTTGGTCAAATTGGGAACAATGTGAAATATCATGACGCTGGTAGTTATGGATTGGCTTATAACTGCTTTCAAAACTTGCAAGAACATGATATAGTCGCACTTGAAAGACACGGGACGTTGTCTATGGGTTCTGATATTGATAAAATAATGGAAGATATAGAAACTCTTGAATATTATACTGATATTGAACTAAAAACTACCAAATAACCTCTTTACTTGTTCTCATCTATCATCTTTTTATTTTGTTCCAACAATTCGTAATATTTTGTTGGCGTTGGACTTTTAACGTAGGTTTCTTCAAGAGTTTTCTCTCGAGTGCGAGTTGTTTTTCTAGGTGATATTGGTATTTCTTTACTTGCGAATTCGAATGTATTCAAACTATCCATACTAGTTGATAAAAATTCTTCTTGATCTAAGGTATAAATGCTATCAGTCGATGAGCGAAATGAATTTGGGAAATCACTGCTATCAGTACTTAATGTTCGGTCAATTGAATGCGCGTTATATGATACATCTAATCTCGACGCGATGTAATTATTTATGTGGCGAGTAGGTTTGGTAGACATTGCTCTTGTTAACATATTGTATAAGTTTATTATAGATTATACCATTTTTTTATTCTATTTACAAGCGTATTACTTATTTTCACTAGTCTCTTCATCGGAAGAGTTTTTTTTTTGAAGAAGGAACCGCCTCATACTTTCGATGATGTTTTTGTTTAGTTTCCGTGATTTACCGTTTGTTTCTATTTGAATATCTTGTAAACAGTTTGGATTCTCGTTCAACTTGTAGATTAGGTCGGATATATTGGAGAAATGTTTCATGATACCAATTGCCGATACCGAACTAATGCCTGGTATTTGACATAACATAATTTCACTAATGTTGTTTTCAGTGATGTTGTCTTTTTTTGTCTTTTTCACTACGGCACAATAATCTTTTTCAGATACTTGTGCGTTACCTGCTCCCGGGTTGTTCTGTGATTGCTCATCTGCTTCTTCTCTTTTCGCATTTAACCCCCGTAGAAAATGCTGCGTTAAATAGTATGGTATGATCCCCTTACCAAAATTGCGTTCTATTTTCTCCCCTAAACTCATAATCCATTCTGCAGTTTCCGCAAGTGAAAACGTTCTGTACACACTAAAACCCTTGAACATCTGCATCGATGCGATTGCGGAATACACAATGCGTTTTTCCAAATCAGTTCTACATTGCGACATCCCCCCTTCGATTACGTAAAAAATCGAATGTGGTGGATATCCGCTACTATGTATCAATCGATGAGATTGTTCCTCATAACGTTTATCTTTGATCGATGCGAGCAAATCAGGTATTGTTTTTCGCTCGATTAATAATACTGGTTTGTTTTCATCAGTGGTTAACATGATGTCCCCCAGTTGCAGGGTATCTTTTTCAAGTATATCGTATAAAAATTTAGAATTCGTAATGCGCAAACATTCACATTTATCATATAAATCGTGTTCTCGGTCGTCAATAATAATACGCATGATGGTATAGTATAAACAATATAATAAAACTATATTGTTTATTGGAATAATATTATTTTACTCACGAGTATTGATTTACATGTATCTCATGCCGACGGGACGAGACACCTTTGTCTTAGATGAGATAGGCAGTCTCAGTTCCTTGGAGTTCTGACTAGTACCGTGGAGGTAAATAGACATCCAGTGGGTGCGACCGACACTTGCGGGAAGTCCAGCCTTCTTGTCTCCACCCCTGAAATCTTGATTGACGATAGAAGATGCGTGACGCGCCTTTTTAGAAGCGTTCATTAAAACCATGATGATATATATTTACTAAATATTTTTTATTCTTTCTATAAAATTGATTAATGAAGCATATAGTAATCTTTCGCTATATTATTATAACATTCGTAGACTTCATTTTATTTGTTTAATAACATGAATTCTGATGAAGACATTCTCGTACAGAAGAACAGTGATGGTGAGGAGACGTATGTATTTGACCCCTATAATCCCCTAAATGTATTGATTACTGATACTGAAATCAAACAGATTCTCACGGAATACGGAGTAAAGTCAGATATTCATAATTACAATTTGTACAAACGCGCCTTTGTTCATCGTTCTTATATCAAACGTCCCAATCTAGAAAATAAACAGAACAATGTGATTATTACAGAAAAACCAGATAACTGTTTGCCCCTGTATTCTAAATCAAATGAACGACTTGAATTTATTGGTGATGGCGTGTTGGAGTGTATTACTAAATATTATCTATATCGCAGGTTTCCAAAAGAGAATGAGGGATTTATGACGGAGAAGAAAATCGCATTGGTGAAAAACGAGTCCATTGGTCGTATGGCGTACGAAATGGGACTCCATAAATGGTATGTATTGTCTAAAAATGCAGAAACGAAACAGATACGTGTAAACCATAAAAAATTGGGTTGTTTGTTTGAGGCATTCATTGGTGCAATGTTCCTAGACTTTAACCGCATGGATATAAATGATGAACACAATTGGTTTAAAAACACCTTTGTGTGTGGTCCGGGATTTCAAATGGTTCAGGTATTTGTTGAAAGTGTCTTTGAAAAACACGTCGATTGGATTAGTTTGATCCGCAATGACGACAATTACAAGAACATTCTGCAAGTGAAAATACAAAAGGAGTTCAAGGTCACGCCTGACTATCTCGAAATTGAACAACACGATACCGACAATGGATACCATATGGGAGTCTATCTGCGTCTAGGAATACCCATTCATATGGTCGACCCATCATCTGCTATGCGGATTGACCAATTCCAATCCTATAACGATATTCATATGCATATGTCGCAGCATAATAAAATATTCTTGTTCTTAGGACAAGGTATTCATAAAATCAAGAAAAAAGCGGAACAAATTGCTTGCGATAGTGCTATCAAAAAATTAAATGCATTCTCCACTTAATCTTTTCAAAATAAACATTCAATATATATCATCTTTATAATATTTCATGAACCGTCATTCGCAGTGTTTGCATTGTCGTGTTTTTTTTATTGTGATTGTCTGTAATATATTGATTTGCCTTCGCTAACATATGTTCCATCTCTGTATTTTTCAAACGTTTCTCGATGAATTGAACAAATGATTTTTGCTTTTGATGACTTGTCTGCATTTTATGGTTGAAGTTTATAGAAATTCCATTGTTTCTAGCGTTCCATATCATAAACTCTTTTGCGTTGTACATTATGACCATTTTCAATATATAATACGATACTATATGTGTATGTTCTTTGTAATTCGCGCGCCGACTAGCAGATAGTGCGTTGTGTTTGTATATATCTTCAAACTTCATGCTATAATGGTTCAATATTTTTTCGCATTGAAATACTGCGAACCGTCGCTCGTTATTCAATACTTGATTGAATGTGCGTATCATATTTGCACTCCCGTGTTTTTTTGTATGATAGTGCGCTACAAACAAACTGTGAATAATTTCTGCCCAACATTCGGTGTATGTTTCATATACACGAAAGTCGGTCTCAATAGGTATAAACTGCGATAGCAATTGATTGGTGTAATGCGACCCATCTGCAGAAAAATCCATACCCATACTATGGAATGTTTCGTGAATGAATGTCTTGAACCATTCTTCTTCTCTGAAAAGATTGATTTCTGTTTCTAATTGACACGATGTCGTGAACGCAGTGTTTGCATGTTCTCTATCGACTGCTTCATATTTATTCGGCAATAATTTTTTATGCGAGGTGAAATACATATTGATTTTCATATATTTCGAACATTGAGGACTAGCGAATTCAGATGCAATGTGCAACCATATGTACATTTTCTTGAAAAATTCGTCGATCTCGTGATGCTTATATTTTTTTCGTGCATCAAGAATTAATCGTATATCGAATATACGGTCTTGTATCGAAAAACGACCACTATAACTCTGTATACTCATGTTTTGAATAGATTGATTAATTACATCCGGCAAATACTCTGGTAATTGTAATTGGTAACTACGTATCAACATAAATCGAGATAACAACTTGTTGTAATTATTTTCACCCACATATATCATATCTACTATGCGTTTCAGTACAGGTAATTCACTAAATTTATATTGCTCTCTCATGTCTTGCTTTGTGAATATATTTTCGTTCAATGCTGCTAATATATGTCTATTTGAATATTTCATGTTATATATACTTACTATATTTCTTTTTATTGTTGTCGAAATATATGTTTTGTAATTACAATTGTAGTTTACAAAGCATATATGGTAAGCACATATTATTTTAGCAACAAATTATATACTATGAATAACAGATACGTCTATGTATTTTTTTCTCTCATTCTGTTGTCTTTATTCTTATCATTGTTTGATTTTGATAAAGACGTCCGTTCTTATACAATGATACCAAAAATGCAACTTCACATGGATGGATTTTGTGTAGGTTCTCATTTATTCTCGAATACAGACTTACATGATATGGACCGATGCGTGAAACGACAAAGATACAAAGAGTTACAGGCGAGTATACAACGCCATCCGAAGTTGACACATTTCATACAAACAAATACAAGTAAATCCCATGTATTACAAGATTATATATGGGTAATTGAAAAATCTCATGTAAATACATGTCATCGTGATAACAATGGCGACTTTTTTAATGATAACCAAATACATCCTTCTTACACCATGTTGATATTTTTGGAAGATATGGATAAATGTCTTACCGTATATGCTGGTAGTCATGCACATAAATATTCTCATAGTATAAATTTTACAACACCTTTACAAAATATTATTTGTAAGAAAGGTGACATTATAATTTTCAATGCAAATTTAATACATGTGGGTGCATTGAATATCAAGAATGACCATACTCGCATCCAGATGAAAATCACACATAAAAATGATTTGTCTGCACTGTCTTATTACCAGAATTTTCATAAGGTCGCAAATAAAGAAACACATGTACCAAGATACATACAAAAGGTGCAACGTTCTCTTAGTTGTGCATTTCCGATTGTATCCGACCTTACACAGAAAACAAATATCGAAACGTCGCGCGGTTCAGATAATGGGGCAGTTATCCCTCCTCATCAAAAAGTGTTCTCCTTCATATTTTATGGAAATAGTGATTTTTATGATTTACCTAACGCTTTTTGATTTACGCAGAAACAGTTATAGAAGATAATTTATACTCTTATATTATATACCTTAGTTATGAATATTCCTCAGACATATTTAGAATTGTTAGAAAAAAGGGGTATTCCTGCGAAACGCTTTGAAAGAGAAATTATATTTGATCGAACTAAGCGCGCAGATGTTCTCGAACCTAGTAAAACTGAACAGATGCCTATTATTGAACAAACTGATAATATGAACGATGAAACGATTACAGAACCTACAGATGATATCGACAAACTAGGAGAACATACAAAAGTCCAATTTGTAGACAAACGGTCTTCGTCTAACTTTAATCGTGATCTTGTAATGGACAAACTTAGAAGACTTGGAAAATTACCTGTTTTCACAAAGGCAGATATAAATTCCAATATGCAAATTCCGATGGTTCCTCACATGGAAAAAGTAGTAGAACCAAGTGCTATCAAATTATCAAACAAGATTGTGATTGATGAAGCACCTACATTTCAAGAAGACAAAGAAGATGAAGAAGAAAACCCACTCTTTCCCGATATTACAGAACCTGAAGAAGTAGTGGAACCTGAAGAAGTAGTGGAACCTGAAGAAGTAGTGGAACCTGAAGAAGTAGTGGAACCTGAAGAAGTAGTGGAACCTGAAGAAGTGGCGAAACCTGAAGAAGTGGCGAAACCTGAAGAAGTGGCGAAACCTGAAGAAGTGGCGAAACCTGAAGAAGTAGTGGAACTACCTGCTCCTAAAAAACGTGGAAGAAAACCTAAGGTGAAAGCACCAGTTGAACCAATCGATTTAGATGAAGTTGACCTGACTACTGCGGTGATTCGCTCGCAAAAAATATCCGACAGACTTCCCAAAGACAAAGAAAAAAATATTGTGATGGCGTCTCCTTATTATTTGAACAATCGTAAAATGTTTGTTTCTAAATTGCGTACTATGTTTGAACCAAGACGTAAAGAATTAATGAATATAACTGACGAAGTGAGTTGCGACAGAAAACAAGATCAGACCGAATTTGATTTGTTAACTCATCAAAAAATTGTTCGTGATTATTTGAATTTGTATACCCCTTACAGAGGATTACTACTATATCACGGTCTGGGTTCTGGTAAAACATGTACGTCCATTGCGATTGCCGAGGGTATGAAACAAAGTAAACAAGTGATCGTCATGACCCCAGCATCTTTGAAAATGAATTTTTTCAGTGAAATGAAGAAATGTGGAGATGACCTCTATCGAAAAGACCAATATTGGGAGTTCGTCTCAATCGAAGGAAATGCACAGATGACTGGAATTCTGTCTCGTTCATTGTCCTTACCCGTGGAATTCATTCGTGAACAAGGAGGTGCTTGGTTTTTGAATGTGAAGGAGTCTTCCAATTTTGCTCAATTAACTGCTGAACAACAATCATCTATTGATGATCAATTGAATGAAATGATTCGTTCTAAGTACAAAGATATTAATTATAATGGAATGAATAAGAACTCATTGATGAAATTAACCGACAATATGACTCGAAATCCATTTGATAACAGTGTGGTAATTATTGACGAGGCACACAATTTCGTAAGTAGAGTCGTCAATAAGATTAAAAAACCGGATTCGCTTGCCTATGTGTTATACGATTATTTGATGAAAGCAACGAACGCCCGCATTGTATTACTTTCTGGTACGCCTATTATTAATTATCCGAATGAAATTGGTGTATTGTTCAATATTTTACGAGGATATATCAAAACCTGGGAGATACCCGTACAGGTGCAAACGAAGAAGAAAGTAGATACCAATAGTATCTTGGAGATGCTTGATAAAGGCAATTTGCGAACTTTTGACTATGTAAACTATAGTAACAATATTCTGACCATCACCCGAAATCCTTTTGGATTCATTAATGCGAAGAAGCGTGGTGTTCTCAAGAAAACGCAAAAGGAGCGTATGGATAAACCGAATACAACTCGAAAGAAAACCCAACAAAAGGGAGGCGATGGGTCAGATGTGTTCGATCGTTATGACGGCGTTCGATTGGATGATGTTGGAAACATTACGGATGACGAGTTTATTAACAAAGTAACAAAAGTATTGCAGAAAAATCAGATTGAGGTTCTTTCCAAAAAGGTGAAGGTCGACTTTTACAAATCCCTCCCTGATGTATCCGATGACTTCATCTCTACTTTCGTGGATGGCGACAAAGAAGTCGCAAAGAACGTCTCTTTGTTCCAGCGCAGAATATTAGGGTTAACGTCATATTTCAGAAGTGCACAAGAAGGACTATTACCCAAATACGATACAACCGAACAAGGTGATATTTACCATGTTGTAAAATGTGAGATGTCTGACCATCAATTTGATATTTACGAGAAAATACGTAAAATCGAGGCAGACAAAGAGAAACAGGCGAACAAACGTAAAAAGAAACAAGGCAACAAGGGCGATGAATTATTCAATATTTCTAGCAGTTATCGTATTTTTTCACGAGCGGCGTGTAATTTCGTTTTCCCCAACGAGATTGAGAGACCTACTCCGGGCGAGACAGAGGTGAATGAAAGTGTATTGGATATGGTTCCCGCAAAAGTAGCGAACGAAGCAGACAGTTATGTTGATGCGGAACAGTTAGAAGAAGTCATGGATACCAAAGAAATGAACAATTACGGAAAACGCATTCAACACGCTCTTGACTTGATCAGTGAAAAAGACCCACAGTCAAATAAATCGAAATATCTATCTGGACCTGCATTAGAAGAACTCAGTCCCAAGTTTCAAAAAATATTATTGAATTTGGTGGACGAAGAGAACAAGGGTCTACATTTGGTGTATAGTAATTTCCGCACCATTGAGGGCATCGGAATTTTACGACTGATGTTGTTAGCCAACGGATTTGCTGAATTTAAATTACATAAACAAGAAGGTGGTTGGGAAATTGACGAAAAAGAAGAAGATAATGGTAAACCGCGATTTGTTCTGTATACCGGAACAGAAAGTGCCGAAGAGAAGGAAATAGTTCGTAATATTTACAATGGTTCTTGGAATCTTGTTCCGACCAACATCGCAGAACAACTACGAAAGAAGAATGAAAACAACATGTATGGCGAGATTATCAAGATATTTATGATCACTTCTTCTGGTGCAGAAGGAATTAACCTGAAAAATACTCGTTATGTCCATATTGTTGAACCTTACTGGCATATGGTTCGTCCTGAACAAGTGGTCGGAAGAGCCCGTCGTATTTGTAGTCATCAAGATTTACCAGTAGAATTGAGAACCGTCAAGGTATTTTTGTATGTATCTAGCATGAGCGACACACAGAAGAAAGATGAGAAACACATTGTTCTCCGTCTCCGTGATGTAAGTAGATTGGACAAAGAAACCCCTATCACTACTGACGAAAACTTATATGAAATAGCCAGTTCCAAACAAAAGATCAACAACCAAATATTACAAGCAGTAAAAGAGACTGCAGTCGACTGTAACGTATACTCGAGTTTGTCTACAACAGATAAACCAGTGGTATGTTATGGTTTCGGCAAAGTGGAATCGAATTCGTTTGCGAGTTACCCTTCATTTGAAGTGGACCAGATCGAAAAGGAAGAAGTCTCCACGATACAATGGACTGCACAAGAGATTACATTCGCAGGCAAAACGTTCGCTTTAAGGAAAGATACCATGGAAATATACGACATAGATTCATATAACCAGGCATTACAAAATCCAAACATCGAACCAGTGCTCGTAGGTAGACTTATCAAAGAAGACGGCAAATACAAAATTGAATACACAAAGGGGTAATTACGAGAACATAATCATCCAAACAAGCAAATCAAAATGAAGACAATTATTGCAACATATTCCGATATTTTGTGTAATATTAATAAAATACTACACAAAACCAACAAAATTTTACCAGCAAATGTGAATGAATTAAATTATAAGAATGAAATATGTACATGTTCTCGTCATCATTTCTACGGAAGGTGTACACATATTCTATCAGTCAAGTAGCATGTAGAAGAACACATACCCCATCTGGTCACTGGAAACGAACATAAGAGAACCTATAAAACTATAATCACAAAATATAGAATACTCTTTTTTGTTTGAATATATGATCAAATGAACGGACAAATGCACAGTAAAAATAATACAACAAGTATATATAGGTAATCCAATCCATTATGAACACCAGTAATCGAGAACATCCACAAAATAATCCGCTCGAGAGCAAGGCATATCCAACCAAACACAAGAACGATCTCGGAGGAACTGTGCAGTGGATATTTATACAACACAAACAAACATCATCATCTGATAAAAAGAAAAAGTACGTTTTTTGACATGGAAAAGTATTTTGAGTTTTGCACTTTTGGACATTTTTAAAAATGTCCAATTTTCATTTTTCTAGAAAAGTCTTGGCAAAGAAAAACAAAAAAATGGGTTCAAAGCATAATGCAGTGATTTAGAAATTCTGATATTTTATTCGACTGCATAAAAATTTTTTATACTTTCAGAAAAATGGGTTTAGGAACTTTTTTATGTTAACTATATATTAACACATGTTAACAGAAAAAGTTCCAAAAAGTTCCAAAAATTTCATATGCAATAAGTGTAACTATAATACGGTAAGAGAAAGTCAATTCGAACGACATTTGCTCACTGCAAAACATCAAAAGTTAACAAAGTTAACAGAAAAAGTTCCAAAAAGTTCCAAAAAGTTTGTATGTGAATATTGCGATAAGCAATACAAATCACGTGTAGGATTATGGAAACATAAACAATTATGCAGTGAACTTCCCAATGAATATGCAAATTCGATCGACAATAAAGTACATACACAAACACACGATACAGATACAATAATTGAATTAATAAAACAAAACCAGGAATTCAAAGAGTTAATCCTTGAACAAAACAAACAATTGGTTGAATTAAGTCAAAAACCGACTACCACAAATAACACAATTAATAATAATCATCAGAAATTTAATCTGAACTTTTTCTTGAATGAACAATGCAAGGATGCGATCAATATGTCGGATTTTCTGGAGAATATGGAACTGGATATGGAAGATTTACGAGAAACAGGTCGATTGGGGTACGTAGAAGGAATATCACGTATTCTGGTAAACAAACTTCGAGAACTAGATACATACAAACGCCCTCTTCATTGCACGGATTTGAAACGCGAAACATTGTATATAAAAGAAAACGATGAATGGTCCAAGGAAGACAATTCGAAGGAAACACTCAAAGGACTTGTAAACAAAGTGGCGAATAAGAATTGTAAGAATATTGAGCAATGGAAAGACGAACATCCTGAATACAATATTTTCGATTCTCCCGAGAACATGGAATACATGGATTTATGTAATACGATTCTGGGTGGACTTGGAGAGCAAGAATGCAGGCAATTTCGGGATAAAATTGTAAGAAATGTAATAAAAGAAGTCATGATTCTTAAAATGTAAAACGTGTATTATTGTTTCAAACTCTCTAGAATTTTTTGAACTTTTGGACATTTTTAAAAATGTCCAATTTTCATTTTTGTGAAAAAGTCTTTGAAAAACAAAACTAAAAAAACGGGTTCACAGCATAATGCAGTGATTTTGATTTTCGTGTGAAAAGATTGACTGCATATTTTTTTATTGTTTTTTTTTTAAAATGATTTAGGAGATTTTTTATGTTAACAAATATATTAACAAATGTTAACAAAAAAATCTCCAAAAATCTCCAAAAATTTTTACTGCAATAAATGTGATTATAGATGCAGTAGACAAAGTGAATATAACAAACATGTATCCACTGCAAAACATAAAAGGTTAACATCTGTTAACAAAAAAATCTCCGAAAATACCCAACACTTTTTTTGCACGAGTTGTAATAAACAATACAAATCTCGTGTCGGTTTATGGAAACATCAACAAAAATGCACGAATGTACTAGATATATCAAACAAAGAAGATCCATTACCACTTTCGAATATGTCTGGGAGTCCAGATATGATGTTGTTTGTTGACTTGTTGAAGCAAAATCAAGAATTCAAAGAACTGATGGTAGAACAATCAAAGCAAATGCATGATATGCAAACTGAAATACAAGAACAGCAGCACGAAAATAAACAACTCCAAAGACAATTAATCGATGCAGTAAAACAGACTGGTAATCATGTTACCAATAATACGATTAATAACAATCATCAGAAATTCAACTTGAACTTCTTTTTGAATGAACAGTGCAAAGATGCGATCAATATGTCGGATTTTTTAGAAAATATGGAATTGGATATGGAAGATCTTACGGAAACCGGTCGTCTTGGATACGTAGAAGGAATATCACGGATTTTAGTGAACAAACTTCGAGAACTAGACACATACAAACGCCCTCTGCATTGCACAGATTTGAAACGCGAAACACTGTATATAAAAGAAAACGATGAGTGGTCAAAAGAAGACAATTCGAAAGAAACGATCAAAGGACTTGTAAACAAAGTAGCGAATAAAAATTGTAAGAATATTGAGCAATGGAAAGACGAACATCCTGAATACAATATTTTCGATTCTCCCGAGAACATGGAATACATGGATTTATGTAATACGATTTTGGGTGGACTTGGAGAGCAAGAATGCAGACAATTTCGTGATACTATCGTGAGAAATGTAATAAAAGAAGTCATGGTGAACAAATAGCGATCGTATGATGTTTTTGAATGTGGTCAATTACATTGTAGAAAGCATTTAAATAAATAGTTGCAATATAACATATTATCACAACAGATGATTATGAGAGCAATTCTATGTACGATTTCTTTGATTATGGTGTCTGCTTCAGCAGAAGACAGACGAGTCAGATTCGGCGAATGGGCGAAGAAGTTTGAAATGGTATTTGAAAACAATGTTCATACCGAACACCTATTTTCAAATTGGTTGGAGAATGACGACCATATTCAACTGACTAACAGTCGTAATCTTTCTTACCGCTTGGACCACAATCAGTTCTCGGGAATGAATACCGACGAATTCAGTAACTATCTTGGATATTCTGGTCTTCCTGAACGATCTGGTCGCTCTTTGGTGTATCATCCCGATGCATACCAGACCAAGGTTGCACGCGTAAAATGTCTATCTGACTGCGTCAAGAATGTCCACGATGAGTGTACGATTGATACCGTGAACTGTATTCGCGGTTGCAAAGATGACGCAAGTCTGAGTGTTGCCGATGATATTGATTGGGTATCTAAGGGTGCGGTGACTGAAGTGAAGAACCAGGGTCAGTGTGGGTCTTGTTGGAGTTTTTCAACTACAGGTGCATTGGAGGGAGCGAATTACGTACAGCACAACACGCTTATTTCTCTGTCCGAGCAACAGTTGGTTGATTGCGATACATTCAAGACTGGAGGAAAGGACCACGGTTGCAATGGCGGACTTATGGACAATGCGTTTTCTTGGATTGAGAATAACGGTGGATTGTGCCAAGAGGCATCTTATCCATATACTTCCGGAACGACTAAAACTGCCGGCACTTGCATGAATGACTGTGATGTTGTTTCTGGAACCGCAATCACCAGTTATTATGACGTTCCTGCAAATTCCGACGATGACATGATGGATGCGTTGAACAGACAACCCGTATCGATTGCGATTGAGGCAGATCAGAAGGACTTCCAACTATACAGTTCTGGTGTATTTACTGGTGACTGTGGAACCCAACTAGATCACGGAGTACTAGTTGTAGGTTATGGATCGATGGATGGTATTGACTATTACCGTGTGAAGAACTCATGGGGAACTACATGGGGCAAGGATGGTTATATTTACCTGGGCAGAGGTACACAATACAACAATGGTAAGGGACAATGTGGAATGCTTATGCAAGCAAGTTATCCAGTCGTGGAGTAAAATAAACTATTAAACCATTAAAAATAATATCACAGACATAGATGATATTATTTTTGCTTATTATGTAAGAGTATACTTAAAAAGTCTTGAAGGGAATTGTCTTTTCAGATAGCACGTACCAGTGATCTTCCACGTAGTCCACAGAGGTAAAGTAATCAACAAACTGATCGCCGTTGTATTTGAATTTCACCACCACGAAGGGGTTGGTATCGTTACCATCGGCATCCTTGTAAGATGCAGTGTAACTGATAGTAAGAACCTCACGTTTGTCGATAGGACCATGCTCATCGCTGGCCATCGTGGTTCCATTCGCATCGGTGTAAATGGTAATCAATGCACGCTTTCCAGCCTTCATAATAGTTTGAATCCCAGTGTCGAGGGCAGCATAGTTTTCACTATTTAGGGCAGTAGGAGTAGACATATTATATATTGTTTATATATAATTGTATCCAGATAATTACGTATGACTAATTATCCAAGACATTATGTTCCTAAATATATATCAGTTACTGACAAACAGATACAATTAAAAAATTTGAATAAATCTAGAAAACTATACAAGAAAGGCAAATATTTTAAACGACCAACAATAAAAACGTTTCGTTCAAAACCATCACAACATGTAAAAAATGCAAAAGAATTATATAAGGTAGATAGCGTAGTACCTTCCAGGAAATTGGTTAAAGCAACGAAATGCTCTATGAAAACATTAGAAAAAATAGCGAACAAAGGTCGTGGTGCATATTATTCAAGTGGGTCAAGACCGAATCAGACCTCGGAATCGTGGGCAATTGCTAGATTAGCAAGTGCAGTCACTGGAGGAAATTCAAGCATTGTGGATTATCATTTATTAAAAGATGGTTGTAAAAAAAACAGCAAAGCACTCAAACTTGCCCGACAAACTTGCAAAAAGCAAAATAAGTGTAATAACAAAACGCGTAAAATAACTTTGTAAAAGAAAATATAAAAACAAACGCAATGGTTTACATATACGTTAATAAGAATGAACGAAGAAAATAATGTATTGACTATAAAAACTGTGCAAATCCAACCAATAAGAAATATGATTACTGCAATTAAGGATATATTGACGGATGCTACCATTACGTTTACGAAAGAAGGCATGAAGATCATCAACTTCGATAAAACCCACACGATTTTGGTGAATGTATCATTACATGCAAACCGTTTTGAAAAATATAACTGTATCCCTGATAAGATTATTGTATGTGCGAATACACTTCATTTGTTCAAGGTGATCTCGACCATGTCGAATGACGATACGTTGTCGATTTATATCGATAAGGCAGACTATCATGATGGTATTGTTTCACATTTAGGATTGCAATACGATAATGGTGATATTAAACAATGTTACAATCAAAAACTTAGATTAATTGAACCTGATACAGAAGAAATGCATGTTCCGGATGTCGAATATTCAACTGCGATTAATATGCCTTCTTCCGATTTTCAAAAAATTATTCGTGATTTGAATGGTATATCAGACCGCATTGAGATAAAATCTGTAGGAAACGATTTGATTTTTTCATGCGAAGGTGGGTTTGCAAGTTCACGCATTTTACGTTCTGAATCAGACGGAAATATGAATTTTATACAAAAAAACGACGCATCTGTTATATTCCAGGGAGAGTTTTCATTGAAAAGTCTAAGTCATTTTATAAAATGCACACCATTGTGTAGTCATTTAGAGATTTATTTAGGGAATGATCTGCCCCTTATTGTTAAATACGACGTAGCTTCTTTGGGTGAGATTAAATTATGTTTGGTCCCTTTGCCTCCTGCATAAAATAGATTGTATAATAATTAGATAGTCATGATTTTACTTTCCCGCGCATTTACTTGTCCAATCACGTGTGTTTTTGTTATATTTGTTAGTCGTGTATAGATGATTTCTACATCTTTGCTTGATCGCAATTTAGAATGTTCTTTGCAACATTGTGCACCTTGAATAATAATTTTTGATATTTGACGACGATTATAGTTTTGGTCGCCGGGCATATTTGCAATCACATGACAAGAAGATGTGTTGTGTAAATGAAACCAAATATCGATTGGTTTGCACATATCAATCATATCAAAATTGTCTTGTGCATTTTCTCCAATATAAAATTCGATTTCTCGAGACACAGCAGGAACAAATATGTTCTTTGTGATCATGATAATGATGTTGTAGTTTTACATAAATTTACAACATCATTTACTATTCAATTTTTATTAAAATTCTGGTTGATGTGCTTTGAAAAGACATCCATGCTTTATTAGATTTGGTATATCTGCGATAATATCTGGGTCTTGGTACTTTGATACAGACATCCAGATTTTGATAATGCAAAAATTCTTCTTCGGAGAAACTGTAATCCCATTTATATACTGACTATATTCTTGATCTACACACAACGTTTCACCGCAAAGCAAATAAAACAAATGTTTCCAAATATCGGGTACATATTTGTTTAATATTTTATATGAAAAACACCCTCCTTCCCTATTTTTTGGGTCTTCCCACATAGGAGTGATACCATCACGCATAATAAACAACATGCAGTTTTTCACAACATTGTCTGTAAGTTTTTCGTTTACATGAACAACCTTTTCAATCGTATCAATTGAACTTACTATCTTTGAATAACTAGATAGTTCCCAACTTGTGTTGTTTGGTAAATGATAATACAAATTCCATTTACCATTCAGACTATGGTGGGCAGGATCACGCACAGTATCCATGTATTATATAAGTACCCTTAAAATAGTATAACAGTTATCTTTATATTATTCTTTAATCCTTTTCTTGTGTCTCCTTTTCTTGTGTCTCCTTTTCTTGTGTCTCCTTTTCTTGTGTCTCCTTTTCTTGTGTTTCCTGCTCTTCTGTCTCCTGTTCTTCTGTCTCCTGTTCTTCTGTCTCCTGTTCTTCTGTCTCCTGTTCTTCATGGTTGTTTTTATCTATATCAGATGCCTCTTTCGAAATATCTATAATTGTCCAACTCTTTTCGGTCAATACAGCATATTGCTTACTATTCATAGACAACATATTCATTTCGTTATCAATAATGTCCAATGTATAATTATTATCAAATACATACGACAATGACTGGTATTCCAAATAACGTTTTACAAACATAGGTGTAAATAATACATTGCCTACCTGATACATCTCTGCTGGAATTTCAATTGCAATTGGTTTATTCATATCCGGGTGCTTATATGTTACACTCAGAAACACATGTTCCGATGATACATGGTCAAATGTAGTATGCTTATTTAATATGGAACGAATAATGTATCTGTCTCCATCACGCATCACAACAATCGCATCCACTACATGCATCAAACTTGTGATCAGAGACTGTAGAATATTGAAAAAATACATGAATCCTTGCTCGATTTTTCCGTTATATGAACAATCGGGACTAACTTCATTCGACATCATCTGATAATTTTCAACATGTATATAACGGTTTCCCTTAAATATATGACTATTTTTAATAAGTATATGTGTAGATATCCAATGATGTTGATAAGGTTCTACTTTGTAATCTTCAATGAAAGATGCAACACATGTACTATAATATATACTTCTGTTTGAAATCTCACGAACAACTGGATAATGAGTATAAGCATACTGATAACCGTTGACTATATACATCTGTGCAGTAACGTAAAAATCAAATAATTTGAGGAGCAGTTTCGATAGATTTCCGTTGCTAGACATATGACTACAAAGTGCATCTTTATGATTATTTATCCAAATACCAGCAACAGAGAAACCTGTATTTACAATAGTCAAAATGTTACGAATAAATTCCATATAAAAAATAATAGGATCTATCCATTTATATTATTTCAGGTAGGAAATAAAATAAGAAAATGTCGGCATAATATAAATATATGTTTGAAAGAGGATTGTTTGTATTTCGACGTGATTTTCGTATAGTCGATAATGTTGGATTAAACCAAGCGTGGAAACAATGTAAAAAAGTATATGCATGTTTTATTTTTACACCTGAACAAGTAGTAAACAACGATTTCAAATCGGACAATGCGGTTCAATTTATGATTGAAAGTTTAGATGAACTGCGAAAACAAATCAAATCAAGAGGAGGAGAACTCTATACTTTTTATGGGAAACAAGATGAAGTCATCGATAATTTAATAGATGAACTAGGATTAAACGCTGTATTTTTTAATAAGGATTATAGTCCATATGCCGTGAAACGTGATGCATCCATCCAGAAAATATGTGAAGGTAAAAGCATTCAATGTAACACATACCACGATTATTACTTATTTGAACCCGGAACGGTAATCGCGTCTACTGGGGGAGCGTACAAAAAATATACGCCGTTTTATAACACCGTCATTCAAATGGAGGTGAAACCTATTGAAAAAGACCGAGACCACATTATTTCAAAAACAACCAAGAAATTATCGAATACTGTTTCACTTGCAGACGCTTTCCATCAATTTACAACAGAAAATAAAGACATATTGGTTCATGGTGGAAGACAAAATGGGTTATTGTTTTTACGAAACGCCATCGCAGAACAAAAAGAATATCTGGATACACGTGATTTTTTTGAAGGAAAAAAGAAGACATCTCACTTGTCTGCCTATATCAAATTCGGATGCGTCTCTATTCGTGAGGTCTATTTTGCTTTCAAAAAAAGATACGGAAAAGAACACGGACTGATAAGTGAACTTATTTGGCGTGAATTCTTTGCACATGTATTGTATGCTTATCCCGAAGTAGTTGGGCAATCTTACCAAGAAAGATACAAGAATCTGGATTGGAGCAACAACAAACAACATATCCAAAAATGGAAGACAGGACAAACTGGTTTCCCACTGGTAGATGCCGCTATGCGAGAAATGAATGCAACTGGATATATGCATAATCGAGGTAGAATGACTGCAGCGAGCGTATTAATCAAAACGTTGTTAGTGGATTGGCGTATCGGAGAAAAATACTTCGCGCAAAAACTAACAGACTATGATATTGCCTCTAATAACGGAAACTGGCAAGGGATCAGCGGCACAGGGGTAGACATGAAACCCTATTTCCGAGACATGAACCCTTGGATACAAAGTAAGAAATTTGACGATAACGCCGAATATATTAAAAAATGGATACCGGAGTTACGAGACGTAGACGCAAAAGAGATACATACATGGTATGCAGCATGCAAGGAGACACAGCACAAGGATATACGTTATCCTTGTCCTATTGTTGATTATTCAAAACAAAAGGAAAAAATGATGAGCATGTATAAGAACGCAAAATAAGAAGACAGACTACTTAAAATATAGTCATCTTCTCATGACCGAATCGCATTTTCAGATCTACCCATACACCATCAATAATCCCGGCATCAATCAAGTTGCGAATGAATGAGACGTCTTCGCTCATACCCTCATGGATCGACTGTCCATCTGGTCCCTTGTTTGTAAACTTGTTAATATCCTTGAAGAACCAAGGGTACTTCATACGCTCGTCTTCCAACATACCATATGGAATCGCCATGCATCCCATACCAGCATATCCACACTTTACCATATTTTTCTCTTCCTTAACCCTTTCCTCGGCATCTTTTACCTCCATAAATTTGAAATGACCATTCTTTACATAAAACTCCTCATCCCAATCTTCGATGCAGGCCATAACCTGTCCACCATCCATTGCATATGTACCTGAAATAATCTTATTTTTCTCCTGCAGGCATTGTTGGACAAGATTATTAATCATATCGCCACTAAAGACCATATCACTGTCCAAAAAGAACATCACATCATATTCCAACTTTCCGTCGAAAGGTTTCTGGTCAGGTCCGCGTAGTACATCGGCACCCAGACATAGCGTACGGGCGAAATTCACCTGCGACGAGTATGCATTGGCGAAGACAATCTCGTACTTCTCGGCAAGTCCCATCAATGCTCCAGTCCAACATTTCAAAAATCGTCCAGTGAAGGTGTTTCCAGGAACGCAAAGCAAAATAACAGGTCTCTTATTCTCAGCAGGGGTCTCCATCAAGGCAGGTTCCATAATGTAATAACTATTAGTAGAGTTATTACTTTATATTTTTTTTTCAATTATACTTATAGATCGAGTGAGATGATGTTTTTCTCGGAACCATTCTTTCGCTTGGTCTTCTTGGGCATGTTGTTGTTCTGAATATCCTTCAAAGAAGAAATAGACAACAAGGAATCGTCATCCTTCTTAGGTTCATTGTGAATATTCACAGTACGTGTCTTTAATCCGGATAAAATATTATCAATGTCTGAATTTTGAGGTCCCTTCATTTCAGGTCTTTTTGGTGGTGCAGACTGGTTTTTCAATTCGGCAGCGGGGGCCAACTTTACACCTTCTTCTCTGAACATTGTCCCTCTGCTAGCATTAATATCAGGTCGGTTAGTAGGAGCATTGCCGTTCATACCCGGTCTGGGAGGAGGAGGAATATTCTGTGTCTCCACTGGTCCTGGAGGAGGAGGACCCTTAGGACGACTGTTGTCTTGCATAAAATTATTCGCCATTGCAAATCCAGGGGATTCTTGCGACATACTATTGACTGTCGCATTGGTGAACATCTTCATTAACTCGGGACTCTGTTTGATCACATCATTGAATGCGGGGGTAGCAGTAGATAGAGCCTTGTTTGAAAAATTCAATACTGCCGCACTGAAACCCACGCGCAACAATAGAGAAATCTCGGGAGCCATCTTACCGCCCTTATATTTGTCGTGCAACTCTGTGAAAATCTCTTCGTAACTATCTAGATCCTCGCTGACTTGTTCGCCCCAACCATCCAGATTCAAATCGAATGGATTAAAAATCGCATTACCATATTCAAGGGAATTCACGAACGTCATGAACCACCATCCCTGTAACTTGATACTATCCTTCTTTCTCTTCTCCTCCATGGCTCCTTCGTATTCATCTTCAATCTCATCAAAAGGCGACTCCATAGTGAAATTGCCGGCATCTTTTAACATACCCTTATCTTTCCATTCATCTAATTTTTTTAGCATAAGACGCTTCTTTCTTCTCTTTTCACGCTCACTTAGGTTGGTAGAAGGTCTGTAATCTTGGTTTGCGGGAACTTCATTTGCCTTTGCAAATCCATCCCATGTTTTCGTTGATCCCATCATACCAGATGTCGCCTCACCCAAATTGGCTTCATTTAAATCATCAAATTGCACATCATTGGTGGTATGGGGGTCTTCCTTTACGATATTAGGAGTAGAGTTTGATCCAAAATAACTCGAAAACATATTGCTACTCTCTTCGGGTGCAGACTTGTTTCCCGATAGTTGGTTTAGTTCATCTTCTAAATCATCTAATTCTCCTAAATCTAAATTCGAAACATTCGTCGATTTCTTTTTATCGTTCATGAGTAATTCAATACCGCTACCAAAATTTACAGATGGCGTATCATCGTGTTTCTTAAAATCCAAACTAATTGGTTCAGAGGTAGAAGGTCCAATATCAATAACTTCTTCCATGTCTTATGTTATTGAAACACTATTTATTTTTAAATCGTCCGCATAAGTTATTATATTTCTATGTTTGAAATACCATAATCCTTGCAAAAAAGCATCTGCCAAATCATCTTTTTTGTCGGTTGATAGAACATCACTCCAATTACTAAAATTACGGTCAATAATCTGAGAGCAATAATAAATACCGTCTTTTTTATGCTCTTTGTAATTTGGATTTTGTATGGAAACACCTTGTTCATTTTTTTCTTTTTTCTTTTTTGGGGCATCGCCTTGGGTATCTGCGAATTGTTTCAGTTTATTCGCGGATGAAATGAAGTCAATTATACAGTCGTCGTTTCTCATAATAAAATATTGTGCTAACATCCCTTGTATGGTTTTCATTCTATTCGCAATCGGTGAGATCTGGTTCTCTATAATCACATGCGTGATTTCAGGCAAAACCGGTATTTTATCTAACATTATTTTCATTGTTTTCCCAATTACGACTAAGTCCACTTGTGAAGCATTTTTTGTTTTCTTATAGGTGATTTTTTCTAAACAATGCTTTTCAAGATATCGTTGAACTTCTTCTAGCATGGTCGTTTTGCTTCGTTTGATTTCTTTATCTAAAAACAAGAAGTGTTGATTTCCCCACGCGAGAATATCGTTTATTTTTTGCTTTTTGATATGCATGTATTGATTTTCCTTCACGGGTAGTAAATAATTACTTGATTTTGCATGAGTCTCGCAATAACATTGATCAGTATACGAGTATTTCGCATTTTTTCCACACACCTTGTTTTGTACTTTTCGACTATTCACGACTGCGGTACACGTCTTTTTGATGATTGTATTTTCTTCATTTAAATTCATTACCTTCCAGTCAAGGACGTCTATATTTGTCGAACAATCAAAAATGCAGTACGCCATGTTTTTGATACCAATATCAAAACTAATTGTTTTCATTACGAATGTATGAATAAAAATATATCTTTTGTATATATTTTTATAGAAATGATAAATTTATCTGCGCAATAATTCGTCTTGTGTAATTGCAGGAGAAATCTGGCGACTTTCTAATTGCTCTCTGGACAAGTAGGTGGTTTTCAAATCACTTTGAACATAACCAGTTGGTTTCGTTTCGTCCAGAACACTCTTAAATGAGTAAGGATAGTTGGAATATCCTTGCACTTCATTTGACTGAATGTTAGGTGTCTGATTATTCTGGACGTTGAATCCGGTATCATTTGCAGATTGAACAAACTCGTTATGCATTACATCCTTTGCATTCTTGGTCAAATATTGACGATATTCCCAGTTGGATTTGATGTTATTTTGCTTCTTCAATTCCTTGTTCATGTGTGATTCAGGTTGCCATGACGACACAATGGAGCGACCATCTTTCATCATTGGTGGGAAATCGCTGTATTGATTATTGGTCGAATATCCGTCATACGACAGTTGTTTGTCTTCTTTTTTGGATTCTTGCTTATTTGCCTTGAAAAACGAAAACATGATTATATTAAAAGATGATATATTCTTGTATCAAAATATCTCTATTCTAATTCATTCAGTAAATCTAGCAATTCACTTTTCTTTAATTTACTTGGATTGGTACTTAGTCCTTTTTCAATCACTAATGCCTTTAATGCGGAATTCGTCATCGCTTTGTATGCGTCCATCGTAGAAGGGAAGTCATCGAGTTGGTCTGTGTTCTCTAAAGTAGTTTCTACTTTCTCTACCTTGATGGAATTGTTGTCGTCAATCTCTAATAACGAAATTTGAGTAGGTTCAGAGTTGACTGTTTCATCCACCATTTGTACTTGTTTCAAAACATCGTCATCCATCTTATCATTGTCTAGTTCTACCACCTTGTCTTCTTCTTCGTCGTCTTCGTCATCTTCTTCTAAATCATCATCGGAAGAATAAGTGGAATCATCTTCGTCACTTTCGTATTCATCTTCTTCATCGTCTTCTTCATTCGCATGATGCATTTGTATGTTATGTTCATGTTCAATAGCATGAGTAGGAGGCATACTCGTATGTTCACCTCCATCAAACGACATTTTTTGGTTTCGTCGCAATAAATTTAACTCTTGGACTATGTTGTTCATAATTTCAAACATAGTATCGCAACGTTGTTCCATGGTACTCACTCTATTTTTGAAATGGTATACAACCAATAAAATAAGCAAAAAAGTTACAACTAACCCTAAATAAAATATGGTGTCCATCATCTTCATTAAAGTCATTTAATATACAAAAATAAAAATAAACCGTAAAGCAAACGTAAAAAATAAAAAAGTTGGTATAATATATAAATGGATTCCGTTACTAACGCCGCCCCTAAATTGAACCTACTTGATGGAGCATTAAACAACAAACTGTTAACCATCATTCTAATTGTGTTGATTGTATTTTCACTTTTAGGAGTAAATATTCTTAATATTTTCGGTGACTTGTTACAATCAGTCGTCGATTTGTTTGGACCTTTCATTATGCAAATCGCATCGTTGATTGCATACACTGCCGGTTCTATTCTGAACCAGATTAGTGCCCTCTTCACCGTAACTGGTACCGCTGGTGTTGAAATCGCTGGAGGAACAATCGATACTGTTGGTGATCTACTTAAGGATGCGAGTGCCGGAAATCTACCCGATCGCATTAATTTAGGTGAAACCGTGAACCGTTCTTCTATTCAGGTTCGCGACCCCGAGATGGACAACACCACAAACCCCATTCAAAACGCAATTACTTCTCGCAAATCTCAATGGTGTTTGGTTGGTGAGTTCGAAGGAAAACGTGGATGCGTGCAAGTTGGAGAACACGATAAGTGCCTATCTAGTCAACTGTACCCCAGTTTTGAAACATGTTTGAACCCAACTATGACCCAAAACAAACATCCCCTTAAGAGTGAGTCCACTAAATTAGAGTAAGTATACAATACGGAAAAAACATGAGACATGTGTCTGTCTTATGTTTTTATGTTTTTTATGTTTATACGATGACCGTATCACGATTTCTTGTAGTTCTGATTTTATGTGCTGGAACAACTTCTTGTCCTTGATACATCAATACGTCATATTTCCATTCACAGTTAATACGAAAATGACCATTTGGTAGTTCGATTGAACCAATGCCGTGTTTTTGTCCACAGTTCCAAGTAGTTTCGATAATTGTTCCATCTTCACAATAATGCTTTCCGCAACCGTGCCACATATTGTCTTTCCATTCACCATCGTAAATACGGTAAATAGACGAATAATCTGTACCCTTCCCATTTTTTGCACCCTCAAACCAATATCCGGTGTAAATCATGAGATCGTCTTCATACAGCGACCCTTCTCCGTATTGAAGACCATTGACCCAATCGCCTTCGTATACCAACTTACCATCCGTGTCGTATGTTCTACCAAAACCACTATAGCGATTGTTCAACATGTGCCCCTCGTATTGTTTATTTCCGTTATCATAATACAATGCGCATTTACCAGTGTAACCACCTTTATCAGTGAAGCGACCTTCATACACGAGGGTTTGATTTTTATATAGTTTTCCTTTCTTGGGGATAACAATCGATTTAGTACCGCTACCGAAGTCAGATACTCCGTAATAAACAATATCCGATGTATCAGTAGCAATAACCACCTCCCCTGTAAAATGAAATGTGGTGGTTGGGTAATCAGTCTCTTCGACATGTTCAATGTAGAAGTTATCGACAGTAATCGTGTAAGTCATGATGATGTATCAAATAATAAAGAGTATTCTTGTAATGATAGAGTATAGTAGTGTCGTTATGTAATCAATTTTATATGAAGATTCAGAACCCATATAAATACAAATGTGCTATTCATGCATAATGGACGTACTCGAAAATATAGATTACAGTGCCTTTCAAGGCGAAATGATGAATGAAATTGAGCAAATGATGGGTCAAATGATAGACATGCAAATATATAGCACGGGCACATATAAGAAATATGCGCAATATAGTCACATTTATGTAAATAATAATTCGCTACAAGTTACGGAGAAAATGGCTCACGAAATAAAATGGCTCATACATTACGTGAAAGAAACACATTTGTATTTATACGAAGACTACAAAGACGATATGTTAGAAAAATTTGATCGCGTGACTGAATATCTACCGTACTTATTTGATCTGTACGACACATATACTGATGACGATCGAGACGATAGACATTATTTCCAACCAGTGTATGCTCTTAAGAGTATCCGACAATTGTTGCTCCCTTTCCGCGATTGTGTAGATCGAGAAAAGTTCCATACTACTTATGTTGACCACTGCGTGAACGTATTGGAGTTCTATAAGTTTACTGCGAATTTTATGATATGCCGTTTGCAAGAACTAGAATTTGATATTGATTTTATGAAAAAAAACCCGGATCGCATACAAGGATACGAATCGTAATACGTAAGACAATGAATGGGGATAAATTAAAAAATAGCACGATAGACTGTTTACATCAAATATGCACCGTTCAATTCAAATGGTACGTACAATTCACTTACTTGGTTCGATACACTACAATTGGTTTCGACTAATAAATTATTGGAAGACAAATTGAACACGATTCCATATTCCACATTGTTGAAATCATCTTCATATCCGAAAGGAGTGCTTATGGATATTTTCGGCAGTCCAAATATATCATAGATAAATCCTCGCTCTGTAAACAAATTAATCCCAGATACTTCCACGGTTCCTCCATGTGCAATTGCTTGAAACGGTGTATTGACGGCATTAAATGACGTATCATGTAATCGAACATTGAATGAAGAATCGGTGTAAGTTACTGTAGGCGTTAATGTAGTTCCAGTAACTGGATCAATTACACTTCCATTATTATACAATACCGACACGCCTATTGGAGATGTATTAAAAAGATTGAGCGACAAATCGTAGGTTTTTTCTATACTACTTCCAGTGGAGAAACCACGTACGAATATACCATAGGGTACCTTGAAACTGTATGTATATTGAGGATTCGTAATACCATATTGAATGCCTAATGTGAATATTTTACTACTAATATTATGTACTGCAAATACATTGTCTTTAATATTATATCTCCATTCGTCCGTGTCTTCATCATTCACTATAGCCAATGCTTCCACGTTCTTCTTGTAATTGTATAATGGAATCGTATCGTCTTTGTACAAAAGTATCGATGGACCAGGGACACCCGAAGAAGAACTGGGGGTATAAATAATTTCATTGTTATTGCAATTCGTATCTATATTAGAATATTGTGTTTCATAGGAGTAGACATTCTCGCTGAGGTCGTATATCTCATTACGCACTTCGGTTACTTTTTGCACAATTGTTCCAGGATAATTCGAATTCTGATAATTACCCGATAGTATTTGCGCCATTTTTTGTTTCTTTGTTAAGTTATTGCCTTTTGATGCTTGACTGTTTCCTGTATATTGTAATATTTCAGCCTTTCGTCTCATATTCAATTGTGCTTCTGTATATTGATTGTAAGGTGATGATGTTTCAAGTCGAATGGGTGGTATGGTAAATAACATTTGTTTTCTTCGCTGTAAGCATACTCCGCTCACGTCAACCGACATATATTATATAATAAACTACGACTATATAATATGATTGCATTGTACAATTAATGGGTCTTGGAATAATACCAATAGTTTGATAAATAAGAAAAATAATTTGTATTCAGGTTTCCATCTTTCACTGTTAGGTTGGGTCCTTTGCGAACAATGCTGTTAATTTCGAATACATTCAATGCGGAATTGTAATAACGTAGACTAGATAATTTACCGTTGAACCCGCCATTTTGAGCAATGTATACATCACTGTAGTTTTGCTTAGGGACATTGCTTAATACAATGCGTTTGGATAAGGTTCCATTCACATAAATATCTATGATTTTGTTTTGCAATCGGATTGCTAAATGTATCCATTTTTTAATAGGCATATTTTCCACTACTACAGATGTATTCGTATCTCCGTATTTGACCGTATCCATCATCACATGTAAATTGTTCGTTTTGGGTTCCAAGTATACACCTGGCGAATTATTCATGGAAGACAAGTTGGTTACAGAATCGAATTGTCCGTCCCCTTTACTAAACACGTGTTGGTATTTTTCATCTTGGTTTCCTAAATCATTGATATATAACCATGATGACCAAGTAAATTCAGCGCCACTGTCTTCATTGTTGGAGCGAAGGATAGTCGTTGCTGCACCTTGTTTGGGGTCTTGACGAACCACCATGGAATTGTTTCCATCAATCATACCATTGATCAAGTAAGGACTATCGGATGGACCAAATAGTATACTTATTAGAATTACGCCTAAATTGAGAAGAACAAGCATTCCAATTAGCACTAAAATAATGAATGCGAATTTTGCGATAATGGTGTTGGATTGGAGGAATCCAGTAGTTGCCTCGGGAACAGTTGCGGATTGCTTCGAAAACTCGCTGAATGTATTACTCAATTGTGATGTTGTATTCTGTAAAGTATTTCCCAGATTGGCGATGCCTTGTTGCATACTTTCTTGACTAGGCAATTTGTCCATTGCATTAGATAAATTGTTTGTAATTTGATTACCTACGTTTGCGGTATTTCCTAGTTGAGCGTTCATATGTATTGTTATAATATAAGGATAAAAATTATAACCATACAAATTATATTACACTCTTTTTTTGTTTTAAATAATAGAGAACCTGGACTGCTCTTGTTCGTTCTTCAGGATAGATATATCAACACCATAAGAACTGAGAACATTCAATAGTCTGTTAGACCCATTTCCATCTAAATAATTTTCCCATACGGTCTTGGGGTCTAGGGGGGCAATCCAGCGTTTGAAATTCGCCAAATATGCGTCAAATTTTCCCTCCATATTACCGACAAGAATGGGGGTATCGGAAGTAGGAGGCACCTTGGGCATAGTATTGGTTCCAGTTTTGAAAAAACGCTGAGAACGCATTAATTTACCATCAATATACGCATCTACGAATTGATTATCAACACTCAAACCAATGCATACCCATTTCTGAAGAGGAAAGTTATCAGTAATCAACATGGTCTCTGTTGTATCATCGGACATCGCCATATCCATTTTCAACAAAGGTCCAGTTTTGTCCAAATACAGTTTCATGTTGTTATCTCTGCTAAAGATGGTTTTTTCAACATTGTTATCCCATGTGTTCACATACAACCACAGAGTATACCCATAGCGAGAATTATTCGCCTTTTCAATCGTAGTAAGAGGAGGTTGGGGTTGTTTCAAGTTCGCACTCGCAGTGAGACTAGAGGAGCGATTTGATAGGAAATAGTATAAAACATATATCAATAAAATAATAACAACTCCTAAAACAATCACTGTTGTATTCATAATTATATAATTTATGTCTATAAAAAAATATATAATTAGTCAGTTCGTAAAAAGAACAGTCGCTTGAGCATATCCCAATTGATCATATTTTTGGGCATAAACTCTGTTTCAATGGGTGGATTCTTATGTGCAAGTAGGTTATACTCATTCAATATGTTTCTCTTGGAGAGAGGGGCGGTATAATAGGTAATATTGCAAATCGCACCATCCAAACCATTATGATCGCCTATCGTCACATTATCATAGGGAGTATAATTTGGTTCAGCATTGTGTATTGGAACTGATTTGACTAATTTGCCGTTCATAAATACATCTAAGAAATTGGATGAATAGTTAAATGCGAAGTGATTCCATTTCTGCTTTGTAATTCGCAACTTGATCTTATCTTCTTTTTTATTATCGCCGTTGGTGTAATAGATAATCAAATTATTTCGTCCTTGATCCTCGTCGATGTTATTTTCATATACTACATGTGGTGCCCCGTTCGCATAATTGAATATGTTGGTTTCCTTTGAGTATGCTCTATAATTTGAACCCTGGTCGTTCAAGTATAACCAAAATGAAACGCCGTAGTTGCGACGATAATTCGGTGTTTGGTCAAATTGGTCGATCGGTTCCATTTTCAGTTCTTCGCTTCCAGAAATTACGTGTGGTTTGTCTAGGAATTCATTACCAGGTAATAACTTGATTCCTTTTTTCATGAATAACGATTTCACAAGTTTGGGTAAATAAATATACAATAAAATCAACACAAGTTCAATCATAAATAGATAAAATACGGAACTGGTAGTACCATTTATCTCTTTCTTAATGTAATTCACAAACTGCAATAGTAGACACGGTATGTAAAATAACATTTGCATGATCAATCCGGGGAATCCTTCCATACGTTTGATATATTCGCCTGCAAAGTAAAATACAATTGCTAATGAAACAAATAATAACAGTAGCGACAATGCAGAATATACATAACTTAAGGATGTGTTTGTCTGTTGTGAGAACTGCACATAATAGTACACCAGTATACCACTAAATACTACTAATACTATCTTGTTTAATAACGACGAAATCCAATTGTTTGTTGTATCGAGTGGTTTCACAAAAGAAGATAATCCATAAGCAACCAATAATAATATCGGAATAGCTAACCAACTAGTTTCGTACGTCATCGACATCGAATAATTGGAGGTGAATAACATAAATACGATAAACACCGCCATGATTAATATCATTGATCCATGAGACGCAATTGCATTTTGAACAATAGGTTGACTTGTTGTATTTTTCATTTGTTCAGATGCAAATTTACTCGCTTGTTCGGCAGAAGACTTAATATTTTTGTTTAATTTATTAAATGTTTGAAATCCTTTCTCTATATAGTCTGGTTCGATTGTTTCATTCATTTATAATGCTAATATATTATAAATGGATATATTATTCGAAATTTGCTTGGTGTGCATAAAGTTATAGGTTTTCCATGGCGGTTTTCTTTCCATGGCATTCTCTGCACAAAGCAACTAAATTATCCACATGATTGCTTCCGCCATGATCCAATCTAACAATGTGATCGACTTCAAACCAAGCACTTAGTTGCGTTTTGCAGTCTTCGCACGTCCAGTTCTGTCTAGATGCTACGAATTTCTTTTTTGTTTCACTTACGGAACGTTTGGTACCGGTTTTCCCCGAATTGATAATTCGCTGTTCGCCTTGATATTGTTGTGAATTGTTCATAGCAATAATAGGTTTGGTTGAATTGTCTTGAAAAGAAGAGTGTCTTGTTGTGAAATCGAGTATAGGTGAAATCATGTTGGTCGTGCTTTTGTCTACCGGTAAGTATTTTATATATTCATTTGATGTAGCTAACATCTCGCGTGCTCTCAATGGATTATGTTTTACGATGTAATAAAAGAATAGCGCGCCTATTCCCACACCAGCCATTTGATAATATTTTTTCCAGGTCATCATAACTTTTACGTATTTTCCATCTGTATAAATGTTTGCTATTATAAAACCAGCGACTAATAATATAACAAGTTCAAATCTCATTTAACATATCATTAGATTTAATTCGATGTATATACGTGATTATTCACTGTAATACATATAAATCAGAACAATGAGAAATAAGATAAATGTAAAATGGATGTATCTTGATTTAAACTTGATGCTATCTAAAAATGATACTTGTTTGGGTTTGTAATGTTCTCTATATAATTCCAATGATCTAGCTAGGGATATTTCGTCTTTTCCGAGAGAAATATTGTATTTATTGTGAATAAAATGCATCCATCGAACCAATGAGTCACGATTAGCTAAATAAGGTGATACGGGATATTTATCAAGTATTTCACTAAATTTGTTCCCCATTTGCTCGTCAGGTATGAATAACGGCATATTGGTTAACAATTCGTAATATTTCTTTTTCGTCACTTCGTTTGGCGTCAATGGATAGAATTCGGCAATTGTATGTAGAAAAAACCAATAATGAGGTCCCCATGTGTCCGCATCGAAATTCATAACTAACAATATATATAAAGATAACCTTTTTATAATACTAGGACAACCCATTTATTATAATTTCATGAGTACAGATAACTATTGTAACAATTGCGGAAAAGAAGGACATTCATATAGTCAATGCAAAATGCCTATTACGAGTGTAGGTATAATTGCCTATCGAATTCACAATAATAAAAAAGAGTATTTAATGATACGTAGAAAGGACACACTTGGTTTTATTGATTTCATGAGAGGAAAGTATTCGGTCAATAACAAAGACTACATTATGAATATGCTCAAGCAAATGACTGAAGATGAGAAGGACAAGTTGAATACATTCACATTTGAGCAGTTGTGGTTGTCTGTATGGGGAAGCAGTAGACTATCAAACCAATACAAGCAAGAAGAAATGGTTTCGAGGAATAAATTTCAGGTTATTAAAGATGGTATTTATAACAAACAAGACTTTTATAATTTAAGTATACTCATTGAAGAGAGTAAACAATATACCCAGTGGAAAGAACCCGAGTGGGGATTTCCAAAAGGTCGACGCAATTTTCAAGAAAAAGATTTTGAATGTGCGTTACGTGAGTTCCGGGAAGAAACTGGAGTACCGACCGAATATTTGCATAGTATTCAAAATATTTTTCCATTTGAAGAAAATTTTACGGGGTCAAATTACAAATCGTATAAACACAAGTATTACATTACATATATGAACTACGATACTACGTTGATGAATTATAAATATGATAAAATGGAGGTAAGTAAAATAGAATGGAAGACACTAGACCAATGTATCAAATGCATTCGACCCTACAATTTAGAGAAACAGCACATGTTAACAAATTTAGATAATATGTTAACTTATCATGCACCTGTATTATTTTATTAAAAAACAACAGAAATATATGTTCATTCTATATACATATATTTTACTATTATCATGACTAGAAATACAAAAAGAGTAAAATCGGGCGGTTCGAAACGTGCAACTAAAAAAAAATCACCTATTGATAAGATTGTTGGAATTGAACCTATGCATGTTGCTGAACAAAATTTATTGGCGAAAGTCGTTGTAAATAGTCTCTCGGCGTCTCTAGAAAATAAGGTTGATGTGGGAAAAAAAGACGATAAACCAACTCGTTGTCCAAAAGGGCAGCGTCGCAATAAAAATACAGGCGAGTGTGAACCCATTGGTAAAAAACCCCGACAACTAATTGAAGGTTGCAACTATGAATATAAAATAGAGACACCTGAAGAAAAAGTGCGAGCAGAAGAGTTGAAAAAAATGTTGATTACAGATTTGCGTTCGAAACTGATTACAATGTTAGGAATTGAAGATCCGAAAACTGAAAGTGTAATGGGAGCGCGATTGAAACCACAGTTTATTAATTGGATTGTATGTTTGGAACAGAAGAGAGGATTATTGCGAACCAATAAAGAAGAAGACGAAAAAGAAGAAGAACAAGAAGACGATAAAGAAGAAGAAGAAGAACAAGAAGACGATAAAGAAGAAGAAGAAGAAGAACAAGAACAAGAAGACGATAAAGAAGAAGAAGAAGAAGAACAAGAAGACGATAAAGAAGAAGAAGAAGAACAAGAAGACGATAAAGAAGACGAAGAACAAGACGAAGAAATCTTTGAAGATGACGATGTTGATATTTCAGAAATCGATACCGTTGAAATGACTGATAAGGACAAACAATTATTGTCTACATTAGAATTGCTTCCTGGAACTGTAAATTCAGTTGAGTACAATAAAATAAACAAAGAAAACGAAAAGATTCTGTACGAAAATTCCATGATCGACGACGACTATCAGTTTTTGTATCCAACTTTGAATGATCCCGATTTCAATGCAAAAATCGCATCCAGAAAAGAATTTAATTCGATCCGTTACGATGGGAAAATCAAAAATATAAAGGAACAAGCAGAAAAGATGTGTAGTCAGGATTTTGCCCTTATGCCTCATCAAATGTTTGTGAAGAATTTTTTATCATTTCAGACACCCTATAATTCGTTATTGTTATACCATGGATTAGGAACAGGCAAAACATGCAGCGCAATTGGCGTGGCGGAAGAAATGCGACACTATATGAAACAAATTGGACTAGAGCAAAAAATTTTTATTGTCGCCTCTCCAAATGTTCAAAACAATTTCCGCATGCAACTGTTTGATGAGAGACGGTTAGAAAAAAATGGAGACCAGTGGAATTTGCATACGTGCATTGGTAACGAACTAATAAAAGAAATCAACCCAACTTCGATGAAGAATCTACCTAAAGACAAAATCGTTTCACAAATGAATGCACTGATTAATGAACATTATCGATTTATCGGTTACGGAGAACTCAGCAATTATATTCAGCGAAAGATTGATACAACTACTTCTGGACAAGACGATACTGAGGCGATGCAACAAAAACGGATTCGGAAAATTAAACGGCATTTTAGTAATCACTTGTTTATCATTGATGAGTTTCACAATATTCGCATTTCGGATGATAACAAAGACAAAAAGAAAACGGCTACGTTATTGATGGATGTTATACAACATGCAGAAGATACTCGATTATTGCTATTATCGGGTACACCTATGTACAATAGTTACAAAGAGATTGTATGGACCGTGAACTTGTTGAATATGGTAGACAAACGTAGTACTATTAAAGAAAGTGATATTTTTGATGCACAAGGTAATTTCGTGGAAAGAGATGGTAACAAAGAAGGCGGTAAAGAGTTGCTAGAAAGAAAGTTGACTGGATACGTTTCATTTGTAAGAGGAGAGAACCCATACACATTCCCTTATAGGATGTATCCGGACCAATTTGAACCAGAAAACACATTGAAAGAACGCGCATATCCATCGAATCAGTTGAACGGAAAAGCAATCGAAGAGACGATCGAGAACCTACCTATTTATATTAATAAGATGGATCCTTATCAAGAGAAGGGATACTTGGCGATTTTGCAGCATCTAAAACAGAAAACATCGTCTTCCGTTGATGAGAACAATTTCCCAACGTTTGATAATATGGAAAAATTCGGGTACACATTCTTACAACAATTGTTAGAATCGTTGAATATTGTGTATCCAAATGAAGAACTCGACGAGTTGGTTCTCGATGATAGTTCAATTGTTCCGGAAACATTGGTGAAGAGTTATATTGGTAAAAATGGATTGAACGAGATTATGTCTCATAAAACGATTCAAAAAGACTATATGTTACGGTATAATTTTGAGTACAAACCCGACATTCTTTCTACCTATGGACGTATTTTTCATCCTGAGAATTTACCTAAGTATAGTCATAAAATATCGAACATTGCGAATAAAATTATCAAGTCAAGTGGTATAGTCATTGTATATTCTCATTACATTGATGGAGGCGTTGTTCCTATGGCTCTCGCATTAGAAGAAATGGGATTTACAAGATACGGCAGTGCGCCCTATACGAAACCTTTATTGGCGACTGGCGATACACGCATTGAACCAATAGATAGTTTGCAAATGGTTACAAAGGCGAATTTCGAGGAAGTTGATGGAAAACGTTTTGAACAAGCAAAGTATGTAATGATTACTGGAGATAAAAATTTCTCACCGAACAATTTGGAAGATTTGAAATATGTAACGAACGAAAACAACAAAAATGGTGAATTAGTCAAAGTGATCTTGATTACACGTGCTGCAGCAGAAGGATTGGATTTCAAAAATGTCCGACAAGTACATTTGATGGAACCCTGGTACAATATGAATCGAACTGAGCAAATTGTAGGAAGAGCAGTGCGAAATCTAAGTCACTGTAAACTACCATTTGAAGAGAGAAATGTAGAGATTTACTATCATAGCACTGATGCAGTTCAAAATAACGAAGCAGCAGATATGTATGTATATCGTTTTGCCGAGAAGAAAGCAAAGAAGATTGGTGAAATTACTCGTATTTTGAAGGAACAATCTGTAGACTGTTTATTGAATATTGGTCAATCCAACTTTACAGTTGATAAACTGCTGTCGATTACCGAGAACAAAAATATATCGGTACGAACTTCCAGTGGTCACGACATAGACTTTCAAGTAGGAGACAAACCATATTCACATGTTTGTGATTATATGGATAATTGTGAATATACATGTTCTCGACCAATTGATATTGATAGTGTATCTGTGAATGATACAACCTACAATGAAGGATTTATCAAAATGAATTACAACGAGATCATCAAAAGAATAAGAGAACTTTTCAAAGAAGAACATTTCTTTACACGAGATACTTTGTTTCGTTCTATTAATATTCGCAAAGAGTACCCCAAAGAAGAGATTGACTTCGCACTGACTCGATTTATAGAGAACAAACACGATTATCTAATAGACCAATATGGACGCCAAGGATATTTGATTAACAAAGGAGATGTATATGCATTCCAACCGATCGAAATGAATGATGAAAATGCAAGCATTTATGAAAGAACTGTCCCTGTTGACTACAAGCGAGATGCGATTGAAATAGAAGTTCCATCCCGAAGACAAAAGAAAGTTGAAATGGACATAGACAATGAAATGGAGGTTGCTCAAACGTTCTCTGATATTATGAACCAGATAACCATAAATGTAGATAGTGGAATTGAAACAAAAGACACTCTATTGTCCCAAGGTAGTCATAATTGGTATAAACATGCAGGAAATGCGATGAACTTACTTATGAAAAATCATAATATTACAAAAGAAGAAATTGTAGAACATTTGGTCTATCATAATTTAGATACCATGCATTTGAAAGATAAATTAGTGTTGATACAACAATTTTATGGCGACAGACTGGATGATGCAACTAGAGAAGAAAACGACATAACCGAACTAGTAAGGAATTATTTTGAAAAAAGGATTATATCGTCAGATAACCAAAATACAGGAATATTGTTATATAATACATTTGGAGATACTTCCAGTTATGTTATTTATGAGCAGGATAAGTTAAATAAAATGCTATGGACGCAAGTAGAAGAGGTGGATTTAGAAGACTATAAAACAAGTATCATTGCAAAATTTATAAAACCGAAGACTATGTACAATCCGATAGTTGGATTCATGTTCTTGTCCAAGAACAACAATGTAGACTTCAAAATGAAAGACATTTCCGAGAAGAAAAATGCGGTAGGTATTTTTTGCGAAACCAAATCAAAAGCGGATATTATAAAGCGTATTAATTCAATATTAAAAACGGACATGTATAACGATAAGAATACGTCTCAAAAAATCAAAAACAAGAATAACGGTTTATATAAGTCTGGACTATGTGCAATGATTGAAATATTGTTGAGACATATGGACAACAAATCAGTTGATAACAAAAAATGGTTTTTCAGTAAAGAAGAAGCAATCATCAATAACCTGATCGGAATTAAAAAATAAGTTATAAAATTGAATTAGATACTTTTCAACAAATAAAGATACATACATAAAAGTTTCTACTAATATATTAGTTATGGAAAGCAAGAAACCACAAGAACGCAAGATACGCACAGATGTATATACGAAGTCTATGCTTACAAAAAAAATATCTCTGAATATGAACCAAATAGGCAAAAACATTAAATCTAATTTAGAAAAATCTATTTCGAATTCTATCCAAGGTAAATGTAGTCCTGAAGGGTTCATCAAACCTGGTTCAGTTCGTGTAACAAGTTACACAAGTGGAGTGGTCGAAAACGAGAAGATCATATTTGATACCATGTATGAATGCATGATATGTCATCCCGTCGAAGGAATGTTAATTGAATGTACATCAAAAACAATCACAAAGGCGGGTATTCATGGTCAGGTAGTAGATGAAGATGGAAATGTACCTATACATGCATTCATCGCACGTGATCATTTTCACAACGACAAACGATTCAATAATATCGAAGAAAATCAAAAAGTAATGGTTCGTGTGATTGGTATTCGTTTTGAATTGAATGACCCCTACATTGTTTGCATGGGAGAATTGGTAAACGAGAAATAAGTAAACAAATATTGGATGATGATAGTTTTTTATATATACGATATGAAAACCATATAAACTTTATTGCACATATATGTATAATCATGTCTTGCGATAATACGTATACATCGAAGGAGTTAGATAATATAAAACATAGCATCGAAATAATGAACAAACAGGATCAGATTGAAATACTGAAATTGCTATCAAAACATTTATGTAAGTTAAACGAGAATAAGAGTGGTATATTTGTAAATATGTCGTTTTTATCAAATGAGATTTTAGAACAAATGAAACAATATATTGAATATACACAAGAAAAAGCGACTAATTTGGCGACGATGGAGTACCAAAAAGAAGAGTTCAAGAAATCATTACTTAACGAAAAAGAAGATAAAGACAACACCATAGTATCATATAGCGCTATACACTCTTAGCAAATATCATGACAACTATAGGTAACTCCGTATTTTATTGTTTTCATAAAAACAATAATGTAAAAGACATTGTACAATCACTACATCCATATGTATTTACGAAAGATGCACCCCAATCTATTGTAAGTAAGGAGATTAATCCGGTGCAGATCGAACCAAAGAAACCAGATCCGCCTATTGTAAAACCGGTTGCGTCTACCCGAGACACAGATTATTTCACGCCTATACAGAAAGATAGTTTATTTTGGTGTCTGTATGTGGCAATGTATTCTTACGGAGAATATAACGCGATTCATAGAAATTATGGTTTGAAAAAAATGGAATTGAATCAAGAGATATTAGACTTTTTAAAAGATAACGCCCATTTACTGAAACAAGTGAACCACAAATTTACCAAGGTCGCGGTCACCGAATTATTGGCGGATCTTTCTATCAATCAACAGTCTACTTCCTTTGTAAACGTGTATGCATATCTTAGTTTCTACAAATGTAACGTGTATATTATAAATAATGAAAAACAGAGTTATTTGCCGTTTATATTTGATAATGAACTGCCGTCTTTTTTTATTTACGTGGATGGGTTCAAACAATATAAGTTACGATTAGAACCGGTATCATCGAGCGACATTGAACAACTCGACCAACATTTTGTATGTTTAGAAGGATTAAATAAGACACTGAAAAGTTTGTCGGCATACAAGATTGCAGATTTAACAACTATAATGGAAAAACTTAACCTACCATCCAGCAAACTAAAAAAGAACGATATGTATACTACAATATTGGAAACGATTCATTGGTAATATATACAAAATTGATTGCATCAAAATAATATATGATTTTACTATATAAGATTCTATATTATGGATTCAATAACACACAATGCTGGTAATAATACGCGTGAAAAAAAGGATGAATTTCATAGAATCGTTTCCCTCTATTTAGAAAGCAACCCTTTATTATCCACAAACAACAAATCCAGTGAATTGGAAATTCGTTTTGGAACCAATCCTCGCATAAAAAAACCTATCACCAAAAATAACTACGATAATGTAATTAAACAGTTATACTCATGTGGGTTCAAAACAGAGAATAATAACGGAAACCAGATGTTGCGTATCCAAAATGAATATACCGACCCACGAACGGGACAAACAAAGATGTCGAATATTCGTGCAGAAATCGTAGGCACTGATCTGGTTCAACAATATTGTGAAACGAATGATATTCAAAAGTTGATAAATATGCCGTCGAATGTATTTAATAAAATAAAGTTTACCCGAAAATCTTCCCCGAAAGATAAGCAAGACAAATTCATACAAAAATTAGATATGGAAGACTTCAACTTCCGAGTTTCTTTCCAAGAAGAACAGGATTTCAATATTCATAGCAATATTGCTCGAAATATTATGTCGAAATGGGTTGATTCGAAGAAAATGTTCCGTTCATTGAATCGCGTTCGTTTCTACCACGATACATATCCAATCTTTGCCGACTTGACTATTGTGAAAACGTCCAAAATGAACAACCGTGTACCGATTCCACAATATAATATTCAAGATGCCGGTGTATTTTCAAACGTGGAGCATTACGAAATTGAGTTAGAAGTAGACAATTCACGCGTTGGTTCCGGAACTAGTTTCGATAATGCGGACAAGTTGTTATCTGAGTTACGTAAGGTGATTCGTATTGTATTATCTGGTATTCAAGACACCAAATATCCTGTCGCATATAGTGAACACGATGAGGTTCTCAAGCATTACATGAGTATAATACATGGCGAAGACTATGAATACAGACGTGCGTTGCCAAAACACTTCGTTGGTCCCAGTTCATATACGTTACAGTTATCCAATATCATAGAATCTGATGTAGATAATGATCATAAAACTATTTTGAAAGATTATACAGTGACTGATAAAGCAGATGGTGAGAGACGATTGTTGTATATTCATAAAAACGGAAAAATTTATATGATTGATACAAATATGCGTGTTATGTTCACTGGGTCGAAAACCAACAAAACTGCGTTATTCAACAGTCTGTTGGACGGAGAATTCATAAAATATGATAAAAACCAAAAGTTGATCCATGCATATGCAGCATTCGATATTTATTACATTCATGGTAAATCGGTTCGCCATTATCCTTTTATTGCTCGCATGGAAGAAGAAAATTCGAGTAAATCTCGTCTAAATTTACTGAATACATATGTACAAGAACTGGAAGAAGTTTCTATATTAGACACTGCACAAGATAAAGAAGTAAAACCAAAGAACAAAAAAATCAATTCGGGCATCCGCATTCAAGTAAAAGAGTTTGAACATAGTACCGATGAAAGAAGTATATTTGAGGCGTGTTCCACTATTTTATCGAAAGCAAAAGATGAGAATTATGAATATGAGACGGACGGATTAATCTTTACGCCTGCATATTATCCTGTAGGTGCAGACAAGGAAGAAGACGAACCCGGAAGTTTATACAAAACCACCTGGAATTCTTCATTCAAATGGAAACCTCCTCAATTCAATACCATCGACTTTCTCGTCTCTGTAGAGAAAACCGAAACAGGTAAGGACAAGGTGTCTAACATATATCAAGATGGTCTAGATGTCGGCACAAATGCAAATATTGTACAATATAAGACTCTTACGTTGAGATGTGGTTACGATGAACGAAAACACGGGTTCTTGAATCCTTGCCAAGACATCCTGAACGATGATATTCAGTTTTCAAATGACGTAGACAGTAACGATAACTACAAACCCGTTCCTTTTATTCCTACTCATCCTTACGACGAGAATGCTCATGTATGTAACATTGTCTTGAAGAAACAAGGCGATAATATGGTGATGTTATCAGAAGAAGGTGAATATTTCGAAGAAGATACCATCGTGGAGTTTAAATACGTTCAAGAAAACAAGGATGGTTGGAAATGGGTCCCTTTACGAGTGAGATACGATAAAACGGCAGAACTGAAGGCTGGTCTGAAAAACTACGGCAATGCTTACCATGTTGCGAATAGCAATTGGCGATCAATCCATCATCCGATTACCGAAGAAATGATCGGCACTGGCGAAGAAATTCCACAATTTGTGGAAGAAAACGATGTATACTATAGTCGTTCGAACGAACAAACCAGTACGCAAGGTCTACGTGACTTCCATAATTTGGTTGTAAAGAGATCTCTCATCACAGGACTTGCAAACCGCGGGGATACCCTCATTGATTATGCCGTAGGAAAAGCAGGGGACTTATCTAAGTGGTCAAAATCGAAATTGAAGTTTGTCTTTGGAATTGATATTTCCAGAGATAATATTTACAATCGCATTGATGGTGCATGTGCTCGCTATTTGAACTTGGTGAAGAAATATAGAAATAGTAAAATGAAGGCGTTGTTTCTCCGAGGAAACAGTGGTGCAAATATTCGCAATGGATCTGCATTTGAAACCGATAAAGACAAACTCATATCCAAAGCTGTATTTGGTAATGGTCCCAAGGATCAACAATTGCTCGGAAAAGGTGTATATAACCAATACGGTATTGGTGAGCAAGGTTTCAATATCAGTTCTTGTCAATTTGCTATGCATTATTTCTTTGAAAACAAGGATACTCTATATGAATTTATACGTAACTTGAGTGAATGCACCAAAATAGATGGTCACTTTATCGGCACGTGTTATGACGGAAGAACTGTATTTAATATGTTGAAAAACAAAGAAGAAGGCGATCGTATACCCATCATGAAAGACGACAGAAAAATTTATGAAATTACGAAAATGTACGACAAAACTGGATTTCCAGATGATGAACTCAGTTTAGGTTATAATATTTCAATATACCAAGAAAGTATCAACAAATCGTTTGTAGAATATTTGGTGAATTTCGACTACTTCATTCGAGAAATGGAAAATCATGGTTTTGTAGTTATAAGTTCGGAAGAAGCTAGTCATATGAATTTACCTAGCGGAACAGGTATGTTTTCAGATTTATTCAAACAAATGGAAGATAACGTAGCACAAAACCCGAATATGAAACACGACGTTGGACAAGCATTGTATATGACTCCAGAAGAAAAGCGCATTTCATTTATGAACAGATATTTTGTATTCAAAAAAGTAAGAAGTGTAAATATGACAAATAAGGCATCTGCTGATACTGATACAATTAATAACCAGATTCAAGAATTAGAAAAAGAAGAGTCTAAAAAAGAAGAGACCAAAAAAGAAGAGTCTAAAAAAGAAGAGACCACAGTTCAACCTAAAAAAATACGCAAAAACAAGAAGAAGGTAGTAATAGAAAAAAATTAAGCCATAATGAAATGATATAAAAATAATAACTCTGTATTATCAGCGAGAATTATTATTTACGATTGATGACTTATTATCAAGTACCCAGAAATAATTTTTTTACATATAAATATATAGATTATATTGAAAGACATGACCAACCTGTATCTATCATTTCACAATCACAAAGTGATTATTTGTATGAAATCAAAAAACATATTGGGTTGATCGAAAAAGATTGGGATATATTTAAAAAATACACAAACCCCTATGAATACATACATACTAATATTCCTCATAAAAATAAATATGTTGCCTCGTGCAATCCACTATCACGTTCATATTTCAAAATGATTGAAATAATGAAAATATTCAAACTGGAAGTAAACTCCAAACCTATTCGTAGTTTTCACTTGGCCGAAGGTCCGGGCGGGTTTATTGAGGCATTGTGTAAACAACGAAAGTGTCCATACGATTCATATATTGGTATGACTATTTTGGATGATAAACATGATCCAAATATACCCGCATGGAAAAAAACGAAACACTTTTTGAATCAATACAAAAATGTCTTTATTGAGAATGGGAAAGACGGTACTGGAAACATATTGTCGTTAGATAATTTCACTTATTGTGCAGAGAAATATTCGTCATGTATGGATTTAATTACGGGCGATGGTGGATTCGATTTTTCAAGTGACTTCAACAACCAAGAAAGTCATATATCGAATCTGTTATTTGCGCAAATGGCGTTCGCACTTGTTATGCAAAAAAAAGGTGGTTGTTTTATCCTGAAAATATTTGATTCGTTTATGCACCATACAGTTGATTTACTCTACATATTATCTTCCTTTTATGAAAAAGTAAGTATAGTGAAACCCCATACAAGCAGATACGCAAATTCCGAAAAATATGTAGTGTGCAAAGGTTTTATATTTCAGAACAATCAAGTATTTTACCCTTTTTTACACAGGGCATTCGAAAAAATGACAAACAACAAGGAAGATTTGCACATACATCGCTTTCTTACCATACCCATCAATTCCTATTTTTTAAACAAACTAGAAGAATTAAATGCGATATTCGGTCAACAGCAAATCGAAAATATACATTATACTGTATCGTTGATCGAGAACAAACACAAACAAGATAAAATAAATAATCTCATTAAAAACAATTTGCGCAAGTGTGTAAACTGGTGTATGAAACACAATGTCGATTACAATGTATTCGACGATTAAGTAACTGTATTTTTTATTTTACTAACCTGTTTTTTATCCTTTTTATCTTTTTCTAGTTTCGCTTTTTTCTTCTTTAAGTTTTGATTCATTTCATACGCATGTGTATCAAGAATTTTCAAAATCTGCAAATATTCGGAAGCGTATTCAGTTGGGATATAATACGAGTCATATAATAAACTACATCTGGCTAGATCTGAATATGAACTACCGCACAGTTTTTCTTCTATACTTTCATAAGAATACCTATATCTTTTCTCCGCCTCTATGGATTGAATTGTTTCTTGTGAAATTGTGTATCCTTTGAAACGACTCGCCAGTTTGTTTATATTATTTACAATTTCGTCTATCAAATCCTTCTTCTTTGATGATTTACGAACACGATCCATACACGTTTTTATCGAATTAAACGTCTCCCATCTATATGTAAACACATATGGTAATTTTCTCAGTTGCGACAACGTCATCTTGTCTAGGATGTGTTTGTATTTATATGGATTGGGTATCGCATGTGCTAATTTTAATGAAAACGCGTCACGACTGCCGAGAAAACTGCATATATATCTTTTAATGTCGGTTGGGACATATTTATTCTGGAATATTTTGTCTGATTTCTTTTGTTTTTTATATTTACTGCGGAATTGGTATCGTTTCAATCCACATTTGATGTCTTTGTTTACATGTATAAGCATTTCATAATGTACATTCTCGGTTACTATATTTTTTCGTATTTGTAACGAAATTGTCTCCAACTGACCCTCCAAGTGTCGTTTCAAATTACGAACAGTATAAGTTATTCCATAATGATACGAAGTACTAGTCAAATAAGTAGTTGAGTATGTATCTAATTTCTTGCATATAACGTACAATTCACGATATTCACCGCTTAGTTGTTCTAATTTCTTGAAATAACTATCCATATTTGATATATATATATTACATATATCAAGTTATTCACAATTCCTTTCAATTTTTATCCACCTCGAATATTTGTATCGGTACATTCTTTATATACACCATCCTTACCAACACTCGGCGTCTTCTTGTTAGGATAACCAATCTTGTCCTTTACTGTATATCCATTTGCAGGAACACCGTATGCTAATGCGTTAGCAACATGTAGTCCATATGCAGACTTGTATGACGAAGCAGCATCGGTGATGGTATTGTATCTTCGTCTAGCAATCAAATCGCTTGACGATACTGCACCTTGTTGAGCAAATTGATAATTGTTTGGTTTATAATGTAAAACAGTGTATCGCAATTTGTAACTGGATACATTTGGCGACAGATTCGTTTGATATGTTCCACTTGTAAATCCGAGTGATGTTGTGAGAATATCGTTGTTCAAGATAATCTTTGGTGCAGTGGATGACGCAGGTACGGTCCATTGAACTGGTTCATCGCCAGCACCAGTTGATATGACAGGTTTTATCAAATTAGTCGATGCATCGATTGGCGTAGCAGTAAGTTGCACCTTCTTTGTTAAATTATTCATCTGGATATCCAACAACGTATTTTTTGTTCTGTTATCAGGTTGTATGAAATAATGGTAGTTATTGATCATCTTTTGTTGCAACAAATTATTTATATCAGACACGTCATAATATCCAGCAGAGACATCCACAGTGAATTGGATTTGTCCATTATCGCTCGATATCCATTCGTAATTGAAACTTGTGTCTACCGACAGAAAGTGCTTATCGCAGTCGGTCTTTCCGGCAGGACTATATAGGTTGTTCACTGCTAATCCACTTCCAGGAGTTACACTAGAGTCTCCTTCGCGAATGTAATTATATTGATTTTGTTGGAATGTTTTGCTACGACTGTTTAAATATTGGTTCGCATTTGCATAATACTTTGATTTGTTATTTGTGGGATCAAAATTCTTTTTAATCATTCCACTACTTCTTAAGCGACTTAATGCATTTTTTTGTGGTGACCCAATATCACATTCGGCGCTACAACTCCCCGGTATTTCTGTTTTATTATTCGTGATGTTAATATCTAATGTATTGACTAAACCATTCTTATTTGCCGACTTCGAATTAATAATCGAACCGTTCGGCATATTTAGTAAATCTATCGAAACAGACGTACGAGAATTGCAATTGGGAGATCCGGTCGCAATCTCACGACGATAAATCTCTAGAGGTTGACGTTTGAATAAATTGCGACCACTTATCGTTCCATCGCGCTTATTTTTTCTAATGGTTGTAGTAATTTGATCAAATGTTTCTCCTTTCCATGATGGAAGAACAGATATGGTATTTTTAGTAAATATCTCTGTCATTCAGTATAATATATAGTATTATGTTATAATATAATTATGAAATTGTCCGTAAATATTCCTACTGCTATCCTAATTCTCTTGGTAGTGTTTTACACGTTCATTATCTTTTCTCATTTTACTAAAAATATGAGAGAGGGTCTTGAGAACCAAGACGAAGAAAATTTAGAAGAAACCGATATGCCTGAAGAGGTTGACCCAACTGATCTTCCCGAAGAAGAGGAAACAATCCTCTCTCAGATGACCCGCATTGAATCTGAAATTGAAGATCTTGAATCTGAAATTGAAAAGCGCAACAAGGTACTTGAAGACTTGAAGAAGACGATTGACGAGACCGAAGAAGAACCAGTGAAAGAATAATTAAAACTATAAAACAAAACCTAATAAACATATGTTCATTTACTTGATTAGATAAATGAACATTGCATTGAAAACAACACAATATTCCATTCATAATACTTATTTACTTGAGAAAAAGAACAATGTGATTGTCGAAGGAACATTTTCAAAAATCGTCTTTTCAAATCAGTTCTTCACCATGAACGGTATTTACTTCTTTTTGGCGTTACAAGAGTTTGAACTAAAGCATCATTTAAATGGAATATTTTTGCAGTTTCATCCCTACCAAGAGAATAATTTACGACTGATTCAAGAATTCATACGCATCGAGTACAATATTTTGGATTATTATCGGCGCCAAAATCATTGTAATAAAAAAATATCCAATATTTTATCAAAACAGTTGTATTCGGGTTGTATGAAAATATATCGTGATTTTAAAAAAAAACCGAAAGCAACAACTAACTTTGATAACAGTCATTATGTTATCAAAATATCAGGTATATGGGAAACAGTCGATGAAGTAGGATTAGCTATAAAACTCGTTGTTGCATGTCCTCCTTAACATTATAATAACATTCTCATTCCACCGCCTCGTCTACCTGTATTAAATGGGCGGTTTCCTTTTCGAAGATCATGTGAAACATGTTCATTTGGATTGTTCCGTTTTTCTGTGTCAAATGTTTTGACATCGACAAACCCATTTGTTTCATTAATTTCATACGTCAGATTTATTATGGTATGATAACCAGTGTTGTCTGATTTTGAATTAAATGTATCAAATTCACCGCGGTTCACAAACTTCTGCAAACCATCTTTTAATTGCAAAATATTTTTGTCCATGATAGGATAAAACTGCCCATAATCGATCGTTAATTTCTGTTTGTCTACTCTCTGTTTCAGCATATTGTCTTCATATCCCCATGCCCAAAAATTAGGGAATCCCAACGTTTTTTCAAAATCTGCTCCAGTAATAGAGACAATACCGCCTAAAGCGAATTTATAACCATAGAAATGTTTTACGTTTCCGGAGGTTGTTTTATAATTTAAAAAATTCTTTAGATACGGCATTGTATCTACGTCATTGAAAACTAGCGTAATATTTTTGTAATCATTTGGATACTTATCTTTCACCATCAAAAAACCAATGTTTTTCATCGCTCCTCTGTTGAAATCGCGTTTGTCCGTTTGATGTATATAATAAATCTTGTAATCATCTTTCGGAATATCTTCCATCACTGAAATCATATGTCTTGCAAAAAATCCTTGTTGCTGTGAACGGTCTCTATACGGAATCAGAAATACCATTGACGGAACCTTTGCCTCTTCGTCTGCCTTCTTCTTTGCCTCTTCGTCTGCCTTCTTCTTTGCCTCTTCGTCTGCCTTCTTCTTTGCCTCTTCGTCTGCCTTCTTCTTTGCCTCTTCGTCTACCTTCTTCTTTGCCTCTTCGTCTACCTTCTTCTTTGCCTCTTCGTCTACCTTCTTCTTTGCCTCTTCGTCTGCCTTCTTCTTTGCCTCTTCTT